TGTTAAGGTTGTATCATCGACACTAAGATTACCTAAAGTACTTGCCGCACTGCTACCTACTCCAAATGTTCCTGTATATCTAGCACCTGATATATAAACTGACTTACCTGTAAAGTTAACGCCATTAGGTAAATTAGTACTAATAAAGTGTAATACACCTGATTGATAATCAAAGAACCATTCGTCATCGTTACCTGAACCTGTAGCAAACACTTGGTCGCCACCTGTAGCACCTGCGGCATCACCTGCTGTATGTATATAAACTTTTACTTGATATGTTGATCCTATCTCTGGTGGTATCCAATCTGTTAGTCCTGTCTTCCAGGTTCTATTTGCTGTAGCTGTTCCATCGAGTGTTGTTTCGTCTGGTGCTGATGTAGGATATACTGTGACTACTCCTGCTGAGGAACTCGGCATAACTGTTGGAATTTCGCCTGCTTGTTGCCATACTTTATCGCCACGCAGTATCAGTGGTGATGCTATAGCTTCGTTTGGTGCCTTTTTGTTGGTATTAGTATCAGTTTTAGTAGCACCATAACCTAATTTTTTAAATAGGTAATCAACTTTTTGATTATCGGATATTGCCATTAGCTAGCTACCCCCACTGATAATGCTGTTACACTCTGCCCTGATGTTAGTGCTATACGAACTAGTACAACATTGCCTGTAGCATTTGTTCCGTTCTCACTACCCAGTGTCATTGTATAACCACCTGATAAACTTGTTGAAGTTGCTATTCTATCGCCTGACGTAAATGCACAGCCATCTGATCCGTTACCTCCAGCACCTGTGTTTGATCCTGGTACACCTGAACCACCATATGTGGTATCTGCTCGTAACCAACCATTTAGCCCTGAAGCTGAATCAATACCAGTTCCTGGTGCCGCTATAAACAGTCCAGCTATACCTGAGGATGTAATATTAATATCAAAGTTAGCCATTGTTGTTCTTCTGAATGCAAACGTAAAGTATTGTGTTCCTGTGTCTCCACTTCTGTCCGGACCTACTGGTAAGTATCCTGTTGAGTAATCAACAACATTATGTTCCAATACACCTAATCTAATAGTTGCTTCTTTTGTTCCTTCAACGCCTGGATCACTTGCTTCAGTATATGGCGAGCTTGTGTAAAAGTTTGTTGACCCTGTGTAACTTGGTGTGTCTGTAGTATCTCCACTAAAGTTAAATATTCTTAAGCCGTCATCATCAAAGCCAGCACCTAAACTATCACTTACTGGTATTAGTATTTCTGATATGCCTGACTGTGCTGATTTGTGTACATTAATGTTTGTTGCGTTTTCTACATAGCTACCAACACCATTACAGTTTCTAGCACGAACTCGAACTCTGTCTACTGTTCTCACTGAACTTGATGTAATTGGAACTGTTAAACTACCTAAGGTGTATGCACTTGCTACACCAACATCTACATTTGGAATGCTACCTGTCAGCATTGTTGATGAACCATCTATGTTGGCATAGGTGTAATCAGTATTTACAGTACCTGCTGATGATGTACCTTCTTGATTAGTAGCTGTATCAACTTCTACTGGATTTGAAACATCTGAATATGCTTGTCCTGTTAAGTCATTGACTTGTACACCTGTTAATACCACTGTTGGGCTACCTGAATTATAGTAAGGTATACCTGAAACGAATCGTTTAGTTCCTGCTGTACCTTCTGCCAGTGTACCTGCTCCACTTTCAATTGTTGGAGATACTGTGACGTCATCATAAACAACAGCTACGTAATTAGTATTTCCTGTTGTAGAATGTTCTAGTCTTTCGTCGTTGACACCCGCTGTGTAACTTGACAGTGCCTGTGTAATTTTAGCATCAAATGTTTGGAAGAATCCTGTTGGATATGTTGATCCTGATATACTGTCATTAGCATCAAGCTGTCCTGATACTACCAGACTTGTAAATGTTCCGTTCTCGCCTGTTGCGGTTGTAAATGTTTTATTACCTTTATCAACACCATTTACTTTAGCTGTTAACGTACCTGTAACGCCGTTGTACGCATTATTAACTACATTAGTGTCAATAGTACCAGATGTGTATCTACGTGCTGTTGTTGTTTGCAAACTTGCTCCAGCAACTAACGGATTTGAGTCAGAATTATCAGTAAAGCCTGCTGTCAGTCGAGGACTAGTACCTTGGTAGCTGTCTGATAAACTTAATGTAAATCCTGACAAACTAGTAGGAGCACTTGGTACTGCATTTAATTGGAATGTTATTCCTGTGTCAACATCTGTTTGTGCTGTTAAGTCTGGTGTACCTGCGGCTGTAAATGTTAGGTTATAATTACCTATTGATTCTCCAGTAAAGTCATGATCTAGAGTAGCACCTATTGATCCTGCTGAACTTCCATCTTCAGTAACTGCGTCATCTGAGCTAGTATCTGCCCAATCATATGTATAGCTATCTGCATTCTGTGAAGTATTTGTTACTCTTACCAATGCACGGTTAACATTGTTGTAATCTACTCCGTCATATAAATCATAAATGTTATCACCACTTCTGTCTGATGTTGTAACTGCTGTTCCTGATATAATTGCTCTAACATCTGGCTCAACGTGTACTGTAAAGTTTGAACTTACAAAAGGTGAACTTGTGTGATTTGAGATTACTCTGATATTACCTACATAGTCCTGTGCGTTTCCGTTTGCTTGATCACCTGCACTTAGTGTAAATGTGTGATTTATTGTTCCGCCAGTATCTCCACTACTTCCGCTACCTGTGTTTACCGTTGTTGAAGATGTTCCATCTCCCCATTGGTATTGATATTGTATTCCGTATGTTGCGTAACTACCAATTGTATTTTCTGTATTATTTGTAAACGTAACAACATGTCCTGAAGTTCCTTCTTCGTTGACCCCTGAGTTATCATCTAAAGATACTGTCGGAGTATGTGTATCATATATTTCAACTGCATCACTGCCGCTAGTTGGTGTTACTCCTGGTGTAGACGTTGAGTGACTGTCTAGTGTAACTTCAATTGTTCTTTGTTGTTCTTGTTCTGTTGATGCTGTAAATGTATGTGCAAGTCTTGCACCTGCTGTTCCACCAGCGGATGTGTCATCTGTAATTACATCATCACTTGATCCATCACCCCAATCAACGGTAAACTGTATTGTGGCCGCACCAACGTTTGTTGTTGTGTTTTCTAGATAAACTGTAGCACCATCGTCCCAGAAGTTTAAAGCTGTGCCGCCAGTAGGCGCCGCATACATGTTAAATGATACCGCAGGATCTGCTGTAAAGATTGTGATGTAACTTGCTCTAGCAAATAGAGCCGATGAGCCCGTACCTGTACCTGCACTATGAAGTGCTGTTACTGTAATTTCAAACGGTGACCCTACGTTTGTAGTGTACGTGTGTGTTGGAGTTGTAGATGAAGTTTCTTCTACAGGTGATCCGTCGCCCCAATCAATTCTAAATGTGTTAGCATTACCTGTTGATGTGATTGTTAGTTGAACTGTAGTACCAGCGCCACCTTGTGTTACGTTAGATACAAAACTTACTTCTTTAACGTAAGTGTCATTTCTTACATTTTCAATAACTTCATTTAAGTCATCTATAGCGTCTGTTACTTTGGTTGTTGTTGACCAATTAATGTATGCTCCGTTTGATGTTAATGATCCATCAAGGGCCGATCCTAAAACTATTGTATTGCCTTTGAGTACTCCGCCGTCACCAATCTGTTGATCTACATATTGTTTACTGGCCGCATCGTTACCAACAGTTGGCATAGCAATGTTAGATAGTATAGCATTTCCAAAATCTGTAGTAGATAAAGTAGCCAAAGAGAAAGTTGCCGGTGGTGTGAAATCACCAATACCAAATCGTTTGTTCGCTACGTCCCAATATGTAATAGTTGGCCCGTTCGATGTTATCGAAATATCAGTGCCTTTACGATCTAAATTGGATACTAGAGAATACCCGGGAACTCGACTTATTGCCATTTATAATTTTCCAATCTTTCTACTATTTATCAGAAAATTAAGAAGGCTCTGTAGAATTCAATCCGTGTATTACAGTAATTTGTGATGATGTTGTTGGGTTGGAATTAAAATGTATGTCAGTGCCTGTTACTGCATTGGCAACAAATTCATAATTAGTTCCTGGGATTTGATAAACAGTTCCAACATGAACTAAGATATTAGCCGCCCATAAGTCTGGATCTGTTACATTGTAATCGAACGATAACGGCCCATAGTCTGCTACTGTGTTGTCTCCAGTGAAACTATCTTTAGTAACTAATGCTTTTGCACTACCAACAGTTGATACTGTTTGATAAGTGTTTGCTGTATGCCCGTAATACTCAAGTTTATCTGTTGACGTACTATAACGTAATGATGTTTGATTTGTAGTTCCGGCTACATTTGACCTAAAACTAGCTGATGTGGCTTGAAGTCCTATAGCATAGTTGCCAGATGTAAATATAGTATTTTTTGCAAAGCGTCCCATTTATATTCCTATATAGCTTATAGTCATTGAAATAGCATCAGAAGCATCAGTATTAGCTTTTAGCATGTCACCATCCGACAATATTAGTTTTTCGCTATCAATAACGTAAGTGTCACCTGTTTGTAATTGTACACCTGAGTATACTCTATGACTTAATGTAGTTAACGTATTTCCTGTTGGGCATACGTAAACATCAAATGTCCTTGCTGAACTGTCTGTATTACAGAGATACATGGCTGTGATTGCACTTGCTCCACTGCTGACATATACGTTTGCCGCATCACCTGTCGTTATTAAAGAATTTGTTATCGCCATTTTCTATTCCTATAAAATTATTGAAAACACTATGGCTTTCGATTTTGTTACTAATTCATCAGAGTCTGTATTACTATTTACTACAAACAATCCGCTACCTGCACTACCTACTGCGTCTGCGTATATTTTTGATTTATCAGCTGTTGCTGTTGGAATATCTGTAGTTTCGTCAAACTGCAAATGAAACCCATTGGTTTCTAAGTTTCCGCCCAACTGCGGAGTTGTGTCTTCTACAACATTAGATAGTCCACCGCCTCCTGCTGTTAAAATTGTGCTAAAACTTGCGCCGTCGGTAGTTAATTCCCATACGTCTGACGTTTCGTTCCATCTAATGCCAACGTTGGCTTGTAATCCTCTGTCAACTTGAAGTGACGCAGTTCCGGGCGATGCATTACCACCTACTCCCCATCCTGCTTCTCCTACATTTAACGTAATATCTTTATCTTGTACATCAGTGTTTGTTACTGTGGTAGTATCATAAACTCCAGCAACGTGTAAGTTACCGGTCAGGAAGACATCTGGGGTATCTATAGTATAATTTGTATTAAGTCTTTTAAATGCGGCCATATTATTTTATTTCCAGTTTCTATTATTTATCCTCTAAATTAAAACTCAAAAAAATAGCACCCGAAGGTGCTACTTTTTCTAAAGCATTTAAACATACTTACCCAGTTGCTACGTTAGCAAAACTTGCGTCTGCCGCTGTTTGTACTTTGTAAGGATATCTGTTGTCACTCCAATCCCAAACAAATTTACTAGAAATCCTTTGAGCAAGGAATTCATTAGTTGCATTTCCAAAACATGTTACCATACCTTCATTTGCTGATAAGTTAGCTGAATTTCTTCCGTCTGGATTAGCTAAAGTAACTGTTGCTATGTTAGCACCAATATCTGCACTGTTGCCAACAAGGTATTGGTTTTGGCCTTTTTGGTTTTCAGCATAGCCACTAGCAATTAGTGTGCCGTCTGCTTCTTTATATGTAATAGCGATAGTATATACGCCAGATGAAGATTGTGGTTTACCAATTGTACCACCAAGTCCACTTGCATACCCACTATCGATTGTTGCTGATTCTGAGCGTTTAATAGGTCTTCCCATTAGTTATTCTCCTTTAAATTTAAAGTCAAGGCGTTCTAGGCCCTACGCGATGGGTTCGCATAAATTCCAAAACGAACAGTAGTATTTATTCCAGTCAAAAAAAAGCACCCCTAAAGGTGCTTTTTTAATGTTACTAGGTTTGTAACCTATCTTACATAAGTTTAACTTATGAGAATGATAAGTTTGAAACAGCTACTTCTTCTAAGTAGTCTGCCGCATTACCAAGGGATGACGCTGTGTTTGATAATTCAACATAGCCATATCTTGTCATGAAGCCTACTACTGGTTCGAAAGTACTTGGATCTAATACAACACCTGAGCTCATTAGTGGAACGTATGGGCAATAGAACGCCGCCGCATCTGCTTCACTTGAACCTTTATAACCTACTAGTACTGCTGTAGTGTCTGAAGCATATGAATCAACATAAATTTTCATTGCTGAGTTCAATGTACCTACAAACTTAGTGTTTGTTGGTGCTTCAAATGTACCTTCAGTTGTTCTTGCGAACGCTGAAGTAGTAGCAGATTGTAGTACTGTTAACGCCGCTGGTGATACAACTGCCCAGTTACCTGCGCCTCTACGTGTTCTTTGAGCGATTAAGTTTGCCGCACGGTTTACTGTAACCGCTAATGCCGCATGTTCATCACCAACGAATGTAGCTGTACCAGATACAGTAGCTTGGTTGTATGCGAAAGTTGAACCTGATAAACTTCTTAATGAAGCTAGAACTTCTTGATCAATTTCCACAGTAATCTCTTGAGCTAGTGCCGCCATGATTTCAGCTTCTACGTCTAGACCGTGCATTGCTTGAGCGTCTTGAGCCGCTTCAAAAGTCCAACGTGCTGATAACTTACGTGTTTTAGCTTCAACAGTTTGTTTTAAGATTTGAACGTTAATTCTACGACCTGCTTGGCCTTCTAGTGCTGATGTATTAGCCGCTAGTCCAGCAGTTCCGTCGCCAGAGTAAGCAACGCCTACTTTGAACGGTGATAATGCTTCATCACCAGCTGTTACGTCATTTGCTGTACCTGTTGCATTGTTTGTATCAGCATAACGTACTCTTAGTGTATGAATTTGAGCAACTGGGCCAGTCATTGGTTGTACACCAACGATTTCGTTAGCAATAACAGTTGGCATTACTCGTCTAATTACAGGAAGAATAACTCTGTTTAATGTAGCAACGTTACTAGAACTTGTTGCGCCACTTGTAGCGTTTTCTTGCAAGTGTTTCTTTGTGTTTTCTAGAATTACGGACATAGTCGATCTACGTGCGCCTTGTAAGCCTTCTAACAGAGCGTCCTTAGTTTCGTTCCAACGTCCTTCTAATAGTTGGGTTGTCATTTCTTTATTTCCTTTAAAAAAAAATTTATGCTATTATAGCCCTGCTAAACGTCGAATTTCTACAACGTTGTTGAGATTTTCTTCGCTGGCTTTAGCAGATTTATCACCAGATACTTCTACACGACTTTCAGCTAACGTGGGCTTGTCGGCCTTCGGTTTGCTTGTGTTGTTTAGAACTGCTGGCAAATACTTTTCGTATGCATTCTGAAGTCTATCAGTTTGCACACTTTCGAGTAAGCTAGACATTACATCAGCTTTCTCTGTGTTTAGAGGTTTCAATAATTCGTCAAGTTTAGCCTTGCGACTTACACTTTCGTTAATCATTTTAACTTCATGTTTACTACTTTCAACTAGAGCTTCTTTTTCTTCGATTGCTTTTTGACTCTCAGCTATGATTGAATCTTTTTCATCAATTGTTGCTTGAAGTTTAGCAAGTTCAGTGTTCTCATTTAAATGAGTTACAGCAAACTCGTTTGCAAACGCTTCAAAGATACGACGTCCAAACATGTTCTCGCGAGCTGAGTGGATGTCTTCTTTTAGTTGAGCTAATTCTGAGCCTAGATTATTTGTTACTGATTCCTTAACAAGTTTAGCTGATCGTTTAACAAAAGCTGATTGTAGTTCTGCTAGTTTTGACTTAGCTTCTGCTACTAATTTAACTTTAGTTTCAACAACTGCTTTCTTGTCTTGGTCAAACTCTTTAATTTCTTCAGCTAGTGCATGGATAACAAATTTCTCTAACTTAGCAATAGCTTCAGTTTGAGTTTTGCGATCTGTGCGTAGCTCGTTGATTTCTTCAGCAAGCTTATTAACCATAAAGTCATTAAACTTACCAGCATTTTCGACCATTTGTGTTTTAAACTTAACACGGTCTTCTGCAAGAGCTTGTTTCTCATCGGCGAACTCTTTAAGTTCAGCGGTAAGATTTTCAGTTACCATTTTGTCTAGAGCTTCAACCATTACGTTTTTGTCATGTTCGTAGCGACCAGCAAACTCTTCACGCAATTCAGCACGAATAGTTTCTCTGGCTTCATTAATTTGTGATTCCCAAGCTTCGTTTATAGTAGCTTGAGTTTCTTCATTAATGATGCCACTATCTAACAATGGTTTGATAGCGTCTAACATTATGATCTCCTATTTAATTTTCAAATCTTTGATTAGTCTAGTTACAGACTGTTTCAAATATTTTTGTACTCTTTGATCTGCACTGGCCTCACGTGCCATTTCGAATACCTGTTGGCCACCTTTCATATTCATCAGTCCTTCGTAAATCGCTGTTGGATATGCATTAGGTGCACTAGGTTGTGCAACTACATCGACTGTGACTATTTCGAAGTCACTTACTTTGCCGTCTCCCTCGTTAACGTTTCCGCTACCACGAGATGAAACACCAAGTTTAACCCCTGATCCCAACATGGTCTCAACTAACTGACCCATTGGAGTAGGGAGAATTTTTAATTTACCAAAGCCATTAGGTTCGTCCATCCACATATTTTCAATCATATGTGACACACGGTCTAAATTAATTTTCAAATCATCAGGGTGATCTACTTCGCCTAAGACGCTATAGCCACCCTTGATTTGTTCATTTAATGTAGAAACGGCTGTTTCAATCTCTGTTATAGGATATACACGTTCATTGTGATTTTTTACACCACCCTGAATGAATACTCCTTTCATATATAAGTCCTTACCACTACCGTCTTTCTTGTCTTCAGATAGGACTTCCATCCCAGCTTGGGTAAATGTTAAGTGCTCTTTAAGATATGTAGCCATTGTTATTTCCTAATTAACCGTCAATTGGTGAATCTGTATCTGTACCTGCCGCTTGCTTGTTATCTGCTTTTTCTTTCTTACTAAAAGCTTTACCTGCTTTAGCGCCTGGCTTGTTTAATGGATCTTTAACTAAATCGCCTTTTGGTTGAGGTGCTTTAGCTGGTTTAGTACCGTCTGGGTTACTTTCACCACCTAAGTCCATGTTTACTGCTGTACCGCCCATGTCGTTTTTGCCTGCCACTGGTGATTTAGTATCTGCACCTTGGCCGTCAGTTACAGGAGCTGGAGCTTTTTCAACATACTCTTTAACAACTTCTGCTTCTTCTTCAACAACTTCTTCAGCAACTTCTTCAGCATCTTCTTCAACAGTTTCTTCTTTAGCTTCTTCAACTGCTTCTTCTTCAGAATCTGTAGCTTCTGCCATTGCCATTTCTTCAGCATCAACTGCTACTTCAGCTTCAGGCTCAGCATCTTCACCTGCCATTAGTGCATCAAATTCTGCTTTTAATTCGTCAAGTGCATCTTCAAGATCTTCAACACGGTCTTCTACATCTTCTTCTTCAGTTGGTGCTTCATCAGCATCAACTTCCATGTCCATTTCTTCTTCAGCGTCATGATCTTCAGCGTCATGATCTTCTTCGTGTTCTTCTTCTGAAATACCTTCATCTTCTGTGCTGATTTCGTCTACTAAGTCGGCTACTTCTTCAGTAGATTCTTCAGTAGCTACTTCGTTTAGATCTGCATCGTCGATTAAGTTTTCATATATATCGCGTGATTTTTCAACAACGATATCGTGGAATAATTCTCGAGCTTTTGCGTCTTCATCATTAATGATGTGCTCAATAAGTTGTTCATACTTGTTCATTACGGTGAACTCCTTTTAAAAATAAAAATTTAAATCTTTGAAATCAAAATGTCTCATTTGTTCGTTATGTAATGTATTTAACGATTTATTTGGTTTTATAGGTTAAATGCGTTGTTTTTGATTGTTTTTGAAGGATAATTACAGCGAGGTTGCGTCTGATACTGGTGCTTTGTACTGATTACGCACTGTGTCTAACTTTTGTTCGTGTTCTAGTTTACGTACATCATTCATTATACGTAGTCGATTTAACTGTTTTAATGTTAATTTAGTTTTACGTAGGTCATGGAGTTTGGCCACGGAGTTGTCGTCTTTTTCCGTTTCATAACCATGTGGTGCTGTTTCAAAAAATTCTAGTATGTTCATAAGTGTATTTACCAATCTTATAAATTTAGATCACCACCAGGTGCTTCTGGCCCACTGCCTGTTGTTTCAGGCCCGCCTAAATCTGTAGGTTCTCCTGTGGGTGCTTCTGTGGGTGCTAGATCATCTAAGTCTGATTGCAGTCCAGCAGTTGTTACACCTACTGATCGTAGTCCGGCTTCTGGTGCTGATGATGCTTCTCCACTTTCGTTTTCTTCATTCCACATTTCTTCATTCTCTTGCATTTCTTCTTCACTAAGATCTAGATAGCGTTTAAGTAGGAAACGTTTTGAAAGATACGGTGTTTGTTCTAACTGAGTAAATGCTTGTATGCGAACAGAATCAACTTCTGCTTGTCTATATTTGGCAAAGTTTTGTGGTTCATTGAAACGAAGCTCAAACACAGAACCGTCAATGTTAACTCCTCTCCATCTCATAAACATTTTAAATTCATGATCTAGTGTGCCTGCTATTAAACTTTGTAAGCGTTTACAGTATTGGTTAAATCTCCATTCTTGGATTAATGCTGTAGTAGCACGACCGTCGTTGTATTGTGCGTTACTTTCATCAGGACCTGTTGGCAAATATGAACTAGGTACTCGAAGTCCACGTGCCAATTTGTTGTTAAAGTATCTAAGATCATCAATCTCTCCTAGATTCTGCCCACCTGGTAGTGTAGTAACATCACTGCCTCTACCGTCTGCTGTTACTGGGAAGAAGTAGTCTTCGTTTGTACTCAATGGGTTGTACGTAGCATCTTGCATGTTTTGCCCACCACCCGTCTGCGTTGGTATGCGTCTTTGGTGTATTTCGTTTTTAATACGATCAACAAAAGCCATTGCCATATGACTTGGCATGTTACCTACGTCAATTTTGAACACTCTACGCTCTGGTGCACGCTGTATTCTGTATATAAGTATTGCGTCTTCTAACAGTTGTTTTTGTTTGAATATCTTAAACACTGACTCTAATATACTGTTACCGAAAGGCCAATTAAGATCCAATCCTTCTGTTAAACTTAGATGTACCACATGCTCTGCATTAATAGGTGCTTCATTTTGTGCATGTGCGAATCTACTACCACCTTCATATGGTGTGTTTGCTTGTGTGTAGGCTCCGTTTGGGCCTCCTACTTGGGGAGCGTTTAGATATGTATCACTAGATGCAACTGATGTAGCTGTTAGATTTTTAAAGTTAATGTTAAGATCTTTAATTAGATATTGTTCTGGTTCTTTGCCTTCGCTTTCGTTAACAATGACTTTAACTACTTTGTGCATTTCTGTCCAATAAAGTTCAAATGTTTCTGGATCACGTAGAAATACCTGATCTCCATATTTTAAAACATTACGAACTAATTTAAATAGTCTCTTATTCAGCTTGTTAAGACTACACCATTGATTCAATTGATCTTTAAGGATTTTAATTTCGTTGTCTGTTGGCTTTTCTTTGAAGAATAAATCAAACCCAGTACCGTTTTCGATATTGTCCTGAGTCATGAATTCAGCTAGTATGTCTAAGGCCGCATTGATTTCTGAATCCTGATCCATTTGTTCGTATTGGTTGTATCTCTCTGTTCTGTTAGGATGTCCAATATAAACTTCTGGAAGTTTACTAGCAAAATTACGATACCCTGGATCAACGGAGTTACTACTGCTACCGCCACCACCTAATGGGCTCATTAGTCCGCCAGCTTCTGGATTTGCTGATTTGAAATACTTTTTCCAACCTGCCATAATATGTTCTCTTTAACTATAGTTTGCAGTATTTATCAGGCTAGTAACTGTTCTGTGCTATTTGTGATGTTAGATTGTTGTTCTTCTGTAGAGTACGCAGTACTTCACTCATCACAGCTGTCTGTTGATTCAGTGATGCTGTGATACTACTGCTATCTAGACTTACAGGAATTGTCTTGTTGTCGGGTAGTGGAACTACTGCTTCTGTACCGTGTAGTACTTCAGTATAGCCACTTACAGGTCCTGTACTGATGCCGCCTGTTTTCAATCCGAGCTGACCGTCGGTAACTCCTTGGGCTAACCCGGCTTGGCCGATGCTCGGTTGGAGTGGACCTGTAAAGCCGCCTGTACCTTGGATCTCAGCTCGGAAGTTTTTAACTACTTGGCTTGCGGCTTCAAGACCTATACCAGCAATAGTGGCATACATTTTTAGTAGTGGTGTTAGTAAGGCTTCAAAACTGATTGCTAATTCTTGAGCCGCGGATGTGGCCTTAACCATTCCTGTAGTTAATGGATCTGTTGTGTCTTTAAGTGCTTTTACAGAGTTCTTTGCTGTTTCGACAGCTTCTTTTGTAAATTTAATAGATTGGTTATAGGCATCTAACCCAGCCTGTGCTACAGTGTTCAATGATGAATCACCTGTTGCAAAGCCTGCAACAAACAATGCTTGGTTTTTCCTAAAAGCGTCAACCATTGCTTGTGAATACTGTGCATTAGCATCTGCCACTGCTGTAGCATCAAATGTTTCAGAAAGAAACTTACCATAAAGCAATCTACCTTTTTCTGCGGCCGCGGCATTTGTTGCTTCGTATATTGCCGCATCCTTGTTTATTACAGCTCCATTGAATATCACCCTATCTCTAAATGCTTTTTGCTCTATCGCAGTCATCTGAGCCATAGCGGCATCAATTTGAGCGGCTTGTTCTGGACCCATTTTGGCTAGTTCATTTTGGAATGCCGCGATCTGATTTTGTTCTTGCACCTGTTTAGTTTTGGCTTTAGCATCCTCACCTGTTAGTGCGGCCACTAGTCTCATATTTTCTGCAAGTTTTTGTGTTTCAGTAGCTAGCACAGCTGGGTTAACTGATTGTGCTGTTCTTCGTATATTGCCCATAACTGTAGCAGTTATTTCTGCTTGCTCTTCAAACCCATATCCTAGATTCAGTAGTTGTGTTCTTATTCTACCATTGTTTTGATCAAATATTCGTCCAGTGTCACCAACCATACGAGCACCTTCAGCTACACCCATTCCACTCAATGCAAGGTCTTGAGACTGTTGACTTATTACTTTAGAAAACTGTTGTAATGTTAACCCAGCACCCACACTAGCTTCACGCATGGCTGTTAGTCCACCTGCAAACACAGCACCGTTGCCAACAATGGTATTAAAGGCGTTATTTGTTTTTTCTAATTCTTTGCTGAGGATGTCGACCCCAAATTGCATTAGTTTTTTAGCTTGATCAGCAGTATAAGTTATTCCTGCACCGATACCACTAGCAATTCCACCGATACCAGATACTAATGGATTTAAATTGTTTGATAGGGACTCGCCAAATTTTCCTACCATAGCACCAAACACACCAATTGCACCACCAGCAAAATTTATTGCAGTTTTTAACATAGTTGTTGACATAGTAACGCCACCAGCACCACGTTGCATATCGTTTGTTAGGTCGCTGATTAATTTAGATGATCCAGTGAGTAGATTTTTAGTGAATAGCCTAGTTGCTTCTACGGTCCGTATATTACTTGCTTCTTCAACTAGCTCCTTTCTTTTCTGTAGCAGTTGGTTTCTTTTAGCTTGGTCATTAGCAGTGTTGCCTAACTCGTCAAGAGCATCGTCAAGATTATCAATTGCACTAACCATTTGGTTGAAGCTAACATTGCCTTGTTTAATATCTTTATTAAACTGTTCTATCGATTTCTTGAAGTTGCCCGTACCTTTCTTGGCGGCACTAGTAAATACCTGAAGTTCAGAGGTTGCGGTACCAAATCCTTCTTCGAGCTTTTTCAGTCTTTCGATTATGTCCTGGAGATCTTCTTCGTTCATATATTTTTATTTGCCTGTGTTTTTGGTGCTATAAATAGTGTTAAGGACTATTCAATTATATATATTTATAGGATTTTCAACCATGGAACAAAACACTCCACAAGTTGCCTCAAGCAATCCGCTATCTAAGCATTTTAGACAGCCTGCGATTTATTTAAAGTTACCCAGTGATGGTAAGTACTGGACTAAAGACTCTTTGTCTATACCACCATCTGGCGAAATTGGCATTATGCCAATGACTACCAAAGACGAAATAACTTTAAAAACTCCAGATGCACTGTTAAACGGGCAAGGAGTAGTTAATGTAATACAGAGCTGTTGCCCGGACATAAAAGATGCTTGGCAAATGCCTAGTATTGATGTTGATGCTACTCTTATCGCAATACGTATAGCTAGCTACGGTAATCAGATGGATTTCACTTCGCAGTGCCCACATTGTAAAACTGATCAGGATCATGCTATTGATTTAGGAGTTACCTTAGGAACTATTACTGCTCCTAATTACGAAGTTCCTTTAAAAGTTGACAGTCTAACCATACAATTACACCCACAGCCGTACTTTAGTCTTAATCAAACTAACATGATCGCATTTGAAGAACAGCAGATAGTTAGGAGTTTAGGTGAAGTAGAAGCTGATCCTATCGAGGCAAAAAAACGCTTTGACGAGCACCTTGCTAAAATAATCGATATGAACATCAGCTTGCTAGGTAGTAGTACTAAATCTATCACAACCGAAGATGGTACTGTTGTCACTGATTCAGATCATATCAATGAGTTTTTTGCCAATGCTGACACTAAAGTTATTAAAAAAGTACAAGACTATCTCAAAGAACTCAGTGACATAGCCAACATTAAACCTGTTGGTGTTACATGTACCAACGAAGAATGCAGTAAAGAGTTTCCTATAAACATCACATTCGACTACGCAAGTTTTTTCGTATAAGGCTCTTGTCTCTAGAACCTTCAGAAGTCGAAGAATTAATCAAAGGCTATGAAGATGAGGTAAGAGCCTTAAAAGATGATTCATTAAGGTTAGCATGGTATATGCGAGGAGCTCTTAGCTACGATGAAGCCATGATGCTTGGCTTATCTGATAAAGAAATACTGGCCAAGATAATCAAAGATAATATCAAAACAACAGAAGAAACCAAATTACCGTTCTTTTAGAATGTGGCTTTTTCACAACAGGATATATAGTTATGCCATTGACGAATCACTTAAATGGTGTTATTATATAACAGTAAGACTACCTAAATAGTAAGCAGGATTAATTATATGCTTTAACTATTAGTCTTGCTTTTTTAATAGGGACAAAATCCCAGGAGGAAGTAAAATGGAAGTATTAAAAAACATTCAGAAATGGAGTTCATCTATAGCTGACGTAGCTGTATCACTAATGGCGATGTTTATCGTATTAGAACTACTTGGCGTAGGTAACATACCGTTTTTTCCAGAAGTTAACGTAATTGGTAACGTAACTGGAGTAGTTAAATCTTTAGGAGCTGAAGGCTTAGTTGGTTTAATTGCAGTGTGGGTTTTATACACAATTTGGAATAAGAAGTAAGAGAATATCCTTACACCATTTCCACAGAATAAGAAGAAAGCACCTCAAGGGGTGCTTTTTTTTGGATTCACGTTCAGTGATAACCTAACAGATAGTCAAGTCATAGTTACTGCTAATAAAACAATTAATCCATAGTTCTTTGGGCTTATTAAAGATGTCTACGACATCTAACTTCTTCGTTAACACTCGAAGTTCTTTTCTTAAGACTTAATTAATTTACTTTACTTTGATATACTGTATGTTCTTACTTGCTTTATCTAGATCTTTCAGCCATACTTCACCTATACAAGGCAAAGTATGAAAGACACTTTATCTGAGTCTTACGCACATACTAATTAAAAGAGATTGTTTTCATTAACACGGAGGCGGTCAGCCTGTACCCCCTACTCTAGCTTCATCTGGCGGATGCAATGATAGCCGTAATTAGCCAACTATCAAAGTCACGTAGGTTGCTTTTTCTCAGAGCCTACATCTTTTGGGGTTTAACCCTTTTGAATGCCATGTGTCGTCCTGTGTGTAGTCCTCTCTACACGTTCCACGTGGTTACCCACGATCGCCTCAGGACACAGAATACATCTGCATCATTGACTGTTATATTTTGTTTAAATCTTCTACGAGAATGTTCTTTACGGAACCAATGCCTAGTCTGACATTAATGATCCCATTGTAGTTATCATTTCTAAGTAAAACATGTTCATTGATCTGATAATACACTTCCATGTAGTTAGTTTCACCACGTGTTTTACACAAATAAAGTATTTCACGTGTGAACTTTTCTGAGCCTAGTTTTTCGATATCTTTTACGAGCCTATCGGATGAGCCATAATATTTTTTCCAGTCAGTTTCGACTGTACTTCGTCTTTTATTTTTCTTGCCTTTTAGAGGTGGTCTCTTCTTGATTGTCCAGAAAAATTTACGACCTACGTAGTCGTGTCCATTCTCTGTGTTTGTGATCCTATATACAAAGCCATAGTTATCACCGATATCCTCAGACTCAAAAGGTTTGTTATTGTAAGTCCAAGGATTATCGTATGTTGCCATTTACATTGAGTTCTTTTTGTCTTGAATTTCTGCACGTCTAGCCTTGGTAAGTTTACCTAAGTCACCTAGTGCTTTACGAGCTCTAGCGGCCGCGGCTTTTACACCCTTACCGTCAAATGTTTGTGATTCTGCTACGTATGTTTCTACTGCCGCTAAAATATCTTCATGAATTGACATGTTAATTTTCCTTATTGATTGTTATACTGATTCAGGGAACCGTCTAGCTATTTCTGTACGATACCTTGCTTTCTCTTTGTTACGAGAAGCTTTTTCTATTGCTTCTTCTAGTCTTGCTCGTGACCAGCCTTTGATACGAGGCTTTTCATTTTTTGTTGCATCTGGATTTGCTTTACGTTTACCTGGATGTACTCTTGTTGATCCTCTGCCTGCCATTTTAGTTCTCCTTTATGCTACTACTTATAATCTATTGTTTAACCGGCCTGTAATACTGATTTTTTAGTTGGTTTCGTAACCAACAGCGTAATCGTGATCAACTATATCGCTACTACATTTGTATTGGCATTCTGTCCAACTAGTATTTTTGTTGTCTAGGTTATTAAAGAATGATTCCCAAATTGGATCATTTAATACTTGTTCTAATGTTCTTTCAGTTAGATCTAATCGTGACTGATTTACAGTGAAGAAATCATCTTCAAAACTTATATGTTCAGCATTTGATGTTAGACTACTGTAAGGTAATCCTTTCCAACTACAAGGGTATAATATTCCATTGGCATTAACATACATTCCCTGCGTGCCTATCAGACACAACGGAGTTATTGCACGATTGTACTTATCCTGAACCTTATTAAAATGTATTTCTTTGGTTTTTATGTAGTCCGAATTGTCTAACTGCCTTGAAGTTATAGGAATCATTATCCTTTCATACCTATTAGATGAGCTAACGAACTCTGCTCTGGGCTCTAAAGGATCAGTAGCACCACCATAAGTTTCATCATACTTGCTACCAAATTTAGTACTTTTAGTTAGCTGTACAGCATCACATCCCCTCTGTTTAGCTTCGTCGACGATGGCGTTGATTTTATCTTGATTGTATTTAAAAATAATAGTAGCCCAATGAACAAAAGCTGTTGACTCTTTGCTCATTATTTCCATACCTAACATTATGCTGGACCACGAACTGTTAATCCTATATATGTTGTTTGACTCTTCATCAAATCCGTCTATGCTAAAATTTACAGTATCTCTGTCATTACTGATACTAGCAAACCGTTTCCACCACGCTTCATCCTTATAACTGCCGTTGGTTATAGTAAACAGATGTATGTCAGGGTTTGAAGTTTTAATGTATTCAACTATGTCTAGATACTCTTTGTTGTATATAGGATCCCCTAAATCACCACACATAGTAATACGTTTGACGGTGTTCTTTAACAGTTCGGGTGACAGTATTTTTTGGAACTCTGCTAGTGTTATATCACGGTTTAGTTTTAATTGATCCTTGTATTCTGTTCGAGGACAGCGAGGGCACTTCAAAGTACATTTGCTAGTGATACCAAAGTGCCAATGGTACAGTTGCCAAGGATATACTAAATTCATCGTGTTAAACTTATCTTAGTGATAAGATTTTTTTTGTCATGTAGTATTTGATCAAACACAGGGATTAGGTCTTCAGTTTGCATATGAGACATTTGATCGTACAAGTCGTTGACTTTATCTTCCGGTACATTACCTCGATTACGATTAAAGTTTGTTTTAGTTAGTCCAGGATGCATTATTGTAAATCCTATGTTTTTATCTCGTAATTCGTATGATATAGTACTCATAAATGCGTCTAAACCGTGTTTACTTGTTCCATATACGCCGTATCCAGGATGGTACCCATCAACCACTTGACTACCTAATACAATGACTTTACTCCAAGGTTTAAACATACGTTGCTGTATATACTTGTGTATTAAAATAATATTGCTAGTAAGATTTACTGTCACAGTGTTGATAAAATCTGCAGATTTCATTGTAACAAAAGGAGCTCTTCCATTGGTATCTACACCAGCACATAATATTAAGTAGTCATAGGATTTAAAATCTACTGTGCTAATGTCCAAGTTTGCGAGATCTAATTCTTGTCGTGTTGGAGCAGTAACTTGGTAAGCATTACTTTCTAAGTGTTGTTTGAACTGTTTGCCAATGCCTGAACTACCACCTGTCAAAAATACATTCATTAGGCTAGCTCTACATCAGTGTCATACATAGTAAATCCGTTTTCTTTGACTACTGTCATAATGTTATTTACACGACCTGCCAATTCGTCTCTATGCGATACTAACCAAATCGATTTGTTATTCTCTCGAGCCATTTTCTTAAGTATACTCATAGCACTTTCGACACCACTAGCATCCATGCCTGAGTCAACTAATTCATCAATGAACAACAAGTTGATTGGCTGATATAAACTTTCCCACACATCACGGAATGCCCAACTTAAACTTAATATCAATCTATTACGTTCGCCCCTTGACAGATTGTCAAAGTCTAAATCTCTACCTAGTTCGGTAATCTCAACAGTTAGATCATTCAGGAAGGTAACTGAATGGGGGAGACCTATACGATCAAGATACTGTCCTAGGCGAGCATTTAGATAACTCAAGTTCTGATCAATGATTCTCTTACGTACAAAACTATCTTTGTTTGTCAACAGTTTATACAAGAAGTCCTGATGCTCTTGCATACGTTGATATTCATTGATTTTATCATAATTAATTTCTTCTGCAGTCATATCTTCCATTTCTGCAATCTGTTCAACATAAGGATCTTCCTCTTTGGCTTTGCTAGTTAGCTGTGTTTCTAAGTTGGCCACGGAACTTCTATGATGGATAGCATCTTCGTGCTTAGGATAAAATGTTTTAGGTTTCTCTCCTAACTCACCTAACTCAACCAACGCAGTTTCTAATTCCTCAAGTTCACCTTGATGTTTTTTATGCAGTGTGTCAGCTTCAGTGAAGCTATCTTGTTTACCTTGTAATACTTCTTCGTGTTTTTCATCATGTAGTTCTTGCCCACATGCATAACATTTGTGTTCTCGTAACTGATCTATTTCACTTTGTAGTTTTTGCAGATTATTGTCTTCTCTCGCAACATCTTTCTTAATACGTACTGTTAAATTTGCAATTTCTGCAATTTCTGTTTCTTTTTTTGCATATTCTGCAAGATCTTTGTGTTGTTCAATTTCACTATCAATATCAATTTTTAATAGTTCATCTAGTGCAGACTGTAACTCCTCTATTCCTTCCTGATGTTTTTTCTGCCATAACTGCTGTCTACGTTTTAGACTGTCAACTTGGCTTTGCATTTTGCTATTTGTTTCTTGTATACCTTTGATTTTATATTCTTCTTCTTTGATTAAATCACGTATACGTTTTTGTTCTTCTTTAAGACTTTCTGCTTTTTCACTCAGTACAGTGATACCTAATAATTGTTCGATTATAGCACGCTGATCGTTGGGTTTCAGTGAAAGGAAAGGCTCAGTATATGTGTTTAGTGCAACAACATGCTTGAACATTTCATGTTTCATGTTAAGCAGACGCTCAATCTCTGCTTGTGTTTCACGACTATCGCCTTGAGCACTATCCTCTTGTTCTTGTTCTTCACCGCCTACATAAAACTTTAACACATTCTTTTTACGTCCACGTTCAATCTTATAGTCAACGCCATTGTGTTCAAAATCAACAGTGACTAACATAGCTTTGCCATTTGTTTTATTAACTAGGTTATCGCGTCTGATATTAGTTAATGCTACACCATAGAAAGCATATGAAAGGGCATTAATGATAGTGGTCTTACCAGTTCCGTTACGGGCGCCACTATCATCGCCTCCGAGGTCTATATTCTTTCCTAATACCAATGTGAGGTCATCGCGGTCAAACGCCACTGCTTGTGTTGAATTACCAACACTCATAAAGTTTTTAACTGTTAAGTTCTTTATTTTAAACATATGATCTTAATTCTTTAAACTCAGGAAACATTTCAACAAAATTCTCGTTACGATACTGATCTTTCTCATCATTTAACCTAAAGAACTCTTTAAGCAAATGGCTTTGATTACTGCTGTTCATATATTGTAACACATCTTGCCACTGGGTTACAAGTTTTTCACTACCAGAAATACTTGTTAACCAATTAATGTGATCTGTTATTGTTTTGGTTGCTTGCTGTTTAAATACGTCAGGTAAGACTCTTAGATCAAAGTTGCTAGGACTAACGAGTGTGTTAATGATTAGCCTTGATGGGTCTAGTTTTTTATCTAGTATCCACTGTTTTTGTAGTTGCGGTAAATTAAAAATGTTTAACATATGAACAGTACTAAGAATACTAAAATCAACGATATTTTTTATTTTTTCGTAGTTTTGTTCTATCTCTTGGTATACGGATCCACCACGAACGTATCCAGCCTGTGCTCCTATTAGATCTATACTAGCCCAAACCTCAACGTTAGAAAATTGTTTCCAGTAGTCTATCACATTGTGATTTTTATACGTTACCTTGGTTAAATTTGTTGAATAAAGTAACTTAATATCTGTTCTGTTCCGTGACAATAATAAATCTAGTATTTGATAGTGTTCTCTCATCAACAAAGGCTCGCCACCAGCAAAATATATTTGATCTAAATAATCTAGGTTGTCTCTAACATAATCAATAGTCTTAGAAATCTCTGCTGAGTTTAGTTTTAGTTCAACGTATCTGTCGTCATTATATATTTTCTTTTCTTCCTGTGCTATTTTACTGCTATACTTTCCGCTACACATCCTACACATTAGATTACATACATTTGACGCACGAAAGTCTAGGTATCTAAACTTAAAATCCTCAAATGTTCCGTCCTCAAGTGTTTGCTCAACCAAGGGCAAGTATTTTTCAAAGACCTCGTTTGATCGTTGACGTTGAGATTTTATTTTTGAATCTTCTTTATGCCAACAGATTGAACAGGCATCGGGTCTTTCACCTTGTAGCATCTGCTGTCTGATCAGTTTCATTGGCTTACTGTTTGCAATGTCTGATAAATTGTCATTCTTGATTGAGCCAATATGGTATGCTTCGTCTGATGCACAACAAAGTCCTACACTACCTTGAGAATTAATATACATATGTACCCAAGGCAAAACACACACAGTGTCTTTGTTGACTGCGGTGTAGGTCTTTTCAAAGTTGCCCTCAATAATGAGATATGACAATGCTTTATCGTGTGGGCAATACAAGTCTTTAATTTTTTCTAGCACTGTTTTTATTTCTTTATCTGTAGTTTCAACTGTTACAAAAAAATTAGGAATATCCAATGACGACAAAATCTCTTGTAGTTTTAAAACTGCTATTCCTGGTGATGTTGCTGTGTTAAATTGATCTGAGGTATATTGAATAGTTAATTTAAAGTCACTAGGCATTGGTTCTTTCTTCAAATCTTTTATTTGGTTGTATAACCAGACTTCACCCTTTGAGAAGTAATCGTCGAGATTAATGATCATAAATTCCTATAGATGTCTAACAATAGATTAGGATCATATGTATCGCTTTCTATGCTGGTTAATTGATTTGTTACGATAGTGTCTATAGACTCAAATGCTATGTTACCAAGCTGGATATCTTCGCCCATAGTAACTTCTTTGACTGGTAATAAACTTAGCTCTCTTAATTTGTACGTGTTAACAAATGTTTCTTTAATAAATGTTGCTTCTTCATATGAAATATCAATATCTAATTTAACACGACAATGCATACCTGGCTGTAGTAAATCTTCTGGCTTTTTAAGTACAGCACTTAGATCATAAACTCTATATCTAGGTTGATCCGGCCATGCATGATGTACTGGTTTCTCTCCCCAAGCTAACACAGCCATACCTCTGTCATCATCTCCAGCATCTGCATAATTATGAGGAAAGCAGTTACCAACATAGGTAATGTTTTTGTTAGTTTGACGTTTGTGGAAATGCCCACTAAACATGTGCCCAACACCTTTGAAATGATCTCTTGATATCTCCCCTACATCAGGCATTTGCACCATAGCATTCATATAAAAGCTAGGAAGTTCAAAGTGCCCAAACATATATTCAGCATCAATCTTTTGTACTTTCTTATGATCATCGCCTACTAACCAAGGAACAAATGATACTCCACCTTCCTTGTAAAAGTCGTTGACTATTTCAATGTTCGGAATATGTCTCGCCCACTCTGCTGACTGTATGTCACGTTTATCTCTGTAGTACAAGTCATGATTACCAGGAATAAAGAACACACGATCAAATGCTTTACCTAACAGTTCAAGTGCCTGTAAGCTATAGTTTAATGTAACGATATTGATTGCGGCTCTGTTGTTGTGCCAGTCGCCCAGCATCAGACAAGTTTCACAACCTTCTTCTTTAGCTTTGGTAATAAACCATTTTACAAAGTTCAAACAATCTTCGTTATGAGTCGTTGAGTTAGACTTTAACCCAAAGTGAATGTCTGTTAGAATTGCCGCTTTTTTAAATAGATTTGCCATACATATATTATACCTTATTATTGACTAAGTGTCTAGCTGTTTGGTAATATATGTTATTCTTCGGCTCCGCCACCACCCCAGTTGTTTAGTCTGGTATAACTAGGAGTAAAGTCGTTCATTTCTAATATGTCATCACGGATATTTTGATTTCGTTTTTCTATGTTAAGCACACGAGTAAACGAGTTAGTAATGGCCGCTGTGTAATAGGCAAACGGATTCTGACTTTTTGATTCGTCGAACTGTAAGCCAATTTGGCTTAACTGCAACAAAGCTTGACTACGCATCTCGTCGTTGTAGGTATAACCACGCCAGTTTGATCTAGTAGCATAACGCTCGCACAGTTTAATAAACATGTGTGCTAGTTTAGGTGTCATTGCTCCATGTTCTTTGTTAAACTTACCTTTTTCTATAGTGCCTTTCCAATGACTTTTACCTGTGATATAAGGTTCCGAATCTTCATTGACACAGTAATGAAAGAAAGGAGGAAAGTTTACCTTGACATACTTGGTTGCTCCTTTGGCTTTTGACGGGTCATCATCATATTCTGTTGTTATAGCATCATCCTCAGCTTCGTCTATTGCTTTTTGATCTGCTTTAGCCTGTTTAACATCGTCAATTGGAATGTGCTCAAAAGTCATAACTCGAAACACGATGTCAGTTATTGGGATATCTTTAGTGGGTGTTAGTACTTCATCCATTTTCTTTTTGACACCCTCTAGTGCAAACTTTTCTATTTCTAATTTAGCCAACCTTTCTGCACGCATTTTCCTTGCTTCAGCAATGGTTTTCTTAGTAATAGCATTTACATCCAACAGTATCATGTCATAGCTAGTAACTTCGGGCTTTACAAAGCTACAGTATGTGAGCTTACTCTTGTGAATTTCTTTTAGTATATCTTTATTATTTAGATAATTAACTTTTCTCATTTATTAAGGTTCCTTTTAAACTACTACTATTATAATGTCAATAAATACATAAAACAAGAGGTATTTTATATTATGGCATTACCAGACTTTTCTAAAATTAATAAATCCGGAACTGCGTTCGGAGTTAACCAAGCTCCTACACCGTACCAAGAAGGATCAGGTACAGCGTTCGATATATTAGATCCTGCCAATGCTCGACGAGCTATTTCAGGATTACTACCTGACGGATTAAATGGTTTGTCGAAACTAATTCCTAACATAGGATTTACTGGTGGTGATCCAGGTGGCAGTGCCGCGGCCGCAGGTGAAGATGATTGGCGTGTTCGACTAAGTCTAGCTGACAATGCTAACATATTTTATAAAGCCTCAAATCAAAATTCAATAATGGCTCCTTTAATTGAAACTAATGGAGTTATATGGCCGTATACACCAACCATCCAAGTAAGTCACACAGCCAACTATTCAACATCCGTGCTTACACATAGTAATTATTCCGCACACTTCTACAACAACTCAGATGTGAGTGACATCTCAGTGACAGGAGACTTTACTGTACAGAGTGTGGACGAAGGACAGTATTTAATGGCCGCGATATATTTCCTAAGATCAGCAACCAAAATGTTCTTTGGTCAGGGTGCCAACGTTGGTAATCCACCGCCGGTGCTATACTTAGATGGATATGGTAGTCATTATTTCCCACACGTACCTTGTGTGATAACAAACTTTACACATAACCTTGCCAACGACGTTGACTATATACAAGTTCCAATAACGCAGACCACGTTAGAAGATATAGGAACAACAACAGCGGCTGATAATCCAAATAGTGGTGTTAACTATCTTGACAATGAAGGTATGAAATATGTTCCTGACTTAGGTCGTGGTACCAGCAACAAAGGAGCAAGACAGTCGCAGAAATTTAACAGTATAACATCAACTACTAGAGTGCCAACAGCTAGTACGGTAACAGTAACATTGAGACCAGTATACAGCAGAGCTAACCTACATAACAACTTTAATCTTAATGATTTTTCACAAGGATTATTGGTTGGTAATAAGAAGAAAGGGTTTGGAGGATTCTTATAATGCCTGCGGCAAATTACAAAAAAACTAGCCCATATACGGATACTGAAGTTTACTCATTCTTTTTAGATGTAGCAAACATTCCTGATATACCTAAAGACCCTAGTGATGTACAATACGAAATTGATAATATCTATCAACATAGACCCGACTTACTGGCCTATGACTTGTATGGTGATAGTTCTCTTTGGTGGACTTTTTCTATTAGAAATCCTAACATATTACAAGATCCAATATATGACTTCTTGCCAGGAGCAAAGATATACATTCCAAAAAAGGAAACTCTGACTACAGCGTTAGGGTTATAAAAAATGGCATTTAGAACAGCCGACGAAAATTTAAAAAATAATATTTCTCCACTGCTAACAACGGAAGAGAAACTAGACTTCACCGACGAAGACAATCTAAATAGAGAAACAGGTCCCGATCAAGGTGTGGAGCCGGCTGTTTCGACTGCTGTTGAACCAGAACCTGAAATTGTAAGTAATCCTTTAGGCACTATCAAGCTTGACTCAATTGACGTTAAGGAAAATTACGCCTCAGAGAATCCAGATGTAGACATATCAAAACCAATACCAAATCCCTTGCATGAATTTGCTAGCTATACCTATGGGCTAAGCCTAGCATTAATGACAGCAGAAGAATACAACAATCTCGTAAAAAATGGATTTAACGCCAATTACACTCCTAATAGAGTATTGATAGCAAGTGCTGGTAGACACAACAACGAAGTAGGAACAGATAGAGAATTTATACGTGCACCATATTTTGAAGATGATTTTTATTTTGATGGATTTGATTTAGAAACTGTTATAGGATTAAATGCACAAAGTAGAAACAGTAATGCTGTACATTATAATTTTACACTGATAGAACCATACGGATTTACATTGATAGATAGAATTGTCAGTCTGACAGATGACCTCGGTGTTGCAAACTATTTAGATATGCCTTATATGTTGCAGATTGATTTCTTTGGTATAGACGATACTGGCAAGATTACTGGATTAATACCCGACACAACTAAAAGAGTACCTATTAGATTAAACAAGATGGATGTGGGTATCACACAAAAAGGAGCAGAGTATAAGATAGAGGGAGTTCCTTACTGCCATTCAGCATACGATCTTAGTACTGTTACTACTCCTGCAAATTTTGAAGTCAAAGCAAAAACTGTAGCAGAGTTTTTCAGCAGTAATACCCCTTCTTCAGAAACTAAAACAGCACAAACCGAAAGACAAACAACACCCGATGGCCAATTTTTTAATACTGATAATGTACCTAACAGTCTTTTGGGTACACAAAGTAAAATAGATTTTGGATTAGTTAACAGCTACGGTACAGCATTAAACAGTTGGCAGAAAGCGGCGGCTGATGCAGGGAAAATTGGCAAAAAAGATGTATATCTTTTTAATTTCTTAGACGATGAAATAGCTAACAGTCTGTTCACGGATCAAGATATATCAAGCCCAAAAGATACAGGTATGTCTCAGATAGGGTCAGTAAAAAATTCTATTTACAAATCAAACACTGGACAAAACACAAGTGATTATGATGCTAATTTTAGAATATTCCAAGTAAACGCAGGAACCTACATAGATAGAGTTATAGCTTGGGTAATACGTAATTCAAAATGGATGACCAATCAGATCGTGATTCCGGATGGTAAGGATGCAAAAACTTATCTAGAACAGCAAGCAAAGCTAAAAAATCAAACATTCTATTGGTTTAAGATTACTACAAGTATCAAATTACTTGAGTTTGACCAAACAAGAAAGATTTGGTCTAGAGAAATAACATATAACATACAAAAATACGAAATAAAAAACGCCAAGTCAGATCAGGTAGGGCAAGCTCAAGTAAAAAATCCAGTAAAGGCTTATAATTATATCTATACTGGAAAAAATGATGATATCTTAGACATCGATATAAAATTTAATGCTCTCTACTACAATGCACTTACGATTTATAAAACCCATTTGTCTAGCGTAGTTCGCCCGGCAGATATCAACGAAACAAAGGCTAAAGATAATCCAAGCAACTATAAAGGGCAAAATCAAGATCCTAATGCTATAATGCCAATGGTAATGAAACCAACGACTTATAACTCGGGCTCAACAAACAGCTCTGGATCAACAACAGCTGAACAGTTAGCCAAAGCCGATATTGAAGAAAGCTTAATGACCATGGCCCAAGCTGATATGTTGAACATTGAGTTAGACATCATTGGAGATCCTACCTTTATTAAACAAGACGAAATATTCTGGACTCCAGCTATAGCAAGTGAATATGCTAACGAAGACCCTAGATTAACATATGACGGCAGTTTAAAAATGGACAAAGGCGAAGTATATGTTAGCCTTATATTCCGTACTCCTACTGACAGAGATGATGAAACAGGACTAATGAAATTCGACAGCAAATACCAAAGGAGTTTGTTCTCTGGAATATATCGTGTATTAACAGTAACAAACAAATTTAGATCAGGACAATTTACACAAACCCTTAGTTTGGTTAGAGTACCTAAACAACTAAATTTTGATTACGCTGATAATAAAAAATCAACAAGCAACGAAAGAGAAAGTACAGTACCAGGTGAACAAGCTATAGTTGAAGATTATAATCTGTCTCCATACAACATTCCCCAAACAACAACAGGGAATCTTGCACAAGCGGTAGATGAAGGACCAGCGGCACAGAGTCGTAATCTTTCACCATTGGAACCAGCATTGCTAGGTCCAGATCAACAGGCATTACGGGGAGTAAATGAAACGGCTACTACAGAACCAATGACTGACCAAAACGAACCAGCAACAGTTAACCCATTTAGGGGAGTGCAGTAATCAATGGCTATAGATCAAAGATCAGGTACTAAGGTAATAAGAAACTTACGCAAGGAGGATACTCCTGCTACCCGTGTTGATCCGCATCCATATATCGGAATAGTTAAAAATAATCTAGACCCTACACGTAGTGGACGTGTGCAAGTATGGATCCCAGATTTAGGTGGCGTCGAAGATGAAAAACAAAACTGGCGGACTGTAGGATATGCCAGCCCATATATGGGATATACAACAAATCCTAACCTAAGCGATCAAAGCGACACTTTTACCAGTGTAACTAATACGTATGGCATGTGGATGGTGCCACCAGACATTGGGGTACACGTTATAGTAATATTCATAGCTGGAGATCCTCTAAGAGGGTATTGGACATCCTGTGTTAATCCTAATCTAAGTCATCACATGCTACCAGGACTGGCCGGCAGTACTAATGTACATCTAGGACCAAACCAATTTACCAGTAACGTTAATATTCCTGTTGCAGAATTCAATGAAAATAAAACTGATAACGTAACTAACAGTGCGTTTTATAATCTAGCTAAACCAATACACACTCCACAATACGATATATTAAAACAACAAGGATTAGATCTTGACAGTCTCCGCGGTGCGATATCTAGTAGCAGTCAAAGAGAAACTCCTAGTGCTGTATTTGGAATCAGTACTCCTGGACGACCGTTAAACGACCCTGCAGAAGATCCAGATTATCTAACAAAATTAAACAACGACTCATTAGGTAGTGAGTTTCATAAAGTTAAAACACGTAAAGGTGGACATACTTTTGTACTAGATGACGGAACAACACTAGGTGCAGATCAGCTAGTAAGATTAAGAACTGCCACGGGACATCAGATAATGTTCCACGACACAAATGAGATGATATATCTATCACATGCCAATGGAGACAGTTGGATAGAAATGGATAAAAATGGCACCATATCAATGTATGCAAAAGGTGGCTATAATATAAGAAGTGAGCAAACTATAAACTTCCATAGCGACAAAAATATTAATTTTGATTCGGGTGGGTCTATTAAATTACGTGCCGAGAACAAGCTAGAACTAGAAAGTCAAGAAACATCACTACTACAAAATAAGTTTTCATTGACAACGACAGGAACTACACAGTTCAAAGCAGGCGGGCAATTTAAAGTACAAGCTGATGCTAAGATATCAATCAATGCAGGCGGCATATTAGCCCTAGAAGGAACACAGATACTACAAAATAGTGGTGGTACCGAAACTGTTGATCCTGTGAAAGTTATGAAAGAAAATAAACTAAAAGATACTACACTACAAAATGGTTTCTGGAGAGTAGGATCACAGACTCTAAACACTATTTGTACAACTGCACCAACACACGAACCATATCCAAGAGATCAACAAGCACAATTTTATAATCCTAACAACTCAAACAGCAAGCTTCTAGGACAACCAACATACGGTCCAGGCTTTGATGCTACAAAATCTACAGTAGGAACTGAAGTTACAGAACCTGCAGGAACGAAAGATCTTAGGAATCAACCAGAACCTGTAGGTAAAGTAGGAAATCTGTCAAAAGACCAATTGACATCATATATGGCACAGATAGGCAAGAGTGAAAGTAGTGGTAACTACTCTGCAGTCAATGAACTAGGCTATTTAGGAAAATATCAATTTGGATACCAAGCATTGATAGATGAAGGGTATATCAAATCATCTGTTACTAGTAACGGCCAAATGTCTAATGCTAATTCTTGGACTGGAAAAGACGGTATCACTAGCAAGGAAAGTTTCTTGGCTAACAAAACTATACAAGAAAGTACCATGGTTGGATATACTAAAAAGAATTATACTCAATTATTAAGCAACGGGACAGTAACACAAGATACCACAGTGGACGAAGTAGGTGGATTGTTAGCTGTTAGTCATCTATTAGGTGCAGGAGGTGCTAAAACTTGGAGAAATACCGGCGGCGGTGCTGATGCAAACGGAACAACTGGCGATACCTATTTCCAAAAAGGTAAATTTGCAGTTGCAGTTTTATCTCCACAATTACCAGCTGTGCAAGCAGGATAAATATTAATATGGCTATTATGTACAGAGGATTTTCAACAGTAGGGCGTACTCGCAAATTCCGTCTCACGGATTTTGAATTAGTAAAACAGGACCTAATTAATAATTTTTATATCCGTAAAGGTGAAAAATTAATGAATCCTGATTTTGGTACAATTATTTGGAACGTAGTACACGAACCTCTTACAGAAGATCTAAAGAGTGTAATAGTTACAGATATCAAAACAATCGCTGGGTATGATCCTAGACTCAGTATTGACAATGTGATAGTAACAGAATACGATCAAGGAATACAAGTTGAACTACAATTACGTTACGTATTAACAGATCAAACTAATGTTATGAACTTACAGTTCGACAATCAAACTCAAACAATTACAGCTATATAATAAACATAGTACTTTATTAACCCTGATAAATACATTATACAGGGAAAAATTATATGGCAATTACCACAAGACAAAGCAGTTTACTAGTCGCAGAAGACTGGACTAAACTATATCAAACTTTCCGCAATGCTGACTTTCAAAGCTATGACTATGAGACTCTGAGAAAAAGCATGGTAGACTATCTCCGCTTATATTATCCGGAGGACTTTAATGACTTTATTGAATCAAGTGAATTTATCGCATTAATTGATCTATTAAGTTTCTTAGGGCAAAGTCTTGCATTCAGAGGTGACTTAAATGCTCGTGAAAATTTCATTGACACTGCACAGAGGCGCGACTCAGTATTAAAGTTAGCACGCCTAATATCATACAATCCTAAACGTAATATTCCAGCCAGTGGATTCCTTAAAGTAGATTCAGTGTCGACTACAGAAACTGTATTTGATTCAAACGGACTTAATCTTGCAGGGTTAGTGATTAATTGGACAGACAGTGCAAATGACAATTGGCAAGAACAATTTAATGCTGTTGTTAATGCTAGTCTTAATACCACACAGTCAGTGGGTAAACCAAGTAACAGCCAAACAATTAATAATATATTAAACGAAGAATATCAGATCAATCAAGTACCAAGTTTAACAGCAGTGTATCCATTTAGTACTGCTATTGAAGGATCACAAACATCTTTTGAAATGATATCTCCAACATCAGCTGGAAAAACTTTTATATATGAAGTTGCACCACAACCTAACAGCAGTTTTAACTTATTATATAGGAATGATAATTTAGGAAACGGTAGTAACAATACTGGATACTTCACGTACTTTAAGCAAGGTGATTTACAAAGCATAGACATCACATTCTCTGAAAGTGTTCCTAATAGAGTGTATAGTCTGAATGTTGACAATATTAATAATTCAGATGTTTGGTTATATAAACTAGATGCAAATGGTAACTTTGATCAGTTATGGACAGCAGTACCTAGTGTTGGTGCTACAAATATCATTTACAATACTAGTACTGATAAAAACATTTATCAAGTAAACACACGTGCTGGCGATCAAGTTGATTTAATATTTGGCGACGGAAGTTTTGCAACAATGCCACAAGGTAGATTTAGATTGTACTATAGAACTAGCAACGGTTTAAATTACAAAGTGTCACCGGACGAAATGCGTGGAATAGTTATACCCATAAACTATGTTTCAAAAGATGGAAGAACAGAAACAATTAATATACGTGCTAGTCTACAATACACAGTAACTAATGCAACAGCCAGAGAAACTGTTGAAGAAGTAAGACAAAAAGCACCACAACAGTACTACACACAAGATCGTATGGTAACAGGCGAAGACTATAATATACTACCGTACACATTGTTTAGTTCAGTGTTAAAAGTTAAAGCAGTTAATAGAACATCTAGTGGCATTTCAAGATACTTAGACGTGATTGACAGCACTGGAAAATATTCTAGCACAAACATATTCTGTCAGGATGGTATTCTTTATAAAGATGAAACCCTTGACACATTTAGTTTTAGTTATGTTACTACCAATGATATCTACAATGTAATTACTAATCAACTTACACCGATACTTACTAAAAAAGATACGCTACAGTTCTTCTATAGTAACTATGCACAAATTAATGTTTCAGATACTTTCTGGAATAAGTCATTGGATGATGCAGGGATCACAGGATATTTTTATGATGCGGCTGGAAATATATTACAGGTAGGACATTATGTCAGTGATGGCAAGAAATATATTAAACAAAGTGCTATTGTTAAATTCTCTGCAGGTAGTGGAAAGTACTTTGACGCACAAAACACAATACAAACAGGAACACCAAGTCAGTCTGGAGACAAGTATTTTATCTATGCTGAAATTATCGAAGTACTAGCAGACGGGACCAATGCTGGCGAAGGCAATTTAGAGAATGGATCAGGACCAATAACATTAAATCAGATAGTTCCAACAGGTGCTGAAGCTGTAAGAGTATTTCCAGTGTTTAATAACACGTTAACAACTGCTGTAACTACTAGCATGGTTGAATACATAGAAGCATTTAAAGACTTTGGATTACGATATGATGTGCTTACATCAGAATGGACTATAATTACTCCTGAAAACATGAACACTGGAGACTTTAGCCTAGCAAACGCAGGTAGTACCAGTAGTTTAGGACTTGATAGTTCGTGGATAATTAGATTCCAAACAGTAGGGCAAACATATTCAGTTTATTATAGAGGACTGCAATATGTTTTTGAAAGTGTTAAAGAAACTAACTTTTATTTTGATGACCAAGTTAAGATATTTGATACACGTACAGGTTTTGTTATACGGGATCAAATTAATGTATTAAAAATGAATTCAAACCCAGATGATGCTAGTGCATTGGCATTAGATTATCAATGGCACATATATGATAATGTTGTCGAAACAGATGGATATAGTAATCCTAACAAAGTATTAGTTACATATCCTGATGCCAACGACGATGGTGTTCCAGATAATCCAGAACTATTTGAAACGCTGGTAAGTCCTACTACACTAACAAATCAAAAATATGTCTATTTCCAAAATACTTTTGGCTATGATAATTTTGTTATACAGACGCCAGTAAGCAATGGCTTGGTGGTTAGTACATATGATAGCCTTGTTGCTCTTGAAACTGCAAAAACTCTTTTCCAAACTGGACAACTGTTTTATGTTCCGAGTACTAACACATTCTATCAACTAACTATAACAGGAGCAGTTTATACACTGTCTGTAGTTACTGGTTACACTGCTAAAGTAGGACGTCAGGACATATATTTCCAGTACAGACATAGCTCACCAAACAATAGACGTATTGATCCGAGCCCAAATAACATTGTGGATTTGTATATACTAACTAAGTCATATGCCACAGAGTACCTTGCTTGGTTACAAGACACAACAGACACTGTGACAGAGCCTGTAGCACCTACACCAGAAGTGTTAGGTACAGATTATAGTACTTTAGAAAATTATAAAACAGTGTCAGACACAGTGATATACAATCCTGCTAAGTTCAAACCAATCTTTGGCAGTAAAGCAGAAGAATCATTACAAGCAACATTTAAAGTAGTAAAAAGTTACGGTGTGGTTGTCAGCGACAATGATGTAAAGACCAGTGTGATCGCGGCTATCAATACTTACTTTGATTTGAATAATTGGGACTTTGGAGAAACATTTTACTTTAGTGAACTGAGTGCGTATCTACATTCAGTACTAGCACCAAACATAGCTAGTGTAAGTATAGTTCCGAATAGTTCCACAGAAACATTTGGTAGTCTACTACAGATAAATGCAGAGTACAACGAAATAATTGTTAGTGCCGCAACAGTAGACAATGTACAAATTATTACAGCTATTACAGCCGCACAACTTAACCAAACTGTAACAGCTTAATTGAATAATATCAAAAAGATGAGAACATAATGGCCGCAAGAAAAAGTATAAATTTACTACCTGGAGTATTTAGGACTGACGTTAACGAGAAGTTCCTGAATGCCACAGTGGACCAATTAGTCAGTGAGCCGAGCCTCACAGACCTTTATGGTTATATTGGTAGACAATTTGCACCAACTTTTAAGAAAGGCGATAGCTACATCACAGAAGAAACAACATTACGCCAAGACTATCAGTTAGAACCAACTACAGTAATAAAAGATAACGAAGGTAATACAACATTCTTTGCTAGTTATTTAGATTTTCTTAATAAGGTCAAATACTACGGCGGATATACTGAAGACCAAAGTAGATTGTTTGCTAGTGAATACTATAGTTTTGACCCACAAGTGTCACTTGACAAGTTTGTAAACTTTGGTCAGTATTACTGGTTACCCAATGGCCCGAGTACGGTACAAGTAAACACAACTGGTGTTGAATTAATTAAAGATTATACAGTTAGTCGTAACGATAACCAAAATCAATATGATTTTACTTCATCTGGAGAACAAAATAATACATTGGTATTAGCCAGAGGAGGTACATATACGTTCGCAGTAGATCAATCAGCTGGTTTTTGGATACAAACAGAACTAGGTATAGACGGACTAGTTAATGTTACACCAACTATCTCTAGTAGAGCTGTATTAGGCGTAGAAAATAATGGTGCTACCAATGGTACCGTGACATTTACTGTGCCGCAATCAGACGCACAAGATAGATTCCTTTCACAAAATACGATAGCAACAGTTGACTATGCACTACCGTTACCATTCAGTAAAGTACAAAATAGATTACTAAGTGATTTCTTGGTAGAGTATCCACAGTTTGCTGGACTAGCTGGGCAATTAGATGGTAAGACAGCAGTGTTTGTAGAACAAGACACACTAACTAATGTAGAGAATGCTTGGACAGTAGCATACGAAAACAGCGGCGAGTCAGTTGAGTTTGATTTTGGTGAAACAGTTCCTCAAGGTAGTAGATATGGAGTATGGCAGATTCAATTGATTACTAGCGGGTCTGACAAACTTATTAATATATTCCCAACAACAGTTATTCCGTTCGACAATAAAGTTTACATTAAGTCTGGTATAAATTTTGTAAACAAAGAATTTTATAAAGAGTTCACTGAGTTTCTTGAACCAGTTCCGGTTATCAGCAGTATACTAGATACGTTATACATACAGGATGGTGATAGGGCAGATATCTACGCTAAAATTAAAATTGTAGACTTTAATAATTTTACCATTGATGTCAACGCAGATATTTTAGGAGAGAATACATATACTAGTCCCAACGGAGTAGAATTTACTTCAGGATTAAAAATTAAATTCGACAGTGACGTTACTCCTACAACGTATCAGGAAAAAACATACTATGTAGAAAATGTTGGTGAAGGAATCAGACTTGTCGATGAAACACTATTAGTAACTCCTGAAACATACAACGACGAAGTAGCTACTAATTATCCAATACAAAGAATAATGCTTACTAAAGCAACAACTGCAGAAATTACTGCAGGTACTGTAATCACAGTTGGTGATAATTCCATCGAAGTAAACACTGATATAGCTATTGGTGCAACAAAAATAACAACACTTGATTCGATATCCGCAGTTGAAAAAGGTCAGGTAGTTACAGGTGCTGGAATACAATCAGCCACAGTGGTATATGATGCATTTGCAGATACTATATTCCCAGATTACATCACTATAAAAAGAGACGCACTTGATTTAAATGCATGGTCACGTAGTAATCGCTGGGTACACAGTGCAATCATCGAAGCTTCAGCAACTTATAACAACGAGGTATTAGTTCTTTCACAAGACTTACGTGCTCAGCGTCCGATAGTACAGTTTGAAGGCGACTTGCAGTTATTTAATCACGGTCGTATTGGCAAAAGGCATGTCGACATAGTAGATACTCAAATCACAGACGCTTTTATAGAACTAGAAGGAAAAGTACTAACAACTGCTTTTGGAGTTACATTGTTTGACGGCATGAGAGTTTTATTTGCTAATGATAATGATCCTTTAGTAAGAAATAAAATATATAATCTTAACCTAGTTCAATATGAAGTTGATGCAGAAGGATTTCCAGAAGGCACATTTCATATCAAATTAACAAAAGCTGATGATGGTGATGGTCAAGAATGGGATTCAGTTGTAGTTGGGCTAGGTGCGTCTAAAGGACATTCTTACTGGTATAACGGAACTGAATGGAAACTAGCACAACAAAAAACAGGCACACAACAAGATCCTTTGTTTGATGTTTATGATACTGCAGGCAAAAGTTTAAGTAATCTTGATTACTACCCACGTAGTAGTTTTGTAGGAACAAAACTATTTGGGTACGACAGGGGAACTACAGGGGTCAATGACAAGATATTAGGATTCCCATTAAACTACAGAAGTTTTAGTAGTCAAGGCGACATACTCTTTGCTAATTATTTCAACACTGATATATTTAATTATGTGGTTGGATTAGAAACTAAAAAAATTAATGTAAACACCGGTTATCTGCAGAGCATACAAACTGACAGAACAACCAAACCTAAAAATACCTGGCAAACAGTCAATGAATCTAGTAGACAGTATCAGGTATTCGAGTTCGAATATACGGCCACTACTGATAATCCTTTTGCATTAGACATCACTCCTAAACAACAAGATACTCATGGATTTACAGACACTGTACCCTACGTTAAAGTTTATCAAAATCAAAAGATATTAAAACAAACACATTGGTCCATTAGTGCTACAAATAGAATAACTGTGTCAGCCACATTGGCTGTAGGTGATATTATAAATGTATTAGTGTACAGTGAACAGGTCAGTGAACAAGCATACTATCAAGTTCCTTTGAATTTAGATCTAAATGCACAGAACACAGACATAACAACATTAACTCTTGGGCAGGTTAGAAACCATGTTGTGGCCCTGGGACAAAATAGTACAGCCTTAGTAGGTGATATACTTGGAAAATCAAATCTAAGAGATCTTGCAATTAAAGGCCAAGGCGGTAGTATACTTCAACACAGTGCACCAATACCTTATGCTGAACTATTCTTAATTGACGAAAAAGCAAACTTCATCGATTCTATACAATTCGCACAAAGAGAGTATGCAAAATTTAAAAACAAGTTCCTGGAGCTAGCAATATCACTACCTGGGGTTGACTCGGCTGATGCTGTTGCTAGTGTCGACACAATCATAGCACAAATAAATCTTAATAAAAATGTTTCAACTCCATGGCATTATAGTGATATGGTTCCAACTGGAACGTTGCGAGAAACTATAACATATAAAGTGTTTGATCCATTGGTACTAAGTTACGAAATTACTAGCATATTTTCAAGCACAACATTAAGTAATCAAGCAGTACTAGTATATCTGAACGGAACACAACTAATACTAGGAAGAGACTATTCGTTTGATACTACAAGGCCAGCAGTAGATTTTGATTCGAACTATGTGACATTCGCAGTCGATGATATTATTACAATAGTTGAATATGCAAACACCGACGGATGTTATATTCCAGAAACTCCGAGTAAAGTAGGAACGTATCCAAAGTTTGAACCTGAACTAATCTTAGATGATACCTATAAAAGTGCAATAACAGTAATTAGAGGGCATGATGGCAGTATTACTCCAGCATTTGATGACTATAGAGATAATCTTCTTCTTGAATTAGAAAAACGTATATACAACAATATTAAAATACCTGATACAAACACGTACCAGACTGAATTACTAACAGCTTTACCTGGTAAGTTTAGAGATAGCGGTTACACATATTCTGAGGTATGGAACGCAGTGGCAACGGGCTTCATGACATGGGTAGGAAAGAACAGAGTTGATTTCTCAACCAACAATACATTTTTAAGTAATGATCCGTTTTCGTGGAACTACTCAAGATTTGTTGATCGACTAGATCGAGAATACTTACCTGGTAGCTGGCGTGCAATTTATCAGTACTATTATGACACGATATACCCGCATCAGCGTCCATGGGAAATGTTAGGATTTTCATCGCAACCTGATTGGTGGGAGGACCGTTATGGTGTAGGCCCATATACAGGTGGAAACAAACTGTTATGGGATGATCTAGAAGCTGGTAAAATATATGGCGGACCGCGGTCATTGGTTGACATGGGATCAGGTGTTGGTATAGACACAAATTATGTGCGTCCAGGACTAAGCCAAATTATTCCAGTAGACCAAAACGGATACTTATTAAGCCCAGAAAAAGTAGTAGCTCTAGCATCAAACTCAACTGATGCCGCAACTAGTTGGTCAATAGGGCAACTAGGACCTACTGAATGGGCGTGGAGAAGTAGTAGTGATTATCCGTATGTATTACAGCAAGCTATGGCAGTATTGAAGCCAGCAGTTTACTTTGGTAGATTCATTGATACTTACAATATTCGTTACAATACTGATATCAAACAGTACTTAACACTAACTGACAAACATCATGTACAACAGGATGAGATTGTATACAATGGATACATAAACCCATTGATCCCAACTGTTATTAATAGAGGTGCTGGTTATCTGAACTGGATAGCTGACTATTTAAGAAGTCACGGAGTAACACCATCAGTTAAAATTAATCCAATGCTAGAAAACTATAATGTGAAATTAGCATACAAGATGGCAGGTTTCAGTGACAAGAAGTATTTACAGGTCTTAGCAGAACAGAGCTCACCGTCGAGTACAAGTACTAGTATCATGATTCCAGATGAAAATTATGATCTACTATTGAATAAGTCAGCACCAACTGACAAAATAACGTACTCAGCTGTTATAGTTGAAAAAGCAACAAATGGATTTACTGTCAGAGGATATGATTTACATATTCCTTATTTTACTATTATTCCAAGTGTCAGCAACAATAATTCGTATAGTATCAGCGTGCAAGATGAGTCAGGAACGATATTCAATGATTATCAAAATGTAAAGCTAACTGTTCCATACGGATATGAATTTAAAACACAACAGCAAGTAGTCGACTTCCTAATAGGGTATGAAAGATATCTAAAAGCACAAGGATTTACATTTAATGACAGAGATGGTGATCTCGCAGAAACACGCGACTGGAAATTAAGTGTTAAAGAATTTTTATTCTGGGCCCAACAAGGATGGAGAGAAGGTAGCATATTAGTTTTAAGTCCTGTTACAAATAGTATAAAAGTAGTTACAGAAAATAACATAGTTGACGGGATTGAGGATAGCCAATACGGAAGTAAGGTTGTAGATCAAAACTTTAACATAGTAAAAAATACTGGCTATCAGATTACTCGTACTAGCAATAACTTTAGTGTTACTCTGCAAGATGACAATATGCTAGCATTGGTTCAACTAAGTTTGGTACAGTACGAACATGTACTAGTATTTGATAATACTACAGTATTCAATGATGTAATATATCGACCTGAACTAGGTAATAGACAATTTAGATTAAAGTTGATTGGCCAGAAAACTAATCTTTGGGACGGTAGTTTGTATGCTCCAGGATTTGTTTATAACGACGAACTAGTGCCAGAATGGCAAGTTGGTGTTGATTATCTTAAGGGACAACTAATAGAATTTAAAGATCAATACTACGTAGCTCTAACAAATGTTCCAGGAGCAACAGAGTTTAATTTTACAACATGGAAACAAATATCCAAATCAGAAATTAAGTCAGGACTACTTAGTAACTTTTCAACCACCGCGGTTGAATCACAAAGTTACTACGACAGCTATGGCGAGATCAAAGATAAAGATCAAATGGCATACAGTCACGGATTGATTGGGTATAAACCAAGACAGTATCTAGACGACCTAGGATTAACTGAAACAACACAGATTGAATTTTATAAAGGTTATATCGGACAAAAAGGCACAAAGAATGCAATTGATGCATTGTCTAAAGCAGATTTTGATACACTGAGTAGTAAAATTAGTTATTATGAAGAGTGGGCTATACGTACAGGAGAATACGGAGCGATAGCAAGTAATCCTTTTGTTGAAATAGCTCTTGATGAAAAAGCAATATCAGTTAATCCTGCAACTATAAAATTTGTTGGTACTAATGATGCAAACGACGGAAACGGAGAAACAGTATTTAATCAAAGTCAACTTTATAAATTCTTGGACGGAGAAGGTGCTAAATTCAACGGCAACATTGCATTAAACAGAGACAGTGCAAGTAATTACGATAACGATATATTAACTGCTGGTTACGTTAATATAGATGATATAGATGCGACGGTATATGATATTAGTGATTACTCAACACTAAACGTATTAGCTGATGATATAGGAACAGGATATTCAATATGGACTGCTAAAGACTTCAATGGTAACTGGAATGTCTATAGAGTATCTGAATCAGATAATCAAGTAACAACATTAACTAATGCTTTGGATGGATATGTTACTTGGACGTCAAGCGAACAGCACGGTCTCATTAAAGACAACATATTTTTAATACGTGGCTTTGATGATAAATTTGATGGCTTCTATCAAGTATATAGTGTACCTGATCTTAAGAGAGTTACATGCCAGTATCTTGGCAACAGTGAAAATTTAGATACCTTAAACACAGCCAATGGTCTTGGAATACTGTTTGTGTTAGATAGTCTAAGATTCCGATTTATGGAAGATGCAAGAATCTTTGGATTAACCAACCCTAAGCAAGGGTGGCGCACAGGTGATAAGATATGGATTGATGAAGATGCCGCAACCACAGTAGAACAAGGACAACCGTATGATGTAGCTAGTGGCGGATGGAAAGTATACGAAAAAACTAATCCTTGGAATTACAAAGAAACATTATTAAAGTCTAGTTCAGAATATAAAGCTGATGATGGCTTTGGTACAGCAGTTAAACTCAGCTATGACGGATTATTAGCAACAGTAGGAAGTCCTTTTGCAAACACTACACCTTACTATAGCGGTGGTGTTGAAGAAGTAACCGGAAAAGTTAATGTCTTTAATAAAGACTATGCAGGTAATTTACTGGTAGCCACTTCTTTAATACCTAAATCTGGTAACGCACAAGTGACTACAAGAGAATATGGTAGCTGTGTTGACCAAGCAGTTGAAAAAGTTGTTGTTGGTGCTCCGGGCAGTTACGGGAACATAGGACTAGTTTATCTTTACAATAGACCAGCCGGAACTACAGAGTTTGAAGAGCCACAAATAATATGGAGTAAAGATGTTACGGCTACCGGAGATAGGTTTGGATCTAGTGTATCACTTAGTGAATATGGTGATTGGCTATATGTAGGTGCTCCAGGCAATGACAGAGTATATGTTTACGGATTAAACACACACGTATCGAAAGAAAAAGATACTGTAGCAATCAACAATCGCAACACTTTAAGACTCAGTGGAAACACAGCAGTGTTCCCAGGAGATTTCATTACATATCCTGTAACAGGTGCAAACGCCAACGTTATCTCGTCTGGTAACACATTTGTTGGGTCAAGCTGGGGTTCAAATATCGTAGTCAATACTGGAGTTGGATTTGACACCGGAAATGCCAATGCAAATGTAAGTATTAATTCAGTTGACTCGACTCTATATGCGACCAATCTTTACAGTGTATCAAATATTAGTAATATTAGAACATCATTTACCCCAACAGTGTCCGGACAAGCTGATTCATTATTGGTTAGGAATTCAAACAGAACGTTTATCCCAGAACTAGATTATACACTTAGTGGAAATGTAATTACGTTCACTGGTAACTTAGCAGAGGATACTTATGTAATAACACAAGCACCTTACTATGTATTATCGAATACTATTCAAGGTGAAACAGGTAGTTCCTTTGGTTCTTCTATGGACTCAAGTCTCGATGGTGCCCAACTTGGTGTTGGTGCTCCTAATGCTAACGTTTTTGTAAGCGGCCAATGGATCCAAGGTGCTGGTGCTGTTTATGTATATGATAGAGTCATTGAAGCATTTAAGACTACAGGATCAATAACGTATACAACAACAGGAACTATTGATTTGGTACACAAAGTACAAATTGACGGAGTCACTGTTGAAGACTATGTTCCACCTACCATTGGCGGAACCACATTAACATTTATTAATCCTCCTCCTATAGGCAAAGTTGTTTACATTGAAACAAACGAATTTAATTTACTAGAAGAGTTAACTGGTATTGACAGCTTAGAAGGTGGAAATACAGCAATACAACAAGGTGCGGCATTTGGTACTGACTTAACTATTTGTTCAAACAACTGTGCGATTTATGTAGGTGCTCCGTATTATGATAACGGAACAGCATACAACACAGGAGCAGTTTGGAAATTCCACAACAGAGGTAGACTGTACGGAACTAACACAGGTGATATAAAAAATCCAACATTTACACCAGGCGACACTATACGCTTAGATAACTTTGAAATAACAGTTACAGGAACAACACTAGACAGTTTAGTTAACGATATTAATTCAGCCGCGATTGTTGGGCTAGTAGCTAGTAACGAAAATGGATATCTTAAATTAGATACAGATTCGACTGTAGCCAAAAACTTATTAAGGATACTGTCAGGAAGTGATAACGGTGTGTTACTGGATGCTGGTATTAAAGTATTTGCATTTATGCAAATCATAGTAAGTCCATATAATACCCAAGGTGAATACTTTGGTAACAAAGTAGTGCTGGCACAAAATGCTTACATGTTAGTGATTGGTAGTGAACGTGGTACTACTAAGAGTCCACTTACAATAGATACTGATACATTAACATTAGATGATGATAGTACAATCTTTACAGATGATATCGTTGGTAGTGGTAGTACTTACGTTTATGAATTATATGATGATCCTAGAGACGAAGTAGAAAATCCAGGGAGATATGCATTTGCTCAGCAATTGATAGTTCCAGATCTAGATGGTAATGTGCAAACTCCATCAGATAGATTAAATTCGGGTGATAGATTTGGTGCCGCCATAGATGTTATGGGCGGAGAGATTATAGTGTCTGCTCCAGGAGACGACACACAAGGACTAGATACAGGCAGTGTTTACATATTCTCTGATCCAGAAATGACAAGAGGCTGGAATTTAATTAGATATCAACAACCTAGAGTTGATGTTGACACCGTTAATAGAATATTCTTATACAGTAAACTAACTGATACTATATTAACTAATTTAGAATTTATTGATCCAGCAAAAGGTAAAATATTAGGTGTAGCAGATCAAGAAATTAGCTTTAAGACAGAATATGACCCTGCTGTTTATAATCGCGGAGAAAATGCTAACTCGGCCTTTAATTGGAACGAAGCACAAGTAAATCAAGTTTGGTGGAACTTAGAACAAGTACGCTTTATTGATTATGAACAAGGAAGTTTAGAATATCGTAGTATTAACTGGGGTAGATTATTCCCAGGAAGTATAGTAGAAATATGCGAGTGGGTAGAGAGTCCAGTATTACCTAGTGCATATGTTACTGCTGGTTATGATGGTGTACCTAAATATGCTGACGATAGTAACTATGTTGAGATATCTAAAGTTAACCCTACAACAAACATTATCGAAAGTGTCTATTACTTCTGGGTCACTGGTAAAACTAGTATAACAGGTATCGACGAAACTAGAAATTTAAGTATACAAACAATATCAGATTACATAACAAATCCTAAATCACAAGGCATTGGTTATTCAGCAATTATACAAAACAATAGTATTATAGTTTATAATGTGTCTGAATATCTGTCAGCTTCAAATACTATATTACATCTTGATTATGACATACTAAAGAATTCAAGTCTTATACATTCTGAATACGAATTGATACAAGAAGGGAATCCAGTTGATTTAATACCAAACAAAATTGTTAATAAAATGATAGACAGTCTTGCAGGTATAGATGCTGATGGAAGATCAGTACCTGATCCTACACTAAGCCCAGCTGATAGATACGGTATTGATGTTCGCCCAAGACAAACAATATTCATTGATAGATTAAAAGCAATGAGTGATTTAATTACTCATGTTAATGCTATACTAATTTCCAAACCTATAGCAAGACAGTATGATTTAACTAATATGCTTAGTCAAGAGGCCGAACCTAATATTAAATTAAATGAATATGATCTTGCTATCGAAACTGAAATAGAGTTACCATATATAAACACAGATATCTTATCAACCGGGTATAAAGTTTTAGTAAAACAAAATACAGCAGAGGATAACTTATGGACTTTATACGAGCTTACAAGTAATAAGTCTTGGAAATTACTGAGAATACAAAGTTATAAAACTAGTCTGTATTGGTCGTATGTTGATTGGTATGCTGAAGGTTATGACAGTAATGAAGTCATTGAGTATGTGGTTGATACTTTGCCTGATGCACTAAAATTATCAGCAAGCGTTGGTGACGAAATTAAGGTTAAAGTAACAACAAGCACAGGTGGCGGTTGGAACCTGCTTACTGTAACTAGTACAGGTAGTTATGAAGTTGTTGGTATTGAAAACGGAACAATACAATTAAATGAAAGTTTAGGTGACTTTGCTGATAATGAAATTGGTTACAGTAACCAAGGATATGATGATGGACGACTTGACCAAAGTCCAAATATTGAAACAAGATATATTATAAATGCATTAAGGAATGATATATTCATTGGAGAGTTACAAGGACAATTTAATGAACTATTCTTTGTAATGGTTAACTACCTATTCACTGAACAACTAAGTGTAGATTGGATATTCAAATCTAGTTTCATTAGTGTAACACAATATCTTCGAACACTAGGACAACCAGCTAACTACGTTAAAGATAATTTAACTTATTATGAAAATTATATAGAAGAAGTAAAACCATATAGAACTAAAATACGAGAATATTTAACAAACTATACTAGCGATGATCCGTTTGGTGGTGACATAACTGATTTTGATCTTGCACCTTATTATGATCAAGATCTAGAAACTTTCCGATCACCAAACGGAGAGCACATTACCAAAGATACTCAATTATGGAGTACAGGCTATCTTCCTAACAATGGCGGGCTAGTTAATATTGATTATCCAAACTGGTATAATAATAGAACATTTGTTGTTGATAGTATAATCGTAAGCAATGTGGGCAGTGGATACACTAGTGCACCTACAGTAACCGTATCAGGCGGCGGAAGTAATATACAAGCAACTGCTACAGCGACTATAAATGGAGATACTGGTAGTGTAACTGCAATAACTGTAGTGACTGAAGGGCAAGACTACACGTCAACTCCGACAGTAACAATTAACGGAACAACTGTTAGTAATGTTACTGTGATTGGTGGTAATGCAAATATACAATCAAATACATATACTGTTAATTCAACTGTTGGATTGTTTGTTGGCATGGCCGCTAATGTAGCGTTTGCCGCAAATACTATTATAGAAAATATTGATCGTGGTAATTTAGAAATTACTATGACTACAGCTAATACTAGTGCATTTACTAACACAGCAATTAGCTTTGGATTTACTACGTCAACAGAGCAAGGAATACTAGCAACAGCTTATCCTGTATTAAAAAATAATAAAATAAGAACTTTTGACAGTACATTAAAGTTTGATAGAATCACATATAGTACAGAAGTTCAACCATGGCAAGCAAACACATTCTTCCAAGCTAATACTATTGTTAGTTTTGGAAATGTTGGCTACCAGGTAACAGCAAATGTAACCACTGGTAATACATTTGTGCTTGACAACTATACAGTTTATCCAGCGGCTGATTTTAAAAATGCTAACGATCGTATCATGGCATACTATAGTCCACAGTCGGATATGGAGGCAAAAGATCTAAATCAACTTATCCCAGGAATTGAATATCCTGGAGTGCAAGTACAAGGATTAAACTTTAACCAACAACCAGGTATAGGTGGAGACATTGTAGCTAACATTACGTTTAGTGGTAGTCACGGTTTAGTATCTGGTCATACAGGTAATATAATCATACAGCCTGAAGCTGACGTACTAGTAAACTTTGTAGCTAGCCATCCGTTTACTGTAGAAGGTGACGTAGCTATATATCCATACTATAATGTGTTCACAGCTAACATTGGAGATCATATTACCCAACCAAGCACTGGTGCAAATGCCATAGTGTACGGTAATGCTCTCGGAACAATACAAGGTAATATAGATAGTTCTGCATCGGGTTACTTTATTAAGAACAACGATTTTACTTTTAATGACACAGGAAATTTGTTTATCAATGGTGATACGCTTCTAAGCAGTAATGTGTTTGCGGCGAATACCAGTACATGGTCTAATGTTAGTATTTTACCATTGTCAAGTACTATAGCATTGACTACACAAGTTGAACACCCTGTGCTAGATGCTAATTTATCTGTAACCAAAGTATGGTCAGCAGTTAAAGTACAAGGTACTATAAAATCAACAGCAGACTTTGTGTTAAGTGACACATCAATTACTAACGGTAATATCAGAGTCGACGGAGTGTGGAAATCAGTATATCCAACAGCCGTTGACTTTATAAGTTCTTTAAGCAATCCATATGACTCAACAGTGTTTGACGCTGTAGACTACGATGAAGATGGTAACGAAATTCTTAGTCAATATGCTGTTGATACTATCATACGCAGTACTTACACAGATACTGCATTAGGAAGTAGACCGGAAGATATTAATGTAGACGGTGGGGAGTATGTTGATCGTTGGTCGAGCCATGCTCCTGAAGAGCTAGTCCCAGGAATAGTATTTGATACATTGAATATGAAAATATTTACAGCAAATATTGATACGTATGCAAACGCTAACCTTACAGTCGGCTATAGAATACAGACTTATGCAGATGGTACAACAGATTTCTTAAGGATTGCTGACAACTATAGTACAACAACTGCTAAACAAGTTGCTAGAGACGATACTGAAATTTTTGTAAATGATGCTAGTGTATTATCTACTCCTAATCGAGCACTCAATGATCCAGGTGTGGTATACATCAATGGAGAAAGAATACACTTCTGGAGAAACTATAGTGCAGAAGTAGTTAATTGGACAGCAAATACTGCCTACGGTAATACTGCTGTTATTAGATATGACAGCAATGTTTATGTAACTACAGCAAACGTCAGTGCTAATGCAGTATTTGACACTGCTAATGTTAGAGCTATATTCTCTGCTAATGCAATAGGTCAGATAAGACGGGGAACTTGGCAAACAGCGATAACAAATGTGATTGCAAATGGAACTAGTGTTGTTGACGGTAGTGACAAAACACAGAAAGTACCAAACAGTGGGTTTGGAAATGTTACTTTAGCTAGTAACCTAACAGTCGGAAATGCTTATGTAAGAACTATTCTAGCAGGAACAACTCTTGTTACATCAAACACTTGGCAAAATCCAGGAACAGTAACAGCCGCTGACGGAACAGGATTCAATGGCGGAGTCACAGAACAAATACTGTTCTTGAAAGAACAGGCCGCTGATCGTGAAGCAGAAATAGCTGAACTACCTGGCGAAACAATGACAACAGAACTCGGAACTGATGCTCTCATAACTGAGGATTTAGCCGACGTAATTACAACGGAATAAATAGTGTACATAGGATAAGAAATTATGGCAATTAAAATAAGTGAACTAGCAAATTTAACAGCGTATACAGACTCTGTCTTTATCCCTGTTGTTGAAACTGCTGGTAACACATTTTCAACAGTAAAGTCAACGTCGAGTGAGTTAAAAACTTACGTGCTTGGTACTATACCATCTGAGATCAGTGATTTAACAGCAAACACAACAGCACAAGCGACTGCAATATATAATGCTGAGGTAGCTATAGTTACAGCTAACATTGGACAGATAGGTTATACTGACAACAAGGTACTAACTGCTAACATTGGACAGATAGGTTACACTGACAACAAAGTTACAACAGCTAACATTGGTCAGATAGGTTACACTGATAACAAAGTTTCAACAGCCAACGTTGCCATGAAAGGATATGTTGATTTTGCTAATACCACAATGACATCTTATGTCAATGATGTAGCAACAAGAACGTCATATGGTAATGCTAATGTAACAGCATTTCTACCAACATACAATGGTACTATTGCAACAGTAACTAATGCTAACATTGGTCAGATAGGTTATACTGACAACAAGGTTACAACAGCTAACATTGGACAGATAGGTTATACCCTTAACCAAATTAACATATCTAACATTGGTACTATTGGATATATAGCACAACAAATTAATATATCAAACGTTGGGCAAATAGGATATACAGATAACAAAGTATCAGTAGCAAATATCGGACAAATTGGTTATACCAACGATAGAGTTACAACAGCTAATATTGGGCAAATTGGTTATACAGACAACGAAGTACTAACTGCTAACATCGGGCAAATTGGATACACCGATAATAAAGTTACAACTGCTAACATTGGACAGATAGGATTTACAAATGAAACAGTAACACAAGCCAATGTTGGAATGAAAGGTTATGTTGATCAAGAAGTGATCGCGGCTGGTGGTTATAGTAATGTTAACACAACAGCATTCTTAGTGGCGGCAAGTGTACCTATTAATACATCAGCTAATGTTAGTGGTGCTATAGTAAATGCGGGTGCCGCAACAGTAACTGGCACTATTGCAGGAGCGATAGGAACATTTACTGGAAATGTAATAGGTGGGCAGGCACAATTCTCAGCATTAAATTCAACTCCGGTCGGAAATGCAGTAGCAAGTACTGGAACATTTACTACACTTACTGTTCCGAGTGTTACCAAAAATGGTACAGATGGAGTAGGTGATATCGGACAAACAGGCAATAGATTTGCAGTGATATATGGTCAATCTACTTCAGCAGAATACGCTGATTTGGCAGAAAAATATGTGTCAGATACCGACTACGACTCAGGAACAGTATTAGAGTTTGGCGGCGAACATGAAGTCACACTAGCGTCAAATGAAACTGTTAGAGTAGCAGGAATAGTTTCAACACAACCAGCATTTAAAATGAATGATGATCTTGTAGCAGACCATGTAGTAATGATAGCATTACAAGGAAGAGTTCCGTGTAAGGTTGAAGGAACAATACAAAAAGGAGACATGCTAGTTTCAGCAGGTAACGGTAAAGCTAAAGCAACAAATAATCCACAATTTGGCACTGTTATTGGAAAAGCATTGCAAGAACATCAAGGAGCCGACGGCATTATAGAAGTAGTTGTTGGACGATTATAGGCGATAAATAAGCATATGGACAATAAGAAGCAAGAAGATTCTATGGATAATCAAACAAAAAACAAGCAACCTGATGAAAAAAGTGGAATACTTCTACAAGGGCATATTAAAATATTTGACCCTGATTCAGATGAAGTTTATGTAGATAAACGCAATGCTATTCACTATGAAAATATGAGTGAAGCATTGGCACTTAATGTAGGTAACAAAGACAGTCAATTCATCACTGAGATGCATTTTGGCAACGGTGGTACCACTGTTGACCCAACTGGTGTTATTACATATCTACCTACAAATACTAATGTGCAAAATGCAGATTTATACAGTCCACAGTACTACAAGATAGTAGATAATACAAATTCAGCAAATGCTGATCCTACTAGAAACAAGATAGAGGTTATTCATACTCCAGGGTTAATTTATACTGATATCGTGATTAGCTGTTTATTAGATTACGGTGAGCCCAGTGGGCAAGCTGTTTTTGATAATAGTCAAACACTGAACGGTGATTTTGTATTTGATGAGCTAGGACTTAAAGGCTACAGTTCAAGTGGAGTAGGACTTGGAAAATTATTAACACATGTGATTTTTAGTCCAGTGCAAAAATCATTGAACAGGTTGATACAGATTGATTACACTGTAAGAATACAGACATTAACAAATTTAACATAGATACATAATTTAGGAAAAGGAAATGGCTTACACCATAACTAAAACAGACGGAACTTCGCTAGGTACTATAACAGACGGAACTATTAATACCAGTTTTACTAGCTTAACATTGATTGGACGTAATTACAGTAATTATGGACAATTTATTGCTAACGACCTAGTTGCTCTAGTAGAGAATTTTGCATATTCGTCAAGTCCAAGTAATCCTCTAGCAGGACAGCTATGGTGGGACACCGGTACTAGTAGACTAAACGTTTATACCGGAACAGCATTTAAAGTTATATCTAATGCAACAGCTTCAAGCTCAGCACCAGCTAATAGTATAGCAGGTGATTTATGGTTTGATACTGCTAACAGTCAACTTTATGTATATGACGGGACTAGTTGGGTCTTAGTTGGACCTCAGAGAAACGGTAGTGGTGCTGTGTGGGAACAGATTACTGACAATGTGTCAGCTACACACGATGTACTAAGTGTAAAATTAAATAATGCAAGAACAGAAATTATCAGTTTAGATGCAGAGTTTACTCCAAATGTTGCTATCAGTGGATTCGCGACAATTAAAACAGGTATCAATGCTAATACTAATGTAGCTAGTGGTACATTCTGGGGTTTAGCAAACAACTCATCATACCTAGGTGGAGCACCGTCGACAAGTTACTTACGTAGTGATGCAAACGATACTGCTACAGGAGCAATAACTTTAGCTAATTTAACTGTCGGGTTAGATAGCAACATTACAGTAGCTACAGATTCAACAGGCAATGCAACTATTAGAAATACAAAATTAAATGGCGACATTAACTTTTATGCAAATGTTGGCGGAACAGATACAAGTGTATTAAGTATCGATGCCGCGGCTGGCTTGTCAAGATTTGTCGGAGTAACAACATCAACTACAGCGGCAATCGGAACTGATGCCACAGTTGGTGGTACTTTAGCAGTTACAGGAACTGGTGCATTTACTGGTAATCTAACTGCTCCTACGCAAGCTGTTGGTGTTGCAGATACTACAGTTGCTACTACCCAATGGGTTAAAAATAATTCAGGTGTTTATGAATATAAGATTTATTCAGGAACATCACATAGTTGGGTTGGTGCAACTTCGGCTAATCTAGTTGTTGGCGGATATACTACATACACAGCAGGCACAAGTGGAATAAATTTACAAAACGGTGCTACCGCAATAACACAACCAGACACATACAATGGTACTGGTAATGCAAGAGTAGCAACAACACAGTTTGTTAAAACAGCAACAACTTGGTGGGGCAATAGCTCACATAGAAGTGCTAAATGGGTAAGCACGGCGGCTCCGAATGCTGGAGTTAATGATGTAGGCTCAAATGATGGCGATATTTGGTTCCAACGCGAAGCATAAGATTAAAGATAAATAACATTATATAATTAGGTACTAACAAATGGCATATACAATTACTACAACAGCTGGATCAACGTTAGCTTCGGTTACAGATGGAACCGTCAATAGCTCAGCAACTAGTTTAACCTTAATTGGTAAAAACTATGCTGGTTATGGTATTTTCTTAAATGAAAACTACGTTAAACTATTAGAAAATTTTAATAATTCATCAGCACCTACCAAACCGTTAGCAGGACAACTTTGGTATGACAGTACAGCTTCTGTATTAAAAGTTTATACTGGCAGTCTGTGGAAACCTGTTTCGAGTTCAGCAAGCGGCACTACACAACCAGCAAGCCCAATTACTGGTGACTTATGGTATGACTCAGCTAATGCACAGTTAAAGGTGTGGAGCGGAAGTACTTTTATAACAGTTGGACCTAGCTATACAACATCATCAGGTACATCAGGTGCAGTTGTTGAAACAATATTAGACAGCGGATCAGCAAGTCATGTAGTTGTTAAGTTTTTTATTAGTAACACAGTCACAGCGATATTAAGTAAAGATGCAACATTTACTCCAGCTGTTGGAATTTCAGGATTTACTACAGTAGTTCCGGGCTTTAATTTAAGCTCATCAATATCGGGAGCGGTATTTACTGGTACAGTAACTAATGCATCAAGTTTGTCGGGTATTACAGCTAGTCAGTTTTTACGTAGCGATCAAGCGGCAAGTACTTCATATGCATTAACTGTTGGACAGTTGTTGGTCGGAAGTGATTTAACAATCTCTTCAAGCAGTGGCGATATTAACGCCGTTAACGGTACAAGTAATAAAGATTTAAATTTATATGTTAATAAAGGTGGTGTAAGTACCAAAGCACTCGGTATTACAGGATCAACAGCTAAAGTTACAACATCAAATGATTTCCAAGTTACAGGAGCAACCACATTAAGTGGTGCGACTACATGTAGTTCAACACTACAATTAAATGGAGTAACAACGATAGCGGCACAGGCTATCCCAACAGCTGGTAACACTATTGAACTTGGCTCTAGTACTAACAATTTTGCCAACGTGTTTGCAACAACATTCCGTGGTACTGCTATTACTGCAGAATATGCGGATTTGGCTGAGCGTTTTGAAGCAGATGATTCTTACTCACCAGGAACAGTTGTTGAACTTGGCGGAGTAAAAGAAATAACAGCGGCTATGAAAGATTTAAGTGATAAAGTATTTGGTGTAATTAGTACACGTGCTGGATTCTTAATGAATGGGGCAGCCGGTAATGATCAAACACATCCACCGATAGCAATGGGCGGACGAGTACCTGTCAGAGTAATTGGTACAGTAGAAAAAGGTGATAGATTAGTTTCAGCTGGTAACGGCTTAGCTAGATCAGCCACTAGAGATGAAGTTACAGCATTCAATGTTATTGGTAGAGCACTAGGCAATAAAGACACAGAAGCAGAAGGTACAGTAGAAGCTATCGTTAAGATAAGCAGTTAATTAAATTCATTTAGGAATATAGAAACATGGCATACACATCCGGAGGAACTATACAGGCCCAGGACTACAACTGGCTGACATGGGGAGGTAACACCAGTGGTACTTACACTGAATCAGTTAATAACCTCGCTATAATTTGGGGTCAGGGTACAGGCCAAAAAGGATACGGGCAGGATGTTAGTGCATTCAGTACAGTTTCAGCAACCAATGAAGTAACAGCGGCACAGTGGAGTGGCTTTATCTATCACCTAAATAAATCATTAGGACACCAGTCCCAGACACAATTAGCAAATGGATCAAACATTGGTATCGTTGCTGGAGCAACTGTTGAAGCGTTTGCTAACGTACAAACAGCAGTTAACCAAATTAACAGTACTTATTTGACACATCACGCTGTGGGTACAAAAACAACAGGTAGTAACTTAGACGAAACACTAAGTTCAACTACTGGACTAAGTATCGGAACAAACTATGACGTAACAGTGACATTTTCTTCAACAGACGCGGCCAGATACTTCTTTAACGCAGGTGGAGAACTACAATATAGATGTAGTACATACAATAGTGGCGGTAGTGGTAGTGAAAACTCAGTGACACGTATAGTTAACGGCATTGGTGGTGTTAACTTTAGAACTACAGACAACGGTGGACGTACTGGTTCAGGTATTACACTAAACACCAATACTACATCGATTGGTTATTACGATCTTACTACCAGTGAACAAACGTTAATTAAAGTAACTGATACTACTGCGGCATACACTGCCAGCAATGCTAATTTGAATGTATACTACGTAGGAGCCACAACCAGAGGTGCTAAAGGAAATGTAGTTAGATTTAGATTAAATCTAGCAGTTTCCAACAAAACTTGGAACGACACTATCTCAATGGGCTTACGTCACAGAGTGGATATACAGTATCCTTCAACAACTTATTTGGCTAATGCCGCAGGCACACCGACACCTGCGTTAGCATAATAAAACGTATACTAAAAGCACCTTAAGGGGTGCTTTTTTTTGACTCAAACTAATGGCCGATAAATAGTAGTATGAGCGAAATCAATGAACTAGTAGAACAAATCAAGCAGGCAACAGATTTTCAGACTAATAAACAAATTTTACGTGAAAAGATTAAGACAGACTTACACGTAGCACACAACGGTGGTTTATTTTTAGTTTCTGTTGAACTGATAGCATTCCTTTCAACATGGAATGACGAAGAACTATTTGTAGAAGATACATACAACAATCCAATCCCCGTCAATAGACAAGAGTTTCTAACTAAATGCCAAGAACATTATCACTCAGTGATGAATACGTGGCATATTGAGTATGCAGAACTTAAACGACAACGCAAAGTCTAGAGGCGTTTTATTATTTGCCTACAACACTGACAGTGTTGACTACGTTAAAATCGCAGAACGTGCCGCACGATTGATTGAACACAATTTAAAATTACCTGTTACCATTATAACTGATATGCAGAGTCCTCAAACCAATGAGAGGATAGGGTATAAAAACGGTAGCCAATGGTTTAATGGTGATAGATATCGTGCTTATGAACTCAGTCCTTATGATGAAACTTTATTGTTAGACAGTGACTATTTGATATTTGATAACAGCTTGATTAAGATCTTAGACACAGTTGACGATTATAAAATAATGTCAAACAACCAATCACCAACACATAGCCAAGACGGAGATATGGGTGCATTGAGTTTAGCATTTGTCTGGGCAACTGCGGTAGTATTTAAAAAAACTCAAAAAGCCAAACAGTTATTTGATTTAGTTGGTAGGATACAAAGGAACTACGAATACTACGTAAAGTTATACCACTTAAGAGAAAATAACTTCCGTAATGATTATGCTTTTGCTATAGCCGATAACATTCTTTCAGGATATCACGCCAGTTCAGGCATACCTTGGTGTATGTTAACCATCGACCATGCAGTTAAAAAGATTGAAACACAAAACAACAAACTGATAGTGAGAGAAGATAGCAAGGCATACATAATAACAAGACAGAATTTACACATCATGGATAAAGATTATCTATTAGGCGATAGCCATCAAAAACTGTTGGATGAAATATGTCTATAGATAGGGGATTTTTAACTATAGCACAGAACACAGACGGAGTAGACTATCTACGACTAGCATACGCACAGGCCATGAGTATTAAGTTAACTATGCCTGGTAGTCAATATTGTGTTATTGTTGATCAAGACACTAACAAACAAATCACAGACGAGCAAAGACTAGTGTTTGATCATGTTCGAGTTCTAGACAAGGACTATGCCAAACAAGATCAGTGGAAGTTAGCTAACGAATGGCAAGTGTTTAATCTAAGTCCTTACAAAGAAACAATAAAAGTAGAAAGCGATATCTTGTTTACACGCAGTATAGAACATTGGTGGCACGCATTTAGGCTACGCGACATAGTGTTAAGTCTAGGTACACGAAATTTTAAAGGCAAACAAGCCAAGTCGAGAGTGTATAGAAAAATATTTGATGCCAATCAATTGCCGGACGTTTACAACGGATTGATGTACTTTCGTTATAGCGAAACTGCTAGTGAATTTTTTGAGATAGCAGAACAAGTATTTAAACAATGGGAAACAGTTAAAGGAAATATATTAAAAGGGTTTAGTTATGAAGAAGCATCAACCGACGTAGTTTATGCCATCGCGGCAAAGACACTAGGAGTTGAACTATGTACATTGCCTGATTGTGATTTTATCAACTTTACTCATATGAAAAATGCAATCAATGACTGGCCTGATGATAAATCTTGGACTGAAATGATAATGACAGAAGTAGATCTTCCAATGATACGTATTAACAATGTTAATCAATATCATCCTGTACACTATCAAGATAAAAACTGGCTCACCGATGAAATAATTGAAAGGTATAAAGAATGTTTACACAACAAGAATTAGATCAAGCTATGAAACAATGGCCAGAGATCAATGAAGAGACCGTTGAATATAGATTACACTATGACCATACTGGTTTTATCTACATGCAGACGCTACAAAATCATCCAGAGAATACCCAGTATATTGTAGTAGACGAAACTGTTTATTTTGATACCCGAGACTATAAAATAGTTGACGGTAAGCCCAAAATCATTGACTTACCAACCGGATATCGTGTACAATTAAAGAGTAGCAATAAAGGATATCAAGTGGTCAAAAATCATGCAGGTATCTTGTTGGAAAAAGAAACATACAACAATGTGGAATACTATGAAGAAAATAGTTGATATAGCTGATTTAGATTGTGTTTACCTCAGCTACGACGAACCTAAAAAAGAAGAGTTTTGGATTAAAATTTCCAATATGGTTCCTTGGGCAACTCGTGTCGACGGAGTTAAAGGCAGTGATGCCGCACATAAAGCCGCGGCTGATTCTAGCACTACAGATAGATTTATTCTAATAGACGGTGATAACTTACCCGACACAGAGTTCTTTAATCAACAGTTGGTATTAGATGACAACAATCAAGATTGTGTATTCCGTTGGAAAGCCAAGAATAACATAAACGGATTACAGTACGGCAACGGTGGATTAAGTTGTTGGACAAAAGAGTTTATTTACAATATGAAAACTCACGAGAATACAGATGGTGATGAAGCCAATGATATAGAGTTTTGCTTTTATGAAAACTATTGGGCAATGCACGACTGCTATTCAACTACATATCCAAATGCTACACCTTTTCAGGCTTGGCGAGCAGGATTCCGTGAAGGTGTTAAGATGTGTTTAGATAGAGGAACAAAACCTAGTCCAGCAGACTTTAAACAAAAAGCACATGACAGAAATTTGGATCACCTCAGCGTATGGCATAATGTAGGTCGAGATGTTGAAAATGGTATATGGGCTATGGCAGGTGCAAGACAAGGCACAGTAATGACTATGTTGTCAGACTGGGATCATCGAGAAGTACAATGGTTTGACAACTTAGAAAAGATATGGAATGAAGTAGAGTCACAGGATGCTGAAACTATAGCACATGAGAACGGTACAGAACTCAGAAAATTAGAGTTACCTGCACTTAAATATGATAGCGAACAAAGTAAGTTTTTCAAACATCATTACAAAAGCGGATTTAACAATAAAGGAATAATGGAACGTGAGTAAAAGTAAATTTATGAGCTCTGCAGAAGAGATGAAGGAAAAATTAGGGCCTAGTCTCTGCCTGGCAAAATGGCAACAGGTTAGTTTACATTTACCTACTGGACTCAATAATAGCTGTTATCATCCACCGTTGCATGAAATTGATGTAAAACCGCTAGAGTTCCATCCCAGTGCTTTGCATAATACTGTTCATAAGAAAGAGCAACGGAAAAAAATGCTAGAGGGTGAGAAACCTAAAGAGTGTAACTACTGTTGGACTATGGAAGATGCTGGACATCTGAGCGATAGACACTATCGTAGTGGTGAGCCCTGGGCCGCAGAACATTATGATAATATTGTTAACCAACCATGGGACAAAGATGTTACTCCAAGTTACGTGGAAGTAAATTTTAGTCACGGATGCAACCTTGCTTGTAGTTATTGTAGTCCACAGTTTTCAACTGAATGGAATAAAGACATAGAACGCTGGGGTGCTTACCCGACAAAAAGTCCACATAATGACCCTATGCATTTTAAAGGACGTCGACAACCTATACCAGTTAGAGAAAACAATCCTTATGTAGAAGCATTTTGGCAGTGGTGGCCCGAGCTATACCCTGAACTTAAACACTTCCGCATGACAGGTGGTGAGCCTCTCATGGACAAAAACACACATAGAGTATTTGACTACATATTAAGTAGTCCTAAACCAGACTTACACGTTGATGTTACTAGTAATTTTTCAGTAGAGCCAAAACTATTTAATCGCTATATTGACAAGGTGCAACAACTTTGTACTGGAGAACGAATAGAACATTTTATGCAATATGTAAGTGTTGACACTGGAATAGCTGAACACGCTGAATATATAAGACATGGGTTAAACTTTAAAAGATTAGAAAACAATGTGTATAGATATCTTGAAGAAGTGCCACATAGAAATAGTTTAACATTTATCTTAACCATGAACAATCTTAGCTTATTAGGACTACAAAGACAACTAGAATGGATCCTAGAACTAAGACGAGTATATAATACAGACGGTTATCAAAAAATATGGTTTGATACACCGGTGTTAAGAACTCCGAGTTGGCAAAGTCTACAGATACTTCCAGAAAGCTATGTAGGTATATTAGAGAATGTTATCAAATGGATGAAACTGCACAAGCTAGATGAAAACAGTGATAGATTTGACGGGTTCAAAGATTACGAAATACAGAGAATGGAACGTGATTGTGCTTGGATGAAGAAAGGTAAAAAACTAAATGAAAAATATTTACACGAAACCCGTGCAGACTTTTATAATTTTTTCAATGAATATGATAAGCGTAGGAAGATTGACTTTTTGACAGTGTTTCCACAGATGAAAGAGTTCTGGCAGGAGTGCAAATGGCATGCCGAAAATAGCTAAGGAAACAGACTTAGAGTATAAGCATAGAGTAATTGACATTAAAAGTGAAAGTTTCTGTGCGGCTAAATGGTATAACGCTACTATATGGTTGGGAAGTGGTATGACTACTAGTTGCCATCATCCGTTGCCACACCCTATTGACATAGAAGCTATTAAAACTAATCCAAGTGCTTTACATAACACTGACAAGAAAAAACAAGAACGAGAACAGATGCAGAAAGGTGAACGCCCTAGTGGATGTGAGTACTGCTGGAAAGTAGAAGACATGGGAACTGATGCTATATCAGATAGGGTTTATAAAACAGTTATATATGAGGACAAAGAAAATGATGAAGCTTTTAACACACCTTGTCAAGAAGATGTTAATCTTAAAACATTAGAGATTGCTTTTGATAGAACTTGTCAACTTGCTTGTAGTTATTGTAACCCTGCGTTTAGTAGTACTTGGGTTAAAGATGTTAAACGTAACGGAGCATATATTGATTTAGTTTCAGATGGTAGGAATCATTTTACTCACACGCACGACAGTAGTCAGTTGTATACTTTTAGTGAAACTAATCCTTACATTGAAGCATTCTTCAAGTGGTGGGAAACAGACTTACACAAAACATTAAATGAATTACGTATCACTGGTGGCGAACCTCTTATGAGTGGACACACGTGGAAGTTGATTGAATGGTTTAAAACTAATCAAGGGAGATCAAAAACTAAATTAGCGATTAACAGTAACTTGGCTATCTCTCAAGAAAAGCTCGCAGAGTTTATAGACAGTATACAATCACTTCCACACTTAGAAGTGTATACCAGTAATGAAAGTGTTGGAGCACAGTCAGAGTATATAAGAGATGGTATAAATTATCTCGAATGGTGTCAAAATATCGAAACCTTAATGGATTGTAGTTCTGTAAAAATACTACATGTGATGTTCACTATTAACAGTCTTTGTTTAGACAGCATAACTGATCTATTAGACTATCTTATGAAACTAAAACACCGGCATGGTAAGTTCAGTCTGAGTTTTAGCTTAAATATATTAAGATTCCCTAGTTTTCAAAGTGCTACAGTACTACCTGATGACATTAGAAATCAGTATAAAGAAAAATTACAGTCTTGGTTAGATCTAAATAAAGATGATCTAACATTACACGAGTACGAAGTAAATCATGTAGAAAGATTAGTTGATTATTTAGACATAGTTAAAACTCCGCATGCAGGTGCTGATGAAATAACAACTCTACAGAACGATTTTAAACAGTTTTACAAACAATATGATGAACGTAGAGGAAAGAACTTTACAGAAACATTTCCTAGATTAACAGAATGGTATAATACATTATGAGTGAAGAAATAAGCACACAACGTATTGCAATAAGTACAGACGGCGTTGAAATAGACAGCAGTCAAGGTGACTTATTGTCAGAAGCAGTCCTACTTGGCACCATTGTTATAGTAGTAGCTGTATTATACATAGGTAAGAAATGGATAGACAGGAAGTTTAAATGAGTGACAAAGAAACAGACGACTACTATAAAAATCACGAGTATCACGATCGTAAACCTGTGTACATTGATGAAAAAGATTTAAGGACAGATCAATTAGATAGACTTACAAAGAGTGAAACATTCTGTATGATCCCTTGGATACACATGCATGCATTCCCCAATGGGCAAGCATTTCCTTGCTGTCTTGCTGACAGTGATCATCCTATAGGCGACTTACATAAGAATACTATTCGAGAAGTATGGAATGACACAGCATACAAAACAATGCGTAAGAATATGCTTGAAGAAAAGAGCTGTAAAGAATGTACTAAATGTTATGAACAAGAAGATATGGGTTTTGTTAGTATGCGTAATTCATCAAACAAATCTTTTGGACATAATATTGGAATAGTGGATGACACCAAACCAGATGGTACCTTTGATGATTTCAAACTACGTTACTATGATATTAGATTTAGTAACTTATGCAATATGAGTTGTCGTACCTGTGGTGGTTGGTTTTCTAGTTCGTGGCATGACGAAGAAACAGCATTATATGGTAAGCGTGAGTATCCTAAATTTATGTTTGCTGGCAAAGACAAAGAAGATATGTGGAATCAATTACAAGAACACATTCCTTATCTAGAACAAGTATACTTTGCTGGTGGTGAACCTTTGATAATGGAAGAACACTATCGCTTGTTAGATGAACTAGAAAGACAAGAGTTATTCAATGTTAGACTACAGTATAATACTAACTTTAGTAAGCTAAAACTAAAAACAAAACATGTGTTTGACTATTGGCAGAGATTTAAAAATGTGTCAGTGGGTGCTAGTTTAGATGCCATGGGAGCTAGAGCAGAATACATGCGTAAAGGCACAGTGTGGGCAGAAACTGTTAGTAATAGAGAACGGATGTTACAAGAATGTCCTAACACAGACTTTTATGTTAGTAGTACCGTTAGCATTTACAACGCACTACATGTCATGGACTTCCATCGTGACTGGGTTGAACGTGGATTAATCAAAGCACAAGACTGGAACATCAATATATTACAGGGTCCTAACAGAGACAGGATTGATGTGCTACCAAAGATTTATAAAGAACAAGTAAAAGAAAAGATACTAGAACATATTGAATGGTTACGCCCACAGGATCATTTAAATCGTGCTGTTGTTGGTTATGAAAGCATATTGACATTTATGGAAAATCAAGACCAACAAAACTTGTTACAAGAGTTCTTAGAAGTAAATGATAGACACGACGACTATAGAAAAGAACAGTTTGAAACGGTGTTTCCTGAATACAAGGAGTTAAGAACATATGTCTCTACCTAAGAAAATATGTATGCTACCCTGGATCAGTATCGAAACATCACCTACTGGTACAGCACGTCCTTGCTGTCTGGCTAAGGATGAAATAACAAAACCTAACGGTGAAAAATATAAGTTAAAAGAAAATACATTAGAAGAAATTTATCATTCAGACTATATGCAAAATCTAAGACAGGAGTTTTTAGATGGAAATAAACCAGAGACTTGTCAACGCTGTTGGGATGAAGAAGCCGCAGGGCGTACCAGCAAACGTGTTAACAGTCAACTACGTCTAGGACAACACTACAAGAAGATTGATTTTCATAATACTGATCCTGATCAACTTTGGTTTTTAGATCTTAAACTAGGAAACATATGTAATTTAAAATGTCGTATATGCGGAAGTTGGTCAAGTTCAAAGTGGGCAAAAGAAGAAGTAGCATACGTTGACAAGATATGGAAAGGCGATCCTAACTATAGAAGGAAAGAACACCTAGCATTTACATATCTCAAAGACGGTGCTTGGCCTCGCGAAAGTATTGACTTTTGGGACAACTTAAAAACACTACTACCTAATATCAAATACTTTGAATTTACTGGCGGAGAACCTTTCTTGATCAAACAACATTTTGATCTACTAGAATATGCTGTTGAAAAAGGCTATAGTAAAAACATTGAAATACATTACAATACCAATGGCACACAGTTTCCTGAGTCTGCAGAGTTGTGGGACAATTTCAAACATGTAGAAATAGCATTCAGTATTGATAATACAAATGAACGTTTTGAGTATGAACGTTATGGTGCCAATTGGCTAGAAGTACAAGAGAATATTAAAAAGTTTACAGCTATGCGTAGTAGTAAGATATCAACACAGCTCTGTACTACAATGAATATACAGAACGTCTACTATCTGCCAGAGCTGTGTGAATGGATCAATACACAGCAATTTGATTTCTTGTTCTTTAATATGTTGCACGATCCTTGGCACATGTGCGTCAGTAAGATGACCCCGCAAGCACAGAAATTAGTTATAGATAGATTGACTAATCATAACTTTGATCCTAGACACAAGATAGAAGTTATGCGTATAGTTAAGTTCATTGAACAAGGTGAAGGCAGTGACGGTATAGAGTTTTTAAGACAGATGCAGAGGACCGATGATTATAGAGAACAAAGTTTCATTGACACACATCAAGAGATAGCTAAGGCAATGGGCTATGAGTAATATAGCATTAGGATGTAGCCATACCTACGGTGTAGGAGTAGAAAAAGATGAAGCTTGGCCTAATCTACTTGGGCTAGTAAATTATGGAGTTCCTGGGTGTAGTACTGATTTAATTTGTCGCACCCTGCCTAAGATTTTAGAGAAAGAACAACCAGACATTGTGTATATACTTTGGCCTGATTGGACAAGATTTGAATATCGTAAAGATGGAGAATGGATTCAATCACATCCAACAGACAGAAACAGAATTGAATTTATGGAAAGCCACCCAGAAGAATGGCTACGAGAAAATTTTAAACAGCAGGTAGCACGAGTAAACGAATTGTGTAAAGGTATAAAAGTTAACGCAATGACATTAGATGATTTGATCCCTTTCATTGACAATGCTGATATGTGGCCGCTCAGTAAATTAGGGCACCACTATGCTCCTGAATGGCACCATTGGGTGGCAGAGATATTTGAGAAACTGAATGAAGCAACCTAAGAATAGACCAGAAACGCTGTGTATGGCTCCGTGGACTCATACTTACCTATCGCCACAGACTGAACGTAGAATGTGCTGTGCTAGTCGTGAGGATGCACAATCATTTGAGCAGTATATAGATACCAAAGCTGGCACAGGCAAATACCAACCAATCACTTTAGAAAAACACTGGAATTCAGACCATATGAAATCAGTGCGTAAACGCATGATGGCTGGAGAAACCTTAAAGGAATGTGCCGTATGTAACGATAAGCTGTTGAATACTGATGTTTACCGTAGTTATTTCAACCGAATGTTTAGCGATAAGTATGATAGTATATGGGACACTACAGATGATACGGGCTACACCACAACAAAGCCTGTAAGCTGGGATTATAGATTCAGCAATCTCTGTAACTTTAAGTGTCGCACGTGCGGTGACATGTTGTCAAGTGCATGGGAGTCAGAGCAAAGACAGCATAACACTATCAATTGGGATAATCCTAGAAACAATTGGATGAAACCCGACATTAGGAAACAGATATCTGAGTTTCAGGACAATCAAATTGAGAAAGAGTTCGCAGATGCTGTAGAATCTCATCAAATTGAGGAAGTATATTGGGTTGGTGGTGAGCCATTGATGTACGATCAACACTGGAGATACATGAAACGTATCGTTGATTTAGGAGATGGGAAAAATGTTTACGCTAGATACAACACAAATCTTAGTCGCATCAATTATCGCGGTATCAACCTCTATACTGATATTCTATCTAGGCTACAGGATTGGCAAATATGTGCAAGCCTTGATGGTACAGGAAGAATTGGAGAATATATCAGGACAGGTCTCAACTATCAAACGTGGGTTGAAAACTTTAAGGAAGGTCTTAAGGGAGTTACTAACGATCGTCAAATGAGAATAGACTTTACACTTACCTTACCGGGTATGTTTGAGGTTAAAGAGATGGACAAGCTAGCTTATAATTTAGATAGTGAGATATTGGCCAAAGTAATATTCAGTTTCACACCAGACATCATTATGAGTCCGTTAGCACTGCCAAGGAAACTATTAGAAGAGTGGATTGATGATATATTAGAATCCAAGCTATGTAAACCTGTACTGATAGATATGCTTACCCAACTAAAAACAAGACCTACGTTCGAAGAACAATGGCCTGATACCTATCAAGAAAGTCTTGCAAAAGGCAAGCGTCGTGTGTTACAATTAGAGAGTATACGTAAAGATGAATTTACTTTAGCGGATATTTTAAAATCAAGGAAAGAAGTATATGAGTGGTATCAATCAATCTAAGGTTTCAGTAACACTAAGAAATCCTTTAGTTCGCGATGATCAAATAACATATGACATCATCCTGAATGATACCCAATTGGCTAAAGACTGGGTTGATGCTCTTAAACAGATATTACAAAACAACAATCTATTAGAAAAGAACTTTTGTTTCTTAGGGTTTCCAGATACACAACGTAATATTAAATATCTCAGTAATGAACTTAAACAAGCTGTCGACACTATCAATCAATACTTCGACGATTACGAGATTACAGAAACGTACACACCTGAAACACTACGCAACGGCTTAGATCCTAATCAAGATCTTATGAATCAATTACATAATCATTTTGAAGTACTGCAAGGAACTGTAGAGAATCTTAGTGATTACTATAGACGTGCTGACCACGAAACAAAGTATGCCATAAGACAGTTAAACATTATCTGTCACGAGTTAGAAAGTTTGATGTTAAGCTTACGTAAAAAAGTTAACGCTCCTGATTGGGTACGTAGCAGTCAAATAACTACATTTTTACAGTGTGAAAGATTCGAGTTAACACATGAACATAGACAAGGATTCTTAACCAACGGATATGATAGACAGTTTGGCGGTGTTTATATGCACTGGACACAGATAGGTAAAACACTGTTTGAAGTATTCAATGATGAAGGCGCTCCAGAACTAACAGATGCAGTATGTGACGCTATAACACACCTACAATACTATTCAGGTGAGTTTGATGTTGAATGGGGTAACACTGTTAACAGAGGAGACAGCACAGTGCCTTGGCATAATCAGGCACAAGATAAATTTGAACAATGGTTACGAGATAATCAGTTGGATCCTACGAATACTCAATTGAGTTTAGGATATTTGCCGTTGGGCAATATTGATCTTACTACGTTTGGCACAGACGATCCCAATGAGATAAGAGAAATACTAGGACGTTACCTTGATATCTATAAAATTAAAGTTGACGGAGTGTCGAATACTTTCGAATACTGCTGGACTGATGATGATTACAAGCAACAACAAATTAATAGGATGATTCCAGGATATGATTTTAGTAGCAGGGGGTGATAGTTTTGTTTGGGGCAGTGAGTTAGGAGACTGCAACCATGATCATGTTGAGACTCTTGGTAGTTCTAGTGGACATAGTAGTCTTACATTTCCAGCTATTTTAGGACAAGACTACGAATACCAATGTTGTGCTTATCCAGGAAACGGTAATGATACTATTGCTAGAAATGTTATTATAGCATGCGAAAAAAATAAAGAACAAAATCAAGCACAAGTAGTTTCAGTAACATGGACTTTCCCAGGGAGATACGAATTTCATGTAGAAACTAGTCAAGGTGCTAAATGGGAAACTATTAATTCATGGACAGTAGGTAAGAAATATACTGAAGAATCTGATCAACATTTAAATGAATTTGTCGAACAATTTAACGAACATGCTGAAAGTCTGGGTATAGTAAAATTTGCTAAATCTTATTTTGCTAATGTTGGACATTTAGAGTATTGGGAAACTTATACTGCTATTAAAGAAATAGTATATTTGCAAAATTATCTCAAAGCAAATAATATTCAGTATCTATTTACATGTGCAGATGTTGGGTTTCTTAATAATCACACAATAAAAGTCGCAGATGATACTATACGTTCGCTGTATAATCAAATTGATTTTGACCGTTGGTACTTGTTTCCTAAAGGTAGCAGAGCAAACGAAACCACAGTACCAAGAGGTTTTTACCAATGGGCATTGGAAAATAAGTATAGTATAGGCCCGATGAATCACCCGCTAGAGAAAGCACATCGAGATGCCGCTCTATTAATAAAGGATAAATTTAATGAATTGGTTCAAAAAAATAATTAATCGAATAAAGATGGAACTTCGATATCGTAAAAAGTTAAAAGAACTTAAAAAACGAGATCCGTTTATCTATAAATGAAATTACTAACAGTAGGAGATAGTTTTACTTACGGTGAAGAGCTTGTAGATATAAACAATGCTTGGCCTTACCTACTAGGTAAACAGATAGACTACGAAGTTACTAATCTAGGAAGTCCAGGATGTAGTAATGCCCGTATGATTCGCAATGTTATAGAAAATGCAGACAAGCATGATTTAATTATCATTGCCTGGAGTCATTTTGCTAGATTAGAAGTATCAGATGAGAATGGTACTTATGATCTTTGGCCAGGTGGGTCGGGAGTATTCTTTACTGGAGAGTTGAAGTATAGGAAAGAACTAATAAACTATGTAAACAGACACCACAATGATGAATATTTGTATAATCAATACACAACTAATATTGTGCTAGTACAAAAATATTTAGAATCTAAAGGCAAGCGTTACATCATGATGGATACGTTTGGAAATCATCAAGACAAACAAAGACAGTCTAATGGTTTAATCAGTCAAGTAAACGATCAGTATTATATTGGGTGGCCAACAGAAAGCATGATGGAATGGACCTATAAAACACCACAAGGTCCAGCAGGACATTTTTTAGAAGAAGGACATCAAAAAGTAGCAGAAAAAATCAATGAATATATTAGGAATATCGGCTGGGTTTCATGATGCTGGCATGAGTTGTGTGAGTGATGGTGAAATTTTATTTGCCGCACACAGCGAACGTTACAGTAGACAAAAACATGATAGCAAACTGTGCAGTGAAATGCTGTTTGATTGTTTGTCACGAACCGGCTTACCTGATGTTATTGCCTATTACGAAAGACCCTGGGTTAAAAAAACTAGACAACTGTATGCAGGGCAATGGAACTCTTTATGGTCAGATTGGTCAGTGCGTAGCATGATCAATGAGATTGATATAGAAGGGGCTTTAAAACATGTACCCATAAAAACTTATAATCATCACCTGTCACATGCGGCCGCTGGCTTTCAAACATCACCATACAAAGACAGCACAGTTGTAGTCATTGATGCCATTGGGGAATGGGACACTATTAGTATATGGGACGCAAGATACGATAGTCAAGGGCAAGCAACATATAAAAAATTATGGGGCCAAAAGTATCCACATTCAATTGGGTTAATGTATTCAGCGTTTACTAAAGAAGTTGGACTACGTCCTTTAGATGAAGAATACATTTTAATGGGAATGGCCGCATACGGGCAAAGTCATTTTAAAGACGCATTTAAAACAGTGTTGTTAGATGAACCCACCAGTTTAACATTTAGACATAATCTACATCTTGGGTTACCAGATGGTGGTGAAGGTGGCTATGGAGAAAACTTTGATGTAGCCGCTGGGGCACAAGAACTGGTAGAAGAACTTATCAATGAAGTAATACGCATATCTAAAAAATTAGGTATAAGCAAGAACTTAACTTATATGGGTGGTGTGGCTCTAAATTGTTCAGCCAATAGAGACCTAGGACAGTATTATAATAATATATGGATTATGCCTAATCCAGGAGATGCTGGCTCAAGTTTAGGTGCCGCGGCATTAACATACGGAAAACAATTAAATTGGAAAGATGCTTATTTAGGATATGATATCAAAGGTGAATACCCAGTTAAAGATTTGTTAACAGAATTATTAGAAAACAAGATAGTAGGTGTTGCTAACGGACCTGCAGAGTTTGGTCCTAGAGCTTTAGGCAACAGAAGTTTACTAGCAGATCCAAGAGGGCCAGAAATAAAAGATCAAGTAAACGAAATTAAACGTAGACAAAAGTTTAGACCATTTGCTCCTGTTATCTTAGAAGAATACGCCAACGAGTATTTTCAAATGCCTTCGGGTTTTCCTACTAGCGATTATATGCAGGTAACAGCCTTATGCAATTTTCCTAAACAATTCCCAGCAATTATCCATCACGACGGAACTAGTCGTGTACAAACAGTACCTAAAAATTCACGCAGTGGTATAAGACAATTACTAGAAGCTTGGCATGTATGGACAGGATGTCCTATGTTACTTAATACTAGCCTTAATATTAGAGGAGAACCAATGGTAAACAGTCGCAGTGACGCAGAAAGATTCCAAGAACATTATGGGATTCGTGTGTTATGAAAATATTAATATGCGGATTACCAGGAAGTGGTAAAACAACTTTAGCAAAACCATTTGCGGAACTGTTAGGTGGTGTCTGGATAAATGCTGATAGTATTAGAAAACAATATGATGATTGGGACTTCAGTGATGAGGGCAGATTACGTCAAGCTGAACGAATGCGTTTACTAGCAGACGGTGTTGAACTAGCAGGTAAAGTTGCTGTGTGTGATTTTGTTTGCCCTACAGAACAAACACGACAAGCACTTGATGCTGATTATGTAGTATGGATGGATACTATTAAGGAAGGACGTTTTAATGATACTAATTTAATATTTAAAAATCCTGATGTTGTCGACTATCGTGTAAGTGCTTGGTTTGACGACACTGATAAGGAATTAGTTAAAGTAGTATCAAACTATATAGAGAAAAGTAAATAATGTACGACATATTCATCATGGATATGGGCGGTCACGACGACAACGTTAAGAGTCTTGTACAACGTTTCCCTCACGCTAAGGTGGTAAGATACTACGATAATCATTTAGACACTGTAAAACGCTGTATTTCGCGTTGTAGGACCACATATGCTTGGGTAATTTCAAGTTGTTGCGACTATGCTAACTTTGATTTTGACTATCGACCTATACATCATCAAGCCTATCAAATACACTGTTGGGCTAGTGGCAATCAACAGTTCGGCGACACATTTCTAATACCAAAAGATGAATTCTTAAAGCAACAAGATATAGAACTGTTAGAATGGTATAAAGACATCAATTGGCACCAAGATGGTGTTCCAAGACTAGCTTGGCCTGTGTTAGAGTGTGAAACAGAAGATATCACCCAGCATTTAAAAGACTGCGAGTTCGATAGCAGTTATGTATGGGTCAACCAACGCACAGACTATGATCCTTCACTGTGGAAAGATAGATGTTTTTACAGTTTTAACAAATCCGGTGATGTATCGTTAGCACCGCGTGAAATTCAGACACATTTAAGCACACAAATCTATGATTATCCATACATTATCAAGCAAAAAGAAGCGTTTTTACCTTCTAAAACGTTGGATATTATCTACATCAGCAATGGCGAGATTGAAAGTGATCGTTGGTATGATCATGCAGTATCAACATCGGGTAAAACAATCAAAAGAGTGCAAGATGTTAACGGAAGAGATCTTGCGATCAAACAGGCGGCCTATTTGAGTACAACACCATGGTTCTTTACTGTGTGGGCTAAGTTAGAAGTCGACACAGATTTTGATTGGCAATGGCAACCAGATTGTCTACAACAACCAAAACATTATATATTCCATGCACGTAATCCTGTTAACGGATTACAGTATGGGCACATGGCAATGGTAGCCTATAATCGTGAGTTAGTACTAGAAACACGTAAGTGGGGATTAGATTTTACCATGAGTAAATTACACGGTGTTGTTCCTATTGTAAGCGGAACTGCTCACTATAATCGTGATCCATTGATGACTTGGCGTACAGCATTTCGTGAAGTAGTTAAATTAAAACAAGACAGTGAAACAGGCAACATTGAAAGTCTACATAGACTACAGGTTTGGTTAACTAAAGCTGTTGGTGAAAATGCAGAATGGAGTCTACGTGGAGCAAAAGATGCTGTTGAATATTATGAAAGCGTTAACGGTATTTTTAATAAGTTAATGTTATCGTTTGATTGGGATTGGTTAAAAAGTTATTACGACAAGCGTTACTAAATCGCTACTTCCATTCGTGTTCTTTCCACAGTGAAGGATGTTGTTGATACCATTCATAATACTTTACTAGACCCTGTTCAAAATTAACTTGGGGATTGTAACCTAATTCTTTCTTAGCTAGTTCTGAACTAAGTCTACCACGTTTAGGAAATGCTAGGTCACGTTGATTTATTTTAATAGTTCCTTTACCTGCGATAGAGATAGCAAGTTCGGCGGCCATTTTCAGTGTCCATAGTTTATCGCTTGAACGTGTTATGTTGTATATTTTATTTCGAGCTTGTTCACTGGTACTAGCTAGTGCGATTCCTTTTGCTGTGTCTTCTACATAGGTAAAGTCTAAGACTTCATCAGCACCATTTACCTGTAAGCATTCTCCACGCATTGCTTGAGTTATAAATTTACCAACCACACGATCCTCAACGTCCCATTCACCGTAGACAGCACTTGGACGTACAATGGTATAATCAAAATGCTTGCTATAATCTTCTACTAACTTTTCTCCAGCATACTTTAAGATAGCATAACTGCCACGAGGGTCGCAGACTGCTGTTTCTGTTACATCATTGTCGAAGTCACCATAGACCATTGAGCTTGATATATAAACAAATTTTTTAATTGTATATCTCTTACTGGCTTCTAGTAAATTCATTAGGCCCGATGACATCACATCACTTGCTAGTACAGGATTTTGATTTGCTATCTTTTGTCTTGGAAAACTTGCTAGGTGTATGACTACATCTGGATTGAATTTCTTAAACACAGTATTAACAGCAGGGTCTCTGATATCTCCGATGTTTTGTTCACAGTCAACTCGTTTAAGTCTGTGATTGGCAAGATAAACTATTTCCTGCTCTGGAATAATTCCATACCCAGTCAAGCTGTCTAAGATCGAACATTGATGTCCTTGTTGTTCAAGTTCTCGGACTACATTGTGTCCTATAAACCCAGCACCACCTGTTAACAGTATTCTCAATCTTGTGTTTTTATGAAAGGTTTAAGATTAGGCCCAACCCATCCTTCAGGTTTAAGAACTTTGCCATCTTCACGTTTTGTAACTTTGCCTGTATTGGGATCGATCTTAGCAAAGTTTGTGTCCATTACTTCTTTCCAGGCACCTTGTCCATCAAAGCCGCCTGCTCTGATAGCACCCATAGTAACAACTAAGATATCTACTAGTGCATCTAACTGCTCTACTTTATCTTGTGCCATCAATGCTTCAGCAAGTTCTCCAATTTCTTCATTAATGAGACCTAAATACATTTGATAGTTTTGATCGTTTGCTGGTTGATCGCATGCTTCAGCGAATCGATTAATGTCATTAAATACATCAGTCATTGTTTGGGTCCTCTTTACAATTTGAAAAGTCACTTATAAGTTGTAGTAAACGTTTACGTGTAGCTTCGTCATCGATACTGTAAATTGCTGTACGTAAGTTTACAAGAAATGATTGTAGTTTCATTGATAATATCTCCTATACCGCCATAGGGGCTTTTATTGAATCCATTGGATTGTAGTTGTCTAATTTAAAGTCGGTCATAGTAAATTCGTTAATATTTTTAATCTTAGTATTCATAATTAATGTCGGAGCAGGTAATGGTTCACGTTGGAGTTGTTCTTTTACCTGCCCTAAATGGTTCAAATATATGTGAGCGTCTCCTAACACGTGAACGAGCTCGCCTACCCGAAGGTCACACACCTGTGCAATCATGTGTGTGAATAAGGCATAAGATGCTATGTTAAAAGGTACTCCTAAAAACATATCACAGGATCGCTGATATATTTGACACGACAACTTTTGATCACTGCTAACATAAAATTGTGCAAAGCAATGACATGGCGGCAAAGCCATTTGATCTAATTCGCCTGGATTCCACGCAGTTAAGATATGTCTGCGGCTTTCAGGATTTGTTTTTATTGATTCTATTAGTTCTTGTAGTTGATCTATAACCAAACGATCAGTTTCCCACTCTCTCCATTGCTTGCCATACACAGGACCTAGGTCATTGCTACCAAAGTCTTTGGCATTAGCTGTCCATATAGTTTTCTTTTCTTCGTCTCTTGTACCATGTAGTATTTCTGCTAGTCTACGTTCGTCTGTTGATCCTTCTATAAACCATAACAGTTCACTTAAACAACTTTTGAATGCTAATTTTTTTGTAGTTACTGCTGGGAATGATTTAGATAGATCATAGCGTTGTTGCATGCCAAATACTGACAATGTACCCACACCCGTTCTATCAGTACGAGTTTCACCGTTGTCTAAGATATGTTGTAAAGAATCGAGGTAGGTTTTCATAGTATTAGTATACTAAAGATCTGTCATCCTGTCAATTAAAAGATATTCGATTCCATGTTTCGTAGGTACAGTTATGTCCAGGACGTACTGAATAAAGTCTAAAATCTAATAGATATTGCTCTAGATCAATCCGTGTATCACTGAACCAAGCACCTTTTATTCTAGTCAAGTAAACACGCTCAACTATGTTTTGTGTAGCTTCGTATATTGATTTACCGCCAATAACAAATACTTTCTTGTCTGGAAATCTTTCTTTTATCTCTGTTACTTCTTGACTGATGTCACCATTGATAGTACGTGCCTGTATAACATTAAGTTTACGATTAGTAACTACAAAATTAGCCCTATTAGGTAATGGATTCGGCATCATTGGGTCGTCCCAAGTGTTACGACCCATGACTACAATTTGATTTTCTGTGTGTTTTTTAAACTGATATAAATCTTCGCTGTTCTTAGGCCACGGCAGTGTTCCGTTATTACCAATACCGCCTTGACTCGTTGATGCTAATATACTACAGATCATAATCCTTTAAGTGCCTTGTCTGTAGCAGGTTGTACTTCATGTTGTACCTTGTCGATATCAACAAAAAAGTCAACATTCTTAATGTAAATATCAAGTTCGTTGAACTTTTCGTCGAGCATTGACTCGATATCATCTGGATCTTGCCCATCAGATATCAAATCTTTAACATTAATAGTAATTTGAGTTCCATCAACCAATGATACCAATATTTTTTGTAGTATACTTATTGGTACTTCTTTCTTGTCAACTCCGTTAACTATGTCCTGCCAGCTCTTTCTTTTATTGATATTGAGCTTTTTAGCTTTACTGCGTTTACGCGGTTGCTTTGGTTTTTTTGGATTTTCCGACATTTTTAGCCTTTTTTGCTTTTGGTTTTAAAGATTTCGCCTCACTTTTTAAACGTGTTGCTTCTGCTAACAATGTCTTAGCCTGAGCCTCCATCTGTTTAGCTTGTGATAGGCTCATTTCAGCTAAGTCAGAATCTGATAATGCTTTATCTCGACCAGCAGGTTGATTACCACCAACACTACTATTTACCGGCGGAGGAGTTTGTCTATACGCTTCACCCACCTCACGACCTTGATTTTTATCTGGGTCTGCCATTCCACGACCTGCATCAATCTCAGCCATCTTTTTAATAGCTTCATCACCACCTGCCATCTGATCTAAGATTTTATTTAATTCGTCTAAACGAACGCTAGATTTAGCATTAGGTGTTAATATAACTTGTTTAGTCTGTACTTTTTTAAAAAATCCACCACCGTGTATTGATCCAAGAAGATTTTGACCATCTGGCATAATATGTCTAAATAAGGCATCAGCTAGTTGTTGTGCTTGCTGTCCTTCTTGACCTTCTACAACTTTCATTACTTCGTCATGTATCATTGAAGGTAGCATGTCGCTATACATAACCAACGCCATGTGATCTTCTCCTGGTACTTTATTATATGCCACGATAACTTTTTTCTCTCCGTGTCTTCCAATATGTTTTAATATAGCCATTACTTTTTCTCCGTAGTTTTTGCTTGTTCGGGTGCTGTTTGATTTGGTGTTATAGCACCAACACTTGTTAAAAATTTAATTAATTTATTATATAATTCACCAACCTGTGCCAGCTCGTCTGCTTGGAATGCACCTCTTTGTGACGTTAAGTTTATTATCTGAGCAACTGTAACTAAGTCTGTTAGTGTTAGTCCTATTGCATTTTCTGGTGTTACATTCTGTTGAGTAGTACTTGGTTTAGCCTTAGGCTTACTTTTTGTAGTAACCTTTGCTTTTGATTTTACTTCTTTCTTTGTAGCCATTGTTATAATTCTCCTTAAGGAACAATTATATTTAACAGCATAGCGATGGATGGAAAAATTTTCTTATGACGGTAAATTTTTATCTAGTGAAGGAAGTACAAGACTAAAGTAAGTAGCTTCGCCATGCAACTCAAAGCCTACTATTTGCTTTCGATCAACTTTACCAGAGTCTGCAACTACATCAATGTTTCCTACATAAAAACGCCCTCGGAGATTCTCGTAAAGCCAATCTGATATTTGCTTATTTGTTACTCCAGATAAGTTAATTATAACTTGTTCGAAGTGTGGAGGTAGGTGGGCTAATTCTCTAAGCTGATGTACATTGAGTGGATTTGGAGTACCATCTTTAAGCACTATCTTTTCCTAAATCATAATATGTAGTAATACCAAACGGTGCTTCGATTGTAGTTGATCCGTGTATCACAAACAGTGTATCACAGTAGTTAGGATCTCCCCATGAATCCCATGGATAACCATCTGTAAACATCACAAACTTTTTAGGTTCGAGACCTTCGGATTTCATGTATTCCCAATTACTGTCAAAGTCAGTACCACCACCACCGATACATTCATAATCTAACAGTTCGTCGATGTTATCTTCTGTGAATATTTGTGGATTATGTACGGCTGTATCGAAGCACCATATATGTAAATTAAAACTACCAAATGCCTCCATGATGCCTTTAACTTCGCTTTTAATGTTATGCAGTGTTTCATCACTCATCGAACCAGATGTATCAATTGAAAGTGCGATGTCAATCTTTTGTTCTAAATCGTTGCCCGGCAGTATAGCATCCATGTGCCATCCTCTACGACTAGGACGGGCAAATGTATAGTCTGCTTTGATAGTACTTAATAACTGCTGTTGTAGCAACTCGTTCCAATTTAATTGTGGTGCAGTTAAATCTTTAATCATTTTCCTTACACCACTAGGTAGATTATCAGCACCCGAGCTTTGTGCGGCTGTCATCACAGCTTCTTTCATTTCGTCTCTGATCTCTTTTCTCTCAGCCGCTGATATTTTCGGCTTAGCACTGCTTTTATCTTTGCCATCTCCATCCCCGTCTTTACCTTTACCGGAATCACCTTCGCCATTTTCTTCTCCATCCAAATGTTCATCTATTAATTGATCTAATAGATCATCTACATTAATTTTCTCAGCATTTTCGTATAAGTCATCATACACTTCCTCAGCACTCATATTACGATACTTTGTATCAAACAAACCAATTGGAATCTTTTCACCAATACGTTGATCTACTAGGTCTTGATTTACACAATAGTCGTCAGCTATGTTCCATAACCTAGGATCTCTGTCTCCACGTCTTCCCATATGATCATAGACGCAGTGTAACACTTCGTGACCAATAAGAAACTCTAATTGTTTACTTGGTAATGTTTTAATAAATTCTGAATTGTAGTAAAACTTACGACCGTCTGTTGCGGCTGTTCCACACCATGCATCAGCGTTAACGATTTCTAAACGTGTAGCTAGATTACCAAAGAAAGGTGCTTTTAGTAATAGTGCGATACGAGCACCAATGATTTTCTCACGTGCATCAGCATCAGTTTTTGGATTTGTTTTACAACCTACGAAGTTTTTAAATTCTTCTTTGTTTGCTGTGGTGTCTTTACTCATTGTCGGCTCATTCCTTTATTGTATATATGTATTATACTGTCAATCTAACCAAAAGTCAACTAAAAAGGAGGAAGGATGCTCTAGGTCCAGCTTGTAAGTTAGGAGCAGTTGGACCGATTGAAACACCCTTCCTGTGAACTATGCTACTGCTTGAACGATATACTTACCAAAGCGTTTATGAAACTCATCAAATGATTTTACTTTGTTTGGAATAAATGGCAAGTTGTAAACAGTTAGAGCTACTCTCACTCCCATAACAGTAAGCTCTGTTGTAAAGTTGTCCATCATAAATCTAAAGAAATTATCTACCATGGTATGCCATACTTCATCTTTCTTATCGGTTTTCTTATTATAGGCCTTGAGCTCATAGCACATCGACACAGTCAGAGAATACATAGCTGATACTTCTTTTACTTCTAAAGTCTTTACTTTTCCCTCTAAGATCTCAGTGGGATTAGGCATCTTACCTGCAATCTTTCTATGAGCCATAAACTTAATAGCAGTACCATCTCCAACAGTACCACTTACTAGATCAGTTTCGACATCAGTAGGAAGATCGTCCCCTAATAGATCACTAACAAATGTCCATGAACGAGGCGTAGCAAAAGCACGTGAGCTTGATTTAGGATCAAAGTCAAATAAATCTTGTTTAGCAAACGACACGTACCCTACAACATCTTTATGTATGCCATTACTAACTGCCCACTTCTGCCACGACTCAAAATCTACTCTCATTTCTAAATGCACAAAACGATTACTTAGTGGTGCTGGCATTTTATAAGTAACACCTTTATCACCTTCTCTGTTACCAGCGGCAACAATAACAACGTTATCTGGAAGTTCGTACTTACCAATACGTCTGTTTAACACTAGCTGATAAGCCGCGGCCTGTACACTAGGAGCCGCTGAGTTCATCTCATCAAAGAATAATACTACGATAGGATATTTTGCGGCTAACTCTTTGCTTGGAAGATCAATTGGAGGTGCCCAATCCATTAGACCGTTGTCTTTGTTATAAAATGGAATACCTCTGATATCTGTTGGATCCATCTGACCTAAACGTAGATCAATCATATGACCTTTCATTTCGTCAGTAATACTTTGCACTAATTCTGATTTACCTATACCTGGAGGCCCCCAAAGAAAGATTGGACGCTTACGATCAAAACATCTACTTATTGCTACTTGTGCTTCTTCACTTGTGACTGTTCTATTCTCTGTTGCTGACATATTTTGCTCCTAACTAAATTTGTCTAAATTTTAACTTACAAAAACAGTATAGCACCAAATTGACTATTTGTCAATCACTCTTTAATGTAACCCGATCGGTGCATCATACACCACAGTCAATCCTTGATCTGACTTTCTCCTCATATATTCAGCCATCATTATTACGCCATTGACAATATGTTCGACTTCTTCCTGGGTTTCTATTGGTTCTCGATCTCCCCAAATAGCTTTTACGATACGTTCTTGTTCTTCAGTCATATTAATCCTCTTTTTCAAATAATTCAAACTGTTCAGGTAAACTATATACTTTTACCATCTCAACCAATGGATCGTTAAAGTCTGTTTCAATTAATTCTGGGTCGTCATAGTAGTCATAAAAGTCACCAGTGTCACTGTCCTCAATATCACCACTGTTAACTTTTTCCCAAGCTTCTTTCTCAGAGTCTGCCTTGACATATTCGTATTCAGTATAAATTACTCTACGTTCAAATGTATAATTATTAGCCATTAAAAAATAATAATTCCTTTTAAACTTAAATATACTGCGGACAAATACCATAATAACACAGTTCCAGATCCTACGAATACTATTATAAATCCCAAACTACATTGAGTATCTAAGGCGTCTTCTTTATCTTGTTTACAGTCTCTCATTTTTTAAACAATCTGGTAACCAGATCGATAGCCTCTTGTTTAGTTGTAGTTTCTGAAGAATTAAGTTCATCTAGTTCCTTTAATAGTTTTTTTCTTTCTTCACTGCTTAACTCCTTCAACCTTGGCAGTATCACCTGATCATAGAATTCGCGTCGTTCATTTTCTTTTTTAAGTGTTGTATGTTTTTCAGTTCCAATAAGATCCCAAACGACAAAAGCCAAAATACATAAACCAAGCCACTCGTACCAAGTAAAGTTAAATTCCATTATGATATCACCTTGCCAGTGAAAACATCAACAACTTCTTCATCACCAAACTCAGCACGCATTTCCATTTGCTCTTCTTCTGAGTAACCATGTTTCTCACGCATAGCTTGATAACGTCCAAGAAACTCTTGAGTTTCAATTGAGTTTTGTTTAGTTGAACGCTCAAACATTTCCCAAGTAATTGTACCGTCAACCACAGCCATTTCTAAGATGTCTGTTGGAGGAATGTTATTTGATGATATCCAACGAACTTCACCTTGTTTACCAAGTTTCCATTCCTTGTTACCTAACACAGCAACACCGTCACGGTGCCATTCACCTTCTGTTACAGAACCACCTCTGATTGCTTCGCCTTTGTAGTTTAATTTTAGTGCAGTAGAGTTGTATTTTTCTTGTAGTATTTCTAGTGTTGGATTTTCAGTTGTGTGTGTCATTTTGTCTGCTCCTAAGTAATAAAAAATGTCTTTTCCTTATTTCTTACTTACAGTATATGACAAATTTAACCAAAAGTCAACCAAAATATTGATTTATTTTAAAAGAATAAGTACCAAGCTAGGACAAGGACAGCTATTTGTGCAGATATTAGTAATACACCAAAAATCCAATGTAAGAATTTCTCCATTAGCCGAACAGATGTCTTGCAACACCGAAGCCGTATATGACAGTCATTAAGATATTAATAGTTATGAGACTCCATTCTTTCCATTTCCAGGCTACCCAAGTCCACCCAAAACCAGCAAGCCAACCAAACCATACGTTTAACGGATATATATCCATAGCACTCATAGCGGCACATCCTACTGCTAGTGCAGTAGATATCCATTTGGTCCACCATATCAGTCTTTCTTCGTAGTCTATAATTTCATTCATAGTGTTTTAGTATATTATCATTTTTCCTGATTGTCAAGATACTGCTGTAGGTTGTTTCCATGTAGTGCCATCATCATTGCTTCACTTTCACCAAACAATACTATAGTTTGTGCATTCAGCAAGTAGTACGGACTAGTGACAAATCTTTCAAGTTGAACAAATGTTTTAGGTCTATACTTTTCTGTTGTTTTAAATTTAAACACAGGCACTTTAGCTTGAATCAACATTCGATATGCCATTTTAGTCAATCGAAGACTGTCTGGATTTACTGGATTAAACCACCAAGTTTTCGGCTCATCCAAGCTGTTGTAGTGCAACTTATCACGTCCTAAGGACTGAAATGGATTTAGTATATAATCTTTTTGGAATTTAGTTTGCCAAATAACCTGCAATGACTCGCTAGTTCGTGCCATTTAGGCGACCACTACAGTCCCGCTATTTAATAGCACCACAGTGAATAAGTCACATTTAAATAATGCGTTTAATTTTTTAGCTAGGTTGTGTGCATGCCCAGGATTACTGAATGAAACTTTTTTATATTTTGGTCCAGGATACTGCACTAGGATATTCTGAGTCTTAAGATTGATAGGTTTGCCGTCATAGAAAACTGCCCAAATACCATCTGAGCTTAAAATTTGATCACTCTTATAGGTTGTTTTGTTTACGTGTTCTAAAAGTACATTGGGTTTAGGTCTTGACATTACTTACTCTCTAATATTAACTACTATTATTTATGCCTATTATCAGAGTATTTAATTAGAAATCGCCACCATCAAAATCCACATTTACTGCTTGATTATCTTCTTTTTGTATGTTGGTAAGGTCGTTGATTTTAGTAAGTAATGCAAAAAGATCACTATGTATGTTACGTGCATCCGTTGGAGTTAACACTAATTCTTTAGCGTTAGTCTGATTCATAGCCTTAATTTTCTCGTTAAACTTCTTCAGATGCAGACTTAATTGTTGTTCCATGTAGGGCTCCGTTAGCAATACGCAAATTTTCTTGCATTTCTTCCAATGACTGATATGGACCAGCATAAGCGTATCGATTTAATGTAATTAGTTTTGGGCAGTAACTTTTAACCCACCCATTGTTAAATTTAAGTATATAATATCCAGCACAGAAAAAACTTTTACTTTTTTTTCCTTTAGTAAATACTGGCAATTTTCTAGGAACGTCCCAAAGAATATTTTGTGCTTTGTAGTCACACGGAAATCCGTAGATACCATGCGATTCTTTTGGTTTGTTTTTGATCGTTGTTTCTACAACAATGTTGTATCTGTCACTGAGACGTTTTAAACTAGTAAACTGTTCCCTTTCGTCATCGTGCGTGTAAACAACACCTTTTTGGTTAGCTAATATAGTCCCTATTTTATTGCCGTTATCTTCAACTACCCAACATTTATTTTTAACTATTGCTTTTGCTAGTAAGCTCATCTTACCCTCCTTGATATATCGCTGAGTTAGCACCATGCTCTGCACACTCTACTGAATGTACCCAGCAACGATCGTTTGTTTGTTCTCTAATTAATTTGTCTGCAAACACAAATGCGTGTTCTGCAAACTTCTCTGCACCAACTCCGTCCATTACTACAATCTCTGCTAGGTCAAACAGTTCAAGTTCTTTAAATTTTTCTAAGAAAGGGTCATTCTTATCAATCGCTGTCTTATGATCAAAGTGATCTTCTAACCATTTCTTAACCTGTTTAAGTCCACCAAAGTCTACTGCCCAGTTTTTATTATCTAGTTCACTACAAGCAAACGTAAATTTAAATTGTAAACTGTAGCCATGTAATAAATGACAGTGTGAATGATCAGCATTAGGTTGCCTAAAGCAGGCTGATAAACCAATGTTGTGTCCGTACGTTTTAGTTGAATAATATGTTGCCATCGCTTTCTCCTAGTCTAATAAGCGGCAGAGTATTTAAAGAGGGTTGACACTGATAAGTCCTCTGTAGTAATATTATATTGTCATTTGTGGCCGAAGTCAAAATAAATTTTCAACTATCTGATTTTGTTTTTTCATCATACTAAAATAAAACTTTAATGTATTAAAAGCATCTTGATCTGCTCTGTGTTGCTCACCATCAAAAGGTATGCTAAACTTTGCCATTGCTTCTGACAATCCACCTTTAGGATCTGAATTACTACTGAACATCATAAAGTTAAAGATAGTTTTAAGATCAATGATACGACCACCTAGATGTTCAAATGCTACATTACGTTCCTGGAACTCTTTGCGTAGTACTGAAACATCATCAAACCCCCATACCACACAGTTTAACCAAGGTCTATGTTCTTTTATTAAAGCTTCAAGTTCTTGTGCTATGTATTCGTGACTATAACTTTCAGTACGAATATCGTGATCAGTGATACCTGTTAATCTTGTTATGTAAGGGTCAATGGGTTCTTTTGGATCTACATACCATTTGGTTGTTACATAGTTTTCAGGTTTTTGACAAGCATTGCCGATAGCAACACCTACTTGTATAATCTTATTGCTGGGTTGATTTAATTCTAAATCGATTGATATAAAGTTTTGTTTATTCACACCATTTCTAAATCTGGATAACTAGCACTCATCCAGTGAGCCATAGCGGCCGCATTATCTCCCAATTTAACTAAATTATATTTTCCACAGAATTTAAGAAACTGTGCTCCAATCATTTGTTTTTGCTTGACATTCATCCCTACAGCTATAGTTTCGGCTATCTGTACTTTAACATCTTCAGGCTGTGCTGTAAGATCTACTAGAGTGCAATTACGGTTGTAGTCATCTAGCACACGGTGTTCAACTTCGTTATGATCTACCCATCGCTGTAACATTAAGTTGTTCCAATTAAACCCTTTTTTCTTCTTATCTGCAAATGCTTCTAATAGTCCAACTTTATTTTTACTTCCTTTCTCTCTAACACCTGGATAAGCTGAAAACACATTATCACTTGAGTCTCCTCTCATACATTTTTTAAACAAGAGATACTCTGGATCTGGTACTACCTTGGGCTCTTTAGTTTTCTTATCTATCACACGCTCACCTTTTTTATTAAAAATACCTTCAATGGTGTGTAGTTCATCTGATATACCGTTGTACTGTTTAACATTGCCTGCCAGTAACTGATAAAAGTCAGAGTCTGAACTTACAATAACGTGTTCATCCTTAGGATGACTCTGTATCCATCCTGCTATCAAATCATCAGCTTCTAGATTAGGATGTTGTAAAGTAGTACAATTAGTTTTTTCTCTAATAAACTCGTTTATATTATCAAAGGCTTCCCAAAACAGTTTATCTTCTTCAGCTTCTGTTTCTGTTAGTGCTTGTCTAGCCACTGATCTATTCTTTTTGTAAGGCTCATAAAAGTCTTTACGCCATGAGCGGCCTTCTAAACAAAATATAACATGATTGGCCTGTTGATCTCTCCAAGCTTTGTTTATGCTAGCTAGTGTAACATGCATCGCAAAGGCTACTTTTTCTTCTGGACTAGCGGCTCTATAGGCAGAGTGTCTAGCTCTAAAGAATGTGTTTGCAGTGTCTATTAATAAATATTTCAACTAATCTCCGATCTACCATTGCCAAGATCACGTTTGTTTGTCTGTGCTTGACGTATTTCTGGATCTGCTTGCTCTTGTTCAAAATTCTCCATTACTACATTACGACATACTGATTGGAACCAGTTGTCGACAATGTCGTTGTCAGTTTTACCTTGATACCCAGCTTTCATTAATCTAGCTACAAAGATATCGTTCCAGTCTAGTTCAAATGCTCCGTCACTAGGATTATCTGGGTCAATTTCCATACTAAGAACAGTAATATAAGGCTCTTTATTTTTGTCTGCTAGTTCCTTATCTGACAGTTTCTTTTTATTTTTCTTAGGCTCTTCTTTCTTACCTATTAGTTTCTTAAGTTTATCTAACATATTATTCCCATCCTATTTTCTCCCAGGGTACGTTTTTATTACCAAAGTGTCCGTAAACACAGTTCTCACTATAGTTATTATACTTGAATAAATCAAATCTGTCAATGATTCCTAACGGTGTTAAATCAACATTGGATCTAATAAACTTTTCTATAGAACGATTATGCCCATTTGATTCTATGTATATTGATGTAGGTTCTTTAACACCAATAGCATAACTTAACTGTATTTGACACCAGTCAGCCATTTCACTAGCTACTACATTTTTTGCTAGCCAACGAGACATATAAGCCGCCGAACGATCTACTTTAGTTGGATCCTTACCGCTAAATGCGCCTCCACCGTGTGGTGCCCAACCTCCATAAGTATCTACGATAATTTTTCTACCTGTTAATCCCGAATCTCCATCTGGACCACCTACTACAAAGTTACCAGTAGGATTGAGATGCCATACAGTATCATCATCTACCAGATGCCCTAACACTGATTGTGCAATCAGTTTTGTTTCTTTTCTAGCCTCTTCACAATCGCCTTCAGTGTGTTGAGTGCTTATTACCACTTGGTCGATACGCTGTATTTGATCACCTCTATATTCAACACTGACTTGACTTTTAGCATCTGGCAAGAATATATCATTGTTTTGTCTTGCTTGCTTTAGTCGTTTAAGTATCTCATGGCTGTAATAGATAGGTGCAGGCAAGTATGCTTCATTATCTCTATTAGCATATCCAAACATAATACCTTGATCACCTGCCCCAAAATCGTCTGTACCTAAGGCAATGTCAGCTGATTGGCTATGTATATGATTGTCTATTTCTAATGTATTCCAATGGAATCCTTCTTGTTCATAACCAATCTTTTTTACTGTATCTCTAACTATTTGATTAACATCAACAACATTAAAGTTTTTAACTTCACCAGCTAGTGTTACGTGATTTGTTGCTACTAATGTTTCAATCGCTACTCTTGTTGTGCGATCACCTTCTGTTAACCCAGCATCTACTAAGGCATCGGATATCTGATCTGCTACTTTATCTGGATGTCCGTCTGATACTGATTCACTTGTAAATATATATTTGTCCAATTATTTTCCCCAACTGTTTCCCCAAAGATCAACGTGTAATCTTGGGCTATAATTGTAGCCACGTTTCATACACTCGTCTGCTACATTAAATTTATTATTTTCATATACTGATACAACACCACCTACAGGCATAATATATACTACACCTTTAAGTCCGGCTTCTCTATATGCTTTGACAGCACGATCAACTTCGTCAAAGTCCTTAGGATTTTCAACTACAAACTTGAGATAGGTTGTGCCATACTGCTCATAGTCAGCAACAATCTCAGGCTTAACAGCATCTTCCCACTTCTCGCCACTAGCACTTAACTTAGCACTAACTGAAAATGTTATATCGCTGTGATAACTATCACCTCGTGCCTTACTCCAAGATTTCATATACTCACCAAACTCTGGATGTATCTTTTGTGTGCCGTTAGTTTCAAATGTTATATTAATCAAATCTTTCATCTTGTCATTTTCTAATAACTCAGGAAAAGCACGTTGCCAGCCTAGTAAAGGTTCGCCGCCTGTAATTACTAAGTGTACATCATTACCGTTAGATTGTACCCATTTATTGTTTGGTGTTAGTTGTGTTAATCTATCTGCTACTGCTTCTGTCTGTAACATAGGTGACAAATGTTTGAATCTTGGATCCCATGATGCATAACTATCGCACCCTGTATCTACTAAAGGTAATCCTTCGTATTGATTAAATAGTTCTACTTTAACTTCGTCACGCTCTGTTGACAGTTCGCCTCTATTCATACCAAAGCCGCCACATGTGAAGTTACAACCAAATGTACGCAAGAATATACTAGGAACGCCTACAAAACGTCCTTCGCCTTGTGCTGAATAAAATATTTCACTAATTTTAAGTTTCATTTACGCCTTTCGTTAATAGTTTATTATACACTTATTTAGGTCGTATGTCAATGTTCCCATGGAAAAACTATCCATTCATCTTTTTCTGATTTGTCTATTTCAGTAGCACAATAGTCTACTTCCTGACAGAAACCACTGGACAAGTTGTCAAATAATACAGCAAACTTAACATTATGTTGCGGAGTTTGATTTAACTTCCAATCATTGACGATCCAGTTAAGTGTTGCTCCAGTATCATTAATGTCATCTAACACTAATATTTTTTTGCCTTCACGTGCATCATCTTGCATCCATAGATTATCATCTGTGTCTATGTGATCTCTAAGACTAACCTTTAGTGCGTGCATCGGTATATCCAATCTATGACTCATATATACTGCTGGCATTAATCCTCCGCGAGTCAACCCAACTATATAATCGGGTCTAAAGTTATCTTTATACATTTCAAAGCTCACTCGATTGACATAGTCATCAATAGTGGGCCATCCTACGTAACGTTTATTATCCACGGTATGCCCTTATGTTTGATATTTTACCATCAACAAATGTAATTACATCAACCACTAACAGTGTATCTGTGTCGTCTATTAAAACACTGAGTTCAGCAGTTATAGTATCCATTTCTTGGTATATTGCCAATGGAGTTACTTCGATAGTTTCTACTGCATCAAATATTGTTTGATTGGCCGCTAGTACATCTGTACGACCTTCTGCACTTGTTTCCCAATCACGTAAGACAACATCGTCTGTAAACATTGCATCAAGCCCATTGATATCTTTACTACTGAATGTAGTAAAATACTGTGTTGCTAACTCTTTTAATTCCATATTAAAAACTCCATTGTAAAGAAACTCCGACGATGTTATTAGTTTCGCCTTCTTGATTTAAGTAATTCAATTGATGTTCCCCATAAGTTACTAGTTCTAAATCACTATCATCACTTTTAAATTTATAATACATACCTACATTATATGCATTTACATCTGGTGACATATCAACTGAACTTCTATCATATGCTATGCTACCATCTCTATAGTACCCAACTGGTACACTAACATCAACAGTACCTTCGTGTATAGTAACGGGCTGACTAAATGTAGTACCAATACTGTGTTCATCCACAGTGTAGTCTAATCCTACATTCCAGCTGTATGATTGTGTGTCACTGACGTCAGTTACTAGTCCTGTTTTATTCATACCACTTTGTGTGTATCCATACCACACACCCCCAAACATGCTTAGTCTCTTATTTAACTTCTGGGTACCAGTTATGTTAGTGTATGTGGTATAACTGTCTTCCATTTCACCTAAGGCACCATTAATTTCGTTACCCATCCAAGCTTGATCTTCGTTTAGCATACCAAAACCAACTCTTACTGATAAATCATTGGTATACTTTGTGGTGTGCCCAAATTCAAAGTTACCGACACCAGTGTCTTGATTCATTTTCATAGTCATATCAATAAATGATGTACCATCTTGATCTGTTGCTAAACTAACCTTGCTACTTGAAGTATAATAATTTAGATTATCATATGGATTATGGTCTGTAAAGAACTGGCCTTTGCTTATTGGATTAAATGGTGTAGCTTTCTTTTTCTTAGTGTTACTTCCGTAACTCATGTCAACATAATAATCACGACCAAACTCATCAGTAACCATAACACTGCTTAACGCACCTACATCTGATAATCCGTCTGAACCACTTGCTAAAAATGATCCACTTATAGGAATAGTTTTTCCATATCTACCATCTACAGGAATACCAACAACACCATATGGTCTGGTAGCCGCTTCTAAATCTAGCAGTCCAGCACCCATTATGTCCTTATCATACCCTGGTAAATCTTTATTAGCAGTAGCAGTTAATAATTTAACGATATTACTACCGGTCATTAACGGCCATTGTTGATGTATAATAGCAACAGCACCCGAAACAACTGCGGCCGCTTCTGATGTTCCTGTACCTATTACATACCCATCTCCACTGGTATGTCCTGGACTGTACATGTTGCCTGGTGCTAGTATATAAAAATCACTCATTCTATATGTGTCATTACAATTACCATCACTGGTAACATTGAACCCTTGGCATATATGTCCGGCCTTGTTACTGTAACTAGCAACAGTACCTGCGTCAATATCATATGCACCAACTACTAGCATTTGTCCGTTCATATACAGTGAACCGTCTTCTCGGGTAGCATAGGCCATTGGAGCTGGATTTTCAGGAAATGCTAGCCCCGAGTTACCAGCCGAGACAACAACAACCATTTCACTATTGCCTAAAGCTGAAGACCATCTTTTAGGATCCTCGTTATTATAAAATCCTGTGCTTCTTCTTCCGGTATGGTAATATTCTATGTATTTAGGATCACTGTTGCTCCAACTTCCATCTTTTAGTTGTACCCACTTACTTTGATAGTTATTAGAGTATCCTGCGTTGGCACTTATATTTGCTACAGTAGCATCTATACTAGCACCCCAAGCAATAGCATCTCTGGCTTGACTGAATCCGATCCTACTACTATTAGTTACTTTGGCTATAGCTAGATCAGCGTCAGGGGCAACACCAACCATGCCAACACCATCTCTACTTGCTCCTGCGATACCAGCCATTTTAGTACCATGGCCGACATTGTCGATGATGTCCGTTTCCCCTCTAAGGAAGTTCTTTTTATCTGTTATCCTTCCTTTGAATTCATTATGTTCTTCATTGATACCACTGTCAATGATAAGAATTTTACTGCCCTTACCTGTATACCCTCTATCCCAAGCGGATTGAGCTTTAATTGCACTTAAAAAGTTGTCATTTGTTTTACCAGGAGCAAGATCATCAGCAATATATTCTCGTTCAAAATCTGTCCTAGTATCTACAACCTCTTCTTCAACAGGCTCTTCTACTGTAGTTTCTTCTTCAACAAGCTCTTCTGTATCACCGTATACTGAAGCTAATAATCGAGCCTCCTCAGCTAACCTTGCATCTTCTTCTGCTTTTAATTCGGCTTCTCTGGCCGCTTTAGCATCTGCAACTTCTTTGGCCGCAATTTCTTCTGCTGTACGTACAGATTCTAATTCATCAGCAATACGTTTAGCCTCGGCTTCATCAGCAATACGTTTAGCTTCTAATTCATCAGCTATTCTTTTAGCTTCAGCGGCATCGGCTATTCTTTTTGCTTCTAGTTCGTCAGCAATACGTTTAGCTTCTAATCTATCGGATTCTTCTTTAGCGATTCGAATTGCTTCGGCTTCGTCAGCTAGTCTTTTAGCTTCGGCTTCGTCAGCTAGTCTTTTAGCTTCTAATTCATCAGCTAGTCTTTTAGCTTCAACGGCATCAGCTAACCTTTTTGCTTCTAATTCATCAGCTATTCTTTTTGCTTCTTCTGCTAATCTAGCAACTTCTGCCAACCTTGCTATTTCTGCAAGTGCTAGTTCATCAGCTATTCTTTTAGCTTCAGCTTCTTCTGCTAATCTTTTAGCTTCGGCTTCTAACCTGGCAACTTCAGCTAATCTAGCCTCTTCAGCTATTCTTGCAAGCTCAGCTAATCTAGCCACTTCTGCTAAACGTGCTTCTTCAGCTACCCTTGCGATTTCAGCTAATCTAGCAACTTCAGCTAATCTAGCAATTTCATCTAAACGAGCAACCTCGGCCAATCTAGCAACCTCTGCTAACCGTGCTTCTTCAGCTAATCTGGCTTCTTCAGCTACCCTTGCAACTTCTGCTAACCGTGCTTCTTCAGCTACCCTTGCGATTTCAGCTAATCTAGCAACTTCTGCTAAACGTGTTTCCTCAGCTTTCAATCGGGCAATTTCAGCTAATCTGGCTTCTTCTGCTAATCTAGCAACTTCGGCTTTTTCTAGTTCTTGTGCTATTTTTTCTGCTTTGGCTATGTCAGCTAGACGTTTGGCTTCAATGGCTTCTGAAGAGCGTAATATGCCTGGACTACTATAAGGATTGGGTATACCGTAGACTCTTTCAAGTTCTGCAGATTGATCATATTTAATTTGATCATCTTGTGCTTTTATTCTGGCTCGATACGCCTCTTTAGCGTCAATGACTTCCTGTTTGGCTTTGGCTATACGTTCAGCTTTAGTTAAAGCCTCTGCCTGTGACGGAAAGCTAGTTACGATACCAGCGGCTACTAAAACTGCTATTATCTGCTTGATTTTCATCAAATACCCTTTGATTAATTAAGATACTAGTATATTATAACACCAAACTGTTATAAAATCAAGTATTTTATCTAGGAGCAAATTCTTGTTGTAGTTTAATATTATCCATAAACTCTTTCTTAGTAGCTGGATCGTCTTTGAATGCACCTTTGAGTACAGTAGTCTGTGTTAGACTTGAATGTGCCATAACACCTCTATTTTCAACACAACCGTGTGTTGCTTGTACATAAACACCTAGGTGTTCTGCACCTGTTGCTTTCTGTATCTCACGTACAATATCGTTTGCAAGTTCTTCTTGTAGTGTACCTCTGCTAGCACACCATTGTGCTATTCTTGTGTACTTTGATAAGCCAATAAGTTTATCACTAGCAATAATACCAATGTACGCAGTACCTTTTACAGTCTGATGATGATGTGAACACATGCTTGTGAGTTCACTTCTGACTACCAACATACCCTCATAACGATCATCGCTATCATTAGGAAATGCAGTTGCGTCTGGCATAGGTTCATATCTACCTGACATTATTTCATTGATATACATTTTAGCTAAACGTTTAGCTGTACCTTTTGAGTTTGGATCGTTGTGTCTATCAATCAATAATGAATCAAGTACACCTTCAAACTTGTTTGCGAGTTCATCTATTAGTATTTCTTTCTCACCATGATGAATGTGTTTTGAAATATTGTCACCTGCCCAATATCTGTCACCTGCTTTTTTAATTCTTTCTCTAATATCTTTACTGACTGGTTGAGTACGTTGCTCAAGCTCTGACCAATCTATTCTGTTTTCTACTGACATGTTTCTTTCTCCGAGTTATTGACGACGAGGATGTCGTTGTTTATTATTACATACTATTATATAGGCCTAGTATAGTAAAGTCAAATCTTTTTGGTAGTATTACTTATTAGTTGGTGATTTCGATTGAAAGTTTTTCTAATTTAGATCTAGCTGTAGGTATTTCTGTAAATGTGTTTACTAACTCATGTCGTTCGTGTAAGAGGGAAAATGATCCACTACCTTTCCAATATTTCTTAATAAATTCTTTTTTAGCTAGTTTCTGAGTAATTTGATACTTTACCTCTTTCTGAACAAATGTAACTATATCAAATTGACTAGTAAATTCAATACTACTATTTAAAGAGACATCAAATATATAGTTTTTTTGTAACTCTTGCACAGCATCTGCAGTTTGATTATTGCATTTTGTAAGTTTTCTAAAGGCTTCTATAGCCAATTGCATAATCTTATTTTTTAGTTTAAAGAAAGGCTGGTAACTAAGGTAATCAAGTCTTCCGGTATCCCTATACTTAGGATCTTTTATCCTACCAGTATTAAATACCTCATATAACAACGACTTAATAAGATTCAGTTGTACACTTGCATCAGGATCAGCATACATAAGTCTTTCCATCTCTAAATAGAAATCTAGCATAGATACTTTGAACTGTTTATTTGCAATTTGGCTAATAATATAGCTGTATCCGGTACTGTGTATATGATTTATTATTTGACTGAACAAATAACAATCAATTATTTCATCTGATGACATCGTTGATGTTCCGGTTACAATTTCACTATTTTCTAATATTTGAAAGTCACTTTCAGAGGACGGAGCAACGGAATTAAGATCCGGAGTCAGCACCGATGTAATTTTATATTTTTCTCTGTAAACAACATTGGCCATCTCAGTATTTGGTAGTATGCTACACATAAATACATCAAATATTTTATGCTTGCCTTCGTCTAATCTGCCGGTCATTGCCTCATACCAAGACTCTTTAGTTTCCAATGGTAGGCCAACGATGTATTCCTGCTCATGAGATATATTATTTTCATCAGCAAATTTGATTAAATTTGCAATATCTTTTTCTGGAAGATTTTTTCTCTTGATAGCTTTAAGTGTATCCACATTATCTGATTGTAGGCTTATATTAAATCCTGTGTCTTGATTCAAGAGCAGAACTATGTCGTCCATCTCTTTGTTATATTTTTTAGCATATGACACCCAAATTGATTCTACATACCCATGATCAATTCCTTCTCTAATAATCTTTGCGGCGGCGAGGTCTCTTTGTTTGAAGATACCAAAATTAGCATCAGCAACATTAACATGTATTAATGTCTTTTTATTTTTGGTCCAATCAATATCATCCTGTAGTCGGTCTAATCCCATGTTATACACTTTACTAGCTGTTAGACTGCCCCAATCACAGAAAGAACAAGAGTACGGACAACCACGATTGGTTTCTATCGTCGCGGCCCAATAAAGTTCGGGGTTGTCATCTAGTAGTTGATTAAATACTCCACTGCCATATGGACTAGGTAATATAGTAAGATCATTGATTCGTTCTCTTTGGTATATTTTCTGCAGATTTTTATTTATGAAATCTTCAAGTAATTGCTTAAAATTAATTTCACCTTCTGCAATGATTATTGAATCAATATGCGTGTGTTGGTCTATGGTTTGTTTATTGATATGCGGACCACCAAATACTATCTTACAATTAGGGTATCTTAGTTTAATTTTTTTGCTTAGTGCTATATTATAATTAAAATTCCAAACGTAACAACTAAAACCGACCATATCAGGGTCGTCTAATCTATCAGTTAGTTCGTCGATTGGCTCTTTGACCGCTAGTATTTCTTTAAGATTAATGTGATTAGTTATTTCTTTAAATTGAATTACATATGCCCACAAACATCCAATACTATAGGGTAGCCAGGCAAGAAGTCTGCCGTCAACACCTTCAAGATTGCTAGGCTGGATAAGATATATATTCTTCATGATATAGTATTTATTGGTTAGTGATTAACCTAAAATAATAGGTTCGTGCTGATCTAAGAAAGCAGATACTTCCTTATAACTGCGGCGAAACTTAAATTGTAGTGCTTCTCTCGAACCGTTACATTGAATCTCATGAGGTAAGCTTGGGTCTATTAACCAAGCAGTGTTTACTATAGACGGGTATGAGTAAGGAACATCATTGTCCCAGCTGGTAGTAACAGCATCGGGGTCTTCACAGCTAATAACGAAATTTATATTGCATACGTCCGATGAGTCTTTGTAATCCGTATGTTTTTTTACATTTTGTAAAGATTTATGATAAAGTATAATAGGATCAAAGTCTGCAAAAAGATCTATTGCTTGTTTGGCCCACGGAAGTTTAGAAAGCAATAGATCACCACTTAAAAATCCCCAATTTTTTGAATGGATGCCGGTATGATCAACAGCTAAGGTAGTGTTCCCAAAAAGATATCGTTTTGCATAATCAGTATCATAATCAACATCGGGCGTACAATGTTTACTTTTTTCATATATGATATCATGTATTTTTCTTACATCAGCCCAATCTTGATGTATGGTTATGTCTACTGATCTTATCATATTAGTACAAATATCACTAGGAATACTGCGACTACATACAAAGCCCATTTCTCAGGTCCTTCTATGTTACCGCGTTTTTTAGATTCGTTACGTGCTTGTCTCCAAACGTCTTTCCAATCGATCTTCTTCATAGTAAAGTATTTATGAACTTACCAGATACTAAGTTTTCTTAAATCAGGATATTGTTTGAATTTATATTGTTCTTGATGAGAGCCTAGTAGTTCTAGCCCTCTTTTAGCTTCTTCAGGTGTAGGACGATAATGATATCCCATTTGGAATGTTTTTTGTTTGGACCAAGGAGTTATTGATAAGTCTCTACCATCGTAACACATAAGCTTTAATTTTTTGTGAAGCTCTTGATCATCTAGTAGGATAGCACCACCACGCCCAATAGTCATTGGTTTATCATAACCAAAACTCAAACACATTATCTGCCCAGCTTTGTACATATTTTCATATAAAGCTCTAGCACTATCCCATATGTTTGTATGCCAAAAGTAATACATACCATTCCAGTTGATGTTATCGTTAAACTCATATTCAACATCAATCTTTTTAAGCATCATTGGTATTGAAATATAAGTGTGGGGAGTAAGCTGAGTTCTTTTGTAACCTGTTGCTAGAAATGATAGCTCAAGTGCGTGTGTACAACAATCAGTCATTACTGCGTACTTGGCACCCGTGTATTCTGCTAGTGCTTGTTCAAATTCTGTTATGAGATCAAATGGATTACTCAATGTTGTCTAGCAATTCTTGTGCTGAAAAGAATTTTTCAGTAAGACTGTGTGCCTGTGCTTTAACTAGATGTATATTAGTATCATAGTTTTCTACAAACCAACGAACAGTTTCTACGATAAACGTTTTGTTCTTTTGATAGCTGTCCCAACTTTCAGTCCATTCGCTTGGATACTTAAACTTATTAGTATACATTTCACTATAACTTAATCTATCAGGAACAAATGGTACACTATCGACTACTGCTCCTTCGTAACAGCTGATACCTAGTGTTTCCTGCAAGTTAGCACTAAAAACCATTTTACTTTCGCCAAGTAATTTATGATATTCATCTTTACTCAATGACTGCTCTTGACATATTACCCAGTCAAATTGTGGCAAACTTTTAGCTAAGTCTTTAAATATATCTACCTGTTTCTCTGGTGCTATACGATGTGGAAATAATACAAGATCTCGTTTAGCAAGACCTTTGTATTCGTTGAGTGTATCACTCATATACTCCATAGGCCAACCTGTACGCACAATCTTTTTCTGATACTTCCATATAGCTAGTTGCCCATCTCTTTCTTTAGCAAGATCCATACCTAACAAGTTCTCGCAGAACATATCAATATGAAAGTCTGTGGCAAAGTAGTTATGATCAATTGATTCAAAGAAAGCGTGCTCAGTGTGTCTTACCCAATTAGCATCACCTATCAGTCTACCTAAGAAGTCCTGCGGGTCATATGATCCAGCGTGCCATAGTGCATGTATAGTTACTTTTATTCCAAGTAACTCACTCATATACTTTAGGTTAATGATACCAGGATGCCAAGCGTCAGTAAAGATAACGTGATCCCCACTGTGTACTTTACCACTAGTGAACAAGCGACTGAGTTCCTCAACTTGTCTAGCCTTGTATATGTTAGTACCACCAAAGTTAAGAAAAGCGCCAGGAGTAGTGGCATTGGGAATATCACTAGGTCCTTCAATAATTGTAACATTGTGTCCGTTGTCCTTTAATAGTTTAGGTACGTGAGTTTTCCATTGTCCAGTGTATCTGGATTCAACTGCTTCTAGATCAACTAAGAACACATTGCTCACAGTGTTATTCTCTGTGAAGGTCTTGTAGTATTGTATTCAGTTTCACTACCATTTTCGTTATCTTCTGCAACTGAAATTTTAACATCTCTAGCTGGATACTTTTCAGCAATCTTCAAGTAAAGTGCATCTGATATCATTTCACAGCTTTGATAGTCAAGTTCTAATTCACCACCTGTTTGATATAAACTTTCACACCAGCGTTTGAACTGTATAAACTCTAGATCTCTGTCATCGTGGAATACTTGTATCCAAACACGGAAATGGAATATGTGTCTGTGAGGATGACCTAAGAAACTAACGTCTGCTAGTTTAGGATCATCAAGTGCGGCTGGATAATAGTGAATACCTTCACGCTGGAAAGTAACCCATATCATCTTTCTAGCATCAGCCATGATTTTGTCTACACGTTCTCTTTGTTCTTGGTTCATAGTTCGTCTAATGCCTCTAACATGTCATGTGCATGTGCAATTTTTTCTAATTCTTTCTCTACTGTTTCTGAATAATCAATATGCTCTGCAACACCTTGTGGATTATTTATAAACAGTGTGATATTAGTTTTGCTAATTTCAATTTGATTCTCATACTTTGCTCTAAGATTATTAAGTATCACTGATGTTGCCATTATTCTTCCTCCTTAATGATTTCGTCTTTTCCATATTCTGACCATATAGTCATTCGATCGTAACTTTTTAATTTGTCTAATGAATGACACCACACACCGTCATTGGTTGCATTAAAGTCTATGTCATCTATCTTAATAGTAGTGTTATCGTTATACTGCTCAATGTTAGGTAGTTTAACTGATATCTGTGTTATGAAACCTTCAAACTCATTGAGTTGTTCTAACCATTTACACTTCTTTTGAACGTGCTTAATGTCTAAGTCCAATGTTACTTTATAACCTAAACGTAAGACATGTTCAATTTGACGTACCCACTCACCAATGTTCTCTCCATCAAATGATTGGTTGGCTCCGAAGTATACATGATCGCATTCATGTTTTGTGGCGATATCGGTAATTTGCTCCGGAGCCATAACTCCAACAACAAACAGTGTGCGTAAATTAAATGCAGGCGTAACTTCTACTTCATCACCCACAAAATATTTTACGTCTGTTGCACTACCTGTTGCGTAATCTCTTTTCATAATAGTATTATACAGTATATTATGTTCAAAGTCAATACTTCTGTTTCTCAGCAATAACACCACGTACACCGCCTCTAGGATCTGCACAATCGCCGTCTGTGCGTGGAATCATGTGTATATGAGGATACATAACAGTCTGTCCTGCTGACTCGCCTATGTTTTGTCCTATGTTAAATCCAGTGCAATATTCTTTTTGAAATAGATCTATACCCCATTCGTATGCGGCCAAGTATGTGATCATAAAACAGTTAGGAGTATCTTGCTTAGGAACAAACAGCAAGTGTCCTTTGGTTACAGGATACTTGTCTTCAAACACTAGATAATCTTTATTCTCTACTAAAGGTGTTGATTCGTACCAGGGAGTGTCTTCTAGTTTCATATCTTTTTGTTAATCCATCTAATGATTGCGTAAACAACGAGACCAAGTATTATATACATAATCCCATCGAACCAACTAATGTCGTTTAATAAATCTGCTGTAATAAATGATAAGTCCATTTTATACTATTCCTTTTTCGAGGTCTTGTTCTATCTTTTGTATGTGTGCTTTGACCTGTGCTTTTTCCATCTTCATCTTATTAAGACTAACATCATCTAGGTAATCAGTGTACCCTTGTGAGCACTTTTGGTCAAGTTCTCGGTGTTTAATTTTAAGTGCTTCTAAATGATCTAAATTGCTCATGTTTCCTCCATTTCGAGTTTGTCTAATTTATCTTCATCTAATTCAACTTCTTGGTCTGTGGTTTCCTCCTCTGCTTCTTGTTCAAACAAATTACTAAACATAGCACTAGCGTTAACAGTTTTCTTGCCAATGGCACCTCTGGTACCTATAATCGACATCCAAAACTTACTGAATTCTTCAATGATTGCCAATGCTTCACTTTTGTCTGCTGTAGCAAATATTGCGTCAACAATGTCTTTAAAGTATAAACGATCAAAACTTTCTTGAACTAACATCTTAGGAACTATACCGTTATCATACTTGATGTTTGCTTGTTGCACGGCATTCAAATGACTCCAAACATTATGCCCCATCTGTAATGCGTAGCTAAATGAGTCCCATGATGTTTTACCTTCTTTACCTATTTTATTTAGGTCACCTGGAGCATAGTGACAAATATCATTTATCTGCAATCTAGCACTTATAGGAGATTCAGTAAAGTTTTCAAATATTTTATCTTGTAGTACAGCATCTCTCAAACGTCTAGTATCTGTTGCATATTTCTTATCATCAACACTAGGCACCATTCTGTAAGTCCATTTTGCTCTGTCTTCAGTTTCTGTTTGTATATACACCTGCCCGTTGGCACTAGCTAAGAAAGGTGACGCACAATCAAATGATATAGTAAAGTTAGGATTAACGTATTTCCTAACTGCACGTTGTACATCAGTTAATAAACATGCCCACTCTAGTTTCGATGTTCCTAAAAAGTGCATCCAATCATGTAAGCCTTCTTGTAACAGATTATCATGCCTTAGTTCAACTAGTCTGCGTAAGACTAAATGTATATCACACATATTCTGTCCACCCATTGCCCAACCATTGAATGGTTTTTCATATTGCGTAGGATCACAGTATTTTTTCATCCTATCATACCAATCATCTGCTTCTGCGTGATTCTCACCTTGTAATACATTTAAGAACTTACACGCACCAGTACGGTTAGCCATAAAGTAGTCGTTGTTTATATAAGTTCCTTCAACGGCCTCAATATATGAAGTTATGCCTGTTTTCTCACGTCCATTAGGACTACGACATACCCATGCTGGAATATCTAATATCATACCATAGTCCATATAAGCATCCATCCACGCTAGCACTTGCTCACGTTTCTTTTGTGCTTTAGGACACGCAGGGTTTTTCCAATCACCTTCCCATACACCTTTACCTATCTGGAACCCGCCACTGTCACCTAATACAAAACTATTAGCTCGATCTCTATTACGTATCATATCTTCTTTTGGTGCATGCTTGTTAATATCTAATTCAGCATGTCCTGCTGAGTACAAAGCCCATTTATAAGGGAAGTATGCTTCATCTTTATTAAGCCAATTTAATCCTTCTACGCCATTTTCGAAATCTTTAGGAACACGTCCCATTGGAACATAATTACCATTGTCGTACTTTTTGTTGTCAGGTTCTTTATGCCTTTGCTTACCTATATACGTAGCATAAAATCCACTAAGTGCTGGTAAGAATACTGCATAGTCCTTTTGTTTTGCTGTTAAGTTGTCTATTTCAAATGTCATTATTTGCTTTGTGCTGGTAATATATAATTGTAAGTTGCTAATCCACTGTTTACAGTAATCTGTGCCGCTCCTTCATCTGATATACTAAATGTTTTATCGCCCGATAAACCTAAGATTGCTATCACAGCATTTACTGGCCATGCCCATGCTTTTGTCAATGTCCCAGTAATATCACCTTGGAACACAAAGTTGCCTGCATGACTTGAATGATCACCAAAGAATAATTTAAGATCTGTTCCTTCAGTTTTAGCTGTAAAGTTAAGTTCCTCAGCATTAGCCTGAGCCATGAACTTTAATCTTTGTATGTTTGCAACACTAGGTTCAAACTCTACATTCCACGATACCTGTCTCATTTTTACAGTTTTAAGTTTATCATTGACAATTTCTTGACTCATAAAACGATAGTTATTTTTAAAGTCTCCGTTTGCATTTTCAAAATTAAGTCCAACTGCTACATTTTCACCGTTGCGTTCTTGTGTAGCAAGTTCTATTTTAGCATTATCTTTATATTCTGAAATACCTAAAATAGTGCTTAGTTTACCAAGATTGGGCATACCAAATGTACCTTTAAATTCTGGCACTGCGTTGTTTAATTTTGCTTGTACAATAACACTACGATCTTCTGCTAATGCTTCGATCGCTGTTTCTGTATCTGTTCCTGTAATTTTAACTAGGTCAATTATACCTAGTCCATATGTGTTCTTAACAATGTCTAATAGATGATCTTTCATTTAGTTCTCCTTTGATATATTATTATATACATATTATTTAGGTTTTGCAAGTAGTTTGATAAATTTAATTTGGCGACTTTAATACTACCTTTCCTAGAGCTTGATGTAACTTTGATGTAGTTAGTTTACCAGGTTTTTTAATCTCTGCAAAACTACCAAATTCATCATAATCTGTTAACGCCACAATCTCGTATCCTATTTTTTCAACTAGTTGTTTAAGTTTGTTTGCGTTATAGTAACTAATTTTTTGATCTTCGCAGTGATCTATTAGATTACTAGTTATGCAGTCGTTAAACCCAAACATCAAAACTCCTCCTGGTCTTAACAAATCAAATATCCTAGTAATTGCAAGTTCTACATAATCACTATGCAAATATTTAAATGCCCACAAACAAAACACTAGACTAAATTGTCCTTGCGGAAAACTTCGGAAATTTAAATTTCTAAGTTCATACGATCTTAATCTATTCTGGTATCCACGTGGGTACTCTTCTACGATATCATTCAATGCACTTAAAGAAGTTCCTGTAATATACAACGGATCCATGGTTGTCATCGGTTTAATCCATTCAGCATCATTGGGGAATATTTGCAATCCTGGATACCGCCAGTTACTACCGTAGAGTCTGACTTTATTTTTTATGTCTTCTTTAACTTTATCTGGTATTTGTAATTTCAATAAATGTTGATATACGATATCAACCGTAAAGATTTCTTTATATTCTTCAAACATTTCGTCTGACCATTTGTTAATATCATTATCAACTTCGACAATGAGCTCTTGTAATTGATCAGTAACTTTATCGTATTCTTTTGCTAATGTTTCACACTGCTGATGCATTGATAATAAGCTGTCTGAGTATTGGTTGAAGGTTTCTCTTGTAGTTACTAGTGTTCTATCTAGTAATCCGATGTTATCAGATAGAGGAGTACGAGTTAATCTACTGTTGATTAAATCTAGTAAAAGTTTTCGATAGAGACATAAGTCTCTCAGTTTCATAGTCGGGTTCGTATTATTCAAATGTAAACAGGTCGTCAAATGTTGTTGAAATCTGTGTATTTTCACTTATCTTCCAGTTCAATACACCTAATAAGTTTTCTACTTTTTGATCTACGATACCAGTCTCCATGGCGGCATCATCAAATGGAAGTTCTTTAAACCAATCGGGTATATGTGTTTCATCAATTGGATATCCAACACTGGTATATCCTAAAGGATTGTCTTTGAGTTTACACACAATAGTTTTCATTCCATCAACTATGCTCATTGAATAGTTGTCACTGTGCATACGTCTTAGATTATTCCAGTTCATTGCGGCTCTAACGTGTCCAGGCATATTTGCTTTACCTAGTCGTTCTTCTTCTTTACTATATTTTGTTAGGTTGTTGACACGCTTAGGAGTTCCTTTTTCCCAAGCTGGGCGTTCTGTAAACAGTAGCTTAAACTCTCTTACTTTGGCAATTAGCCGTTCTCTATCAGCACCAGTCAGTGTTTCTAACAGTACTTCACTCAAGAAGTCCTGTACTACCTTAGGTGTATCTGAACGCTTTAAGTCCAAGCCCATAGCTTTTACTTTGCCAGGTGAACCGTGACTGTCTAATCTGTTACCTTCCATATCATAGATAAGCACAGCATAACGTTTCTTCTTGATAAACAGTCCTTTCAATGCTACTAGTTCTCTACCACCTCTAATTAGCTCGCCCTGTTTGCGTGTAACGTGGAATGCTTTTTCACAGAATGCTGGAAAGCTGGCATTGACTTGATCTGAAATTGAATCATATAGTTGAACTGCGATGTCTTTGTTCCATTCCATCTTGCCTGCTTCAACATCATCTTTGACAGCGGGCCACGCAGTAAAATAACAACTATCAGTATCACCATACACTATACTTTCTCCAACGTGATCATATTCGCCCATGATACATTCATTAATATAAGCATCCATATGGCGTGCAATAACACGTCCAGTCAGTGTTGTTGATTGACCAATACGATGATCAAAGAATCTACAACCTGGATTAAGCAGTGCACCATACAAACTATTTAGGTTAATCTTCTTAACTAGCTGTCGCTTATCCCAGAATGCTGTGTCTTCTTTGTTTTCAGTTTTGATGCTTTCACGCATCTTACTTTGCATTTCCTTACGTTCTGCGTACCATCGTTCCAATAGTCCTGGAATGATACCTTTTGTTTCGTTGTTAAAGATGGTTCCGTTAGCACTCAGTATCCAAGGTTTGTTACTATCAAATATTAGCCTCCATACATCCGCGGCACTTAATACATCACTTTCACCGTTCTTCCAGTCGATAGTTATTTCAGTGCCTGGCTCACCATTCATAACAGCAGTGTATTCCATACTACCAAACACATTCTCCCAAGCATCAGCAAATGACTTGCCTTCTTGTTGTTTAGTTTTAATATGATGTTCAGTCATAGTAGGTCTTAGCTGTCCTATAATAGTTTCTGGACCCATATTCAAAGCACGAATAGCCGACGGATAAAGTGAATTAATATCAATAGCACCTATGTAGTCATGCATACCTTTCTTAGGAAACGCCACATAAGCACCTGCGGCCTGTGTAGTGCCTTCATCGCCAAATTTTCTATTAGGAACTATCATACCTAACTGATGTGCTTCGTTGATAATAGCTTGTTCAGTAACAGCAACAGCACCCATTGTTGTTTGTAGTAGTACTGTGTTGTCATGTGCTAATTCATTAGCAAGATCAATAAATCTTAATTTCTTGTCTAATTTATCTAATAGAGCAGTATCTTGTCTATTATACTCAATGAACTTTTCAAAATCTTTATTATATAGTTGATCTAGGGTACCTTCATATGGAGTTTTTGTTTCTGCTAGTTCAAACTCAGCAATAGCATCCAACGAGTAACTATGTCTTTCTTCGTATGTATATTTTCTATACAGTTGCATATAATCTAAATGCACACGACCAATCAAATCAAATGTTAAGTTGCTGGCTCCAAAGCGTTCAAACTCACGTTTCTTAGGAAATTGATTCCATAAACAAAAACGTCTGGTATCATCTTTTGACAGCACACGATTAGTTCTCATTACCATGTAGGGAATATCAAATCCTTCTGAGTTCCACCCACTCAATATATCAGCATCTTCAATTATATCTAAGAAAGTTTTTATAAGATCTTCTTCACGTTCCATTAAAAAGCAATTATCATACTTGCTAGCAATTTCTTCGGCAGTTTCCCAACTCATTGACTTAGGTGGGATCACCATAGTAACTAGTTTTTCCATCCAATCAAGATATACTGATACTGCTGTAATTGGATTAAAAGGATCATCGGGCTTACTAAATCCTCTTACTGGATCAAAGTCAACCTCAATATCAAAAAATGCTGTTTGTAGTTTAGGTGACGGCTTGCCTAGATAATTATTCTCTAAGCAACGGAATACAGGATTAATATCACTTTCCCAAGTCTGCTTGCCTGAGTTTACTTTTAATTCTCTGTGAAACTCTTTTGAATTTTTAGTTTGGAATCGATCTACAGGAGTACCATATATGGTACGGTGTTTACCCTTAGGAGCATCATAATAAAATACATACTCTGCTGGGTATTCTACATATTCTCTTTGGCCATTGTTGCGTTCAACAATGTATATACGATCTTTTTGCCTGTCAAACAGGGCATCTACGTAACTCATTTATACTCCTTTTTGTGCGACTTCTAGCTCACACACACTCTTCATGCCCACTGTGGGCGTAACTCTTACTATTATTATACTTTACTTCAACAACTAAGTCAACTATAAAGTTCGACCAGCAGTTTCTAACACAGTTGTTAGTGTTTCGTGATCTGTGTTTGTGTCTGTAAATGAGGATTTTTGTGCAATTTTAATTGCTTTTTTAAGAATACTTGGTTTAACTTGTAGTTCTTCAGCTACAGCTTTTACAGTATCACTAAGCCCAGCATTCAAATCTTCTACTTCTGAAAGTACTTGAATCCCTTCGTTAATTAACTGAACCAGCTTTGCTTTTTGTTCTGAATTGAATACTTCTGACATATTAATGCCTCCTTGATTTATAGTTATAAAATATTATACTATAATTACTTATTGTTTGCAACAACTTTGTAGAATTTTTGATACAGTAGTGAACTCAACAGCTAATTCATCATACAATGTTTCAGGTGGGCGTCTTAGGAATGCTCTAGTAACATAGGCTGTTTGCCCCATTTCTTGATAATAACTTTCTGTGGGCCATTTTGACTTACCCCAACCCAATGAATGTACCAGAAGACATTCATCCCCTACTTCTTTTAGAATCGGTATTCGTTCTCTAATTGGTTTGTGTGTGCTTTCTAGTAATTTAATACAGACGGGTTCTGTATTAATCTGTGGCTTGTCCATGTAGTTAGCAAACAGGTGTACAAGGTACGCTTCGAGATCGTCTTCGAGGTCGATTAACAACATGTCTTCTGCTCTTTTAACAGCATCATAGCTGTGTTTCAGATAATGCTCGTAGTTTGTCATTTTACCACTTACGACATGACCAATATCTTGCTTTAGTTTTTGGCCCAGGACTATCGCAATTATGTCTAGCACGGAAACTTTTACGTGCCGCAGGGTTATTTTTTCTAATACGCATTGTTTTGCCTTTTACACTTGACCCACCGTGTCCAAAATTTACTTTTTTAATGTTACCTGTTTTAGGATCCTTAACATAAACTTTAAACTTCTTAACATCACCTTGCATAGGTTTGTTTAGTTGGACTTTACGTCCTTGATATTCTGCTTCTTCAAGAGTTTCTTCTACGTCTCCGTAAGCTTCAAAGAATTTGTCATCATCTTCGTAAGTTTCTTCTGATTCAGCATGCATTGCCGCCATATGTTTTTTGTACTTTTCGGTACCTTTCTTATGTGGGCTCTTGCCTTCGTTTAAGATTTCATTAATTTTCATGATATTAGCCTTCTATTGTTTCTAATGTTATTGTTTCTGATATCGGTTCTTTTTCAGGAACTGCATGTGGTGTAGCTTTGTTTTTTGCTCCGCAATCAAGTTTTAAAAGTAGTATAGCACATAGTAAAGGATTTGGTTTCTTTTTATCTTGTGTTTGCACTTGTTCAGTGTCAACAGTGTCTTGTACAGTTGTACACCCAGATTGAAGCATTAATATTACTACTAATACAAAAAATAATATTTTCATCTATTTGGCTCCACATGTAAGGTGCATATAGTACCTGGCTCTGTACATTTTAGTATTGTGTCATAGTCTATTAGATAACCATTAGCTATATGACTAAGTCCTAGTATTACAGACGCAATAATAATTGCCTTACTTGTTGTCATTTCTTCTTACCACTTTTCATATTAGCACACCAGTGATACATTTTTGCTTTTTCACCAGATGCTTTTTTTGCCTTTGCTCTTAAGTCTGTTACTGAACCTTTACAACTAGCACCAGCCTTTTTTACTCTACCTGGACGACTTTTACCTTTTTTTTTACCGTCGGCGAAGTTTTCGTTCATACTAGCACGTTTGCCCCAATCTAAACTTATTTTGTCATCTGTGATTGGACCACCTGCGGCCCATGTTTCACATGTACGTGCTGAATGACATTTAAAATGATGCATCCAACAGTACCCAAGTTTACCGTAGTCATCGGATGTTTTACCAGGCATACATTTTTCCATCCTTGGTGATACATCAAACGCTACACAGTTACCACATAGGCTTTCTTTAGCTGATTCTTCTGTAGTGTCCCAAAGTTTAGCGGCCTTCTTCCAATAGTCAGCTGGGTTTTTAAAGTTCAATGGTCCATACATATAATTCTTGATTGTTGAATTTCTATTGTCTGTATTAATAGCTATGTCCTGTGTAGCTGGCGGACATTTTGCTTCAAGTATTTCCTGGACTTTCACTGATTTTCTCCAATTATTGGTTTTACTTCCATAAACTCTGGACACTGTTTGTTGAACAATCGCATAATAATACCAGCTTCACTGTTAGCTTCGTTTTCAGCATCGCTACCAGTCATCCAACTATCGTCGACAAGTTTGCTATCACAGTCTTGTTTATAGTGTACCATTTCGTGTGCGAGTGTTCTAAGAATATCAACAGGATGTCTGTCAGAAATACTTAGATGTATATTCTTGTTGTTTGGATCATAGCCGCCAAAGCTGGCTTGATGTGTACCTGTTTGTTTTTTGCAAAGATGTATTTTAGGAAGTTTTGTTATATTTAGATGCTTACAAGCGATAGGCAGTAGTTGTCGAAATCCTTCCATGAGATCTAGATCGTGTTTTTGTTCTTCGTTTGTTTTTTTCTTACCGTCGCAATGAGCTTGCTGACTAAACCCTTTTGGGTTTGAACAGTCGATTGAACGCTTATATTTCTCCGTCCATTTTTCAAATAAGTCTAAAGCTAGCATGATATAGTATTTATTTCAGACCAATCTTCATAAAACGATTGTATTGGGTACCTTCCACACATTCTAAAGGCATTTGTTTAAGGCAGTAAGTTTCAACTAACGGATAAGCTTCATCAAATACTGTCAGTGTTTGATATAAATTTTCTTTGTTCCCCCGTTGTTGGTCTCTACCTTGTAATGCTACTATGGTTCCATTAGGGATATTGTCAAACCATTCTTGACCTTCGATATCATTGGTGCTGGTATTAATTACTAACGAATCGTTGTCTTTGAATTTGGTATTATTGCAGTCCTGCGTAACTGGCACGACTTTTTCGCAACAAGCGTTTTGTTTGGCATATTCGGTATTTTTAGGGTCAATATCTATCAAAAATAGCTTATTACATACAATATTTCGGTCTAATATGTACTGTGCTATACTTCCGTACCAACTACCTAAAGCATATACATTGTCAAATTTATCATGCCCTAATCGTTTAAGAGTCCGACATAACCATAGCTTACCTAGATTGAGATCTTGACTCATGCTACCGGCTGGGGTGTTCGGAGAACTTTCAAAGAGTTCAATAGCTATCATTTGGTTCCCTTTGTTTTTATCTGTCGTATCCTTCCTGGAGTACGTACTCTTACTGGTTTAGTTACTTTCCTTTTAAATCTTTTAGGAGTTTCGCCTCTCCATTTATTTAATTTTTTAACTGTTCTACTAGCACGTGATCTTGTTTTAGTACGATTACTTTTAAAAGCCTGCATTTTGTGTGTTCTAGCTCTAACTTTCTTAAATCTATTTGACTTTGCTACATCTAATGCTTGGTTACAGTTACTGACATCCGGTACCGTTCTTCCTTTACGTTGCCCAGTTTCACATCTCCAAAAGAGGTTGATATGCCCTGTGTTAGGATTACGCCTAAACACAGCTCTATGCTCTTTAACTATAAACTCTTTTGCTCTCATAATTTAAAGTAATCAATGAATAACCTAGCTATTCTTTTATGTCCTAGTTCATTTGGATGTGTTCTGCATCCTTCAAAATACTGTCCTTGGAAGTCTTCCTCGGCTGGTCCGTCCCACAGATCAGCATTGTATGTTTGGAACAACCTTAAAAACTTATTTCTTTCGGTTAGTATTTCTGTTAAGCTTTTACTATCTAAAAACTTTTTTCTATCAATGGCTAATCCGAATTCATGTATTTTATCAATCTGACCGTAGTTATGTATCATACTATACCGACACCCTTGATCATTTAATATCTTTTGTATGGTATAAACAAACACAGCGTGGTGATATTCAAACCACCTCAAACTTTTATTACCTAAGAACTCTTTATACCGTTTAGTTAAGTTGCCGGTCCCTTCCATACTATACATATTATGGAATCCGTCTTCTTCACTTTCATCATACCATCTTACATCTGGCGGAATAATTACAGTAACTATGTCATCGTTTTCTATTTGCTTAACATTTGCTACAATAGTTTGTAACACATTGCCAAGACTAAATCCTTCTACTCCATAATTACTATATTCTACACCTAACTGCTGAGCCATCCAGTGCGGATACGGTTTTTCACCTTCATTTAATTCAGCTCCGTATGCCCAACTATCTCCAAATGCTATTATTTTCATATTATTGTATGCCCACTTCGGTGTTTTAATCCTAGGCAGGAGCCTCCTAACATAACGGTCCTATGGCTATGTTCTTTTATATATTTATTGCTCTTTAGGTGGCGGAACGTACTCTACAGTTATTTTACCGTCTTTGAGTGTTACCTGTATCTGTCTGTATATTGTAGTTGGTAATCCATCTTGTCTATCTATTGCGTTTTCTACACTAATACTAAACACATTTTCTAAATCGCCTATGTATTGATTACGTCCGTCATCTTCCTCAATTTGTCTAGCTAGTTCACGCACTTCATCTACAGTTATATCAAGGGCACCGTAAACATTACCATAATATGCACTAGCAGAATCATTGTATTCTGTGTATGAAGGATAATCATCTTTGTATTCACCTTCTTCATCAACGTAACCCTCGTCTCGAAGATACTCATAATACCCGTCATCGCTCATTTCCCAATCCATCATAACTTCATTTAAGAATTCTAAACTCATCTGTTTAATTTCTTCACAGGCTTTCCTAAGTTCATCTTCATTAGGGAAAAATATTATACGTCCACCCAAGTCTGGGTCAACAGTTAGCCACCACTCTCTAAAGTCTTCACCGAAGCGTTCTATTAAATCTCCTGCGTCTACGTCACGATCCTGTTCGTCCATGTACTGTCCAGACTCTGGATGTACCTGATACTTTTCACCTTCGTATTGGGCTTTGGTAGGAAGTAAGATGTACATTGGGCCATCTCGATTGTATCTATCAAACATATTGTTACTGTCTGCGGCTGTACACCAGCGTGTGCCTTGTCCATAGTAGCAAGCGGCACTGGTATCTTCAGGCTGTATGACACGCACACCTGCGTCTTTATAAATTTCTTTTGCTTGACCTTTATCTCGCTGTTCCTTGCCTTCAGGTTCTTCATATTGATCAACTGCATCATAGAATGATTTTAAATCTTTAAATCTATTAAAGTCTGAGTGTTCAGGTTTAAGTAATTTTTTAACTGCTAGAGTAGCAAACTTGGTTAGATAGTCACGCATTGTACTACCTATGTCTTCCCATTTGAGTAAACCGTTGGCATACATACGAGCAAGTGCCTGTGTATACTTTTTCTGTTTAGTAGGATCGCCCACTTCAATTTGATTTTTAAGTATCATCTCAGCGGCTTCTACAGGAGTTAAGTTGTCCTGTATATTTTTTCTAACAGCACCCGGAACAGTGTTATCAGCCATAGCAGTATTAACTAGCTTGGCGGCAAATGCCTGTGCTGTTTTTGATCTATCGTATTCTATTATAAAGTGTCTTGCTCTCATTTTACTTCCTAAATATTGATACTACGATTGGGTATTCACCGTCACCCGCTATTAATTGTTCGTATGCTTTCTTACCTTGACGTTGTTCGTGATCACGCCATACTTCATCAATCACTGCATCTGGATCCTCACAGTAATCTTCGTCTGATTGACAATCATCAGTAAAGCCTTCAACGTGTACTACCCAAGTGTTGCCTTTACTATCTTTAATCTCATCAACTGAAACGTCTTCTGGTGATCTTCCTTCAATCCACCTTTCTACTTCAGGTGGCAACGGCTTTTCTTCATCTTCATTTACTTGTTCATCCCAAGGTGTAACTAGTCCCCAACTGTCTGGATTTCTTTGTAGCGTATCTATGTTAATAAGACCATAGGGCTTAAAATCTAAATCTATTAGATGACGTTCAAACCATAGTACTTCATCACCATAGCCTTCTGCGTTTTGTTCATCATTAGTAACATTAATAACTGCTGTTCCTTCGACTTCTTTCTGTAGTTCCCATGCTTCTTCATCATCAATACCTAAGTAATCCATTACTTCATTGTCCATTGGTATTGGAACAGCACTAGGCTTAGGTAATCCACCTCGTCTAATGTTATCAGCTTCTTGTTTACTAATGCCACGATACCAGCCAGCATCGTCCTCACCTTCTGCAACTACTTTTTTTAAATCGTGTTCAACACCCTTAGATAAATCTTTTGTGTGATGCTTGTGTGGCAACGCAAATGTTTCACCGGTATCATCATTCTTATATACTTCGTGACTACCGTGTGCTCTTTCTTTATGAAAGTTATTCTTTTTTAATATCTTTTCTGCCTCACGATGTGACATTTCTTTAAATTCTTGATATCTCATTATGCTCTCTCCGGCTCCCCACCTACGTATCCTGTTACTGACATTGGATAACCATAACTATCTAACAGTTGGTTAATCGCTTTCTCATACTGTTCTTCAGCTAAACTACTCGTTTGAGCTTCATCTTCTATTCGTACCATACCTTTTAAGAATTTTTCTAATTTCTCAACTTCAGGCTCATTACTTAATTCCTCAGCCTTTTCAAAATCAACACTACTAACTGTAAGAACTGCTGATTCTGGTTCTTCGCCTAGTTCAGCATATGTTAAACCTAAACAATCATCACTTGTTGCGTCAAACCAACCGTAGGCTATGTATTCTGTACCTGCTAGATTTGCCCAACTGTTGCCTTTCATCATGTTCTTTTCAACTAACATGTCAATGGTACTACGACTAATCTCCCAGGTGTCTAATGAAGTTCCAGGTTGATTTAGACTTAGAGTATACATATCACCGTGCATTACACGATTATTAATTATCTTTGCATCAGTCTCTTTTTTCCACTCAGCATAATCTTCATCAGTCATTAGTGCTGGTATAGTTTTACGTTTAGCCCAATCAGTTATTGTTTTAATATTACGTATTGAAGGATACTGTTCTAGTACCTTGTACATATCTACTTCACGATCTTGCTCGTCCATAAACTGTCCACTTTGGAAATGGAACTGATACTTTTCACCCTCATACTTGGGTTTAGTAGGCATTATGATATACATGTCGCCCATCTTGTGATACTGATCAAACATATTGTTACTACGTGCCGCAGTACACCATTTAGTACCTTGCCCATAATAACAAGCCGCCGCTTTGTCTTTAGGCACTATAACTCTAATCTCACTGTCACGATATATTTCACGACTGCTACCTCTGTCTGTAACAGGTGCTTCTAAGTCTTCTTCACTGTAATCTGCCATTGCTGTTAATAGATTAACAGGCTGTTTCATTTGATTAATGTCTTTGTGTTCAGGCTTTAGTTTCTTTCTTAACTTGAGAGTCACATACTTTTCTAGTGCATCTCTCATTTTACTCTTAATGTCTTCTAATGGAATAATTTCTTTTGAATACATACGGGCCAACCATTGACTGTATTCTTTATTTTTTGTAGGATCTCCCATTTCAATCTGAGTAAACACTTTGTTTAATAAATCTTGTTTGTCGTTAGGATGTAGTTCTTTCCAACTACCGCTACGTGAGTGTAAGTTCCATATATCTAAATCGGCACGAGGTTGCTTATCTCTCTGTAGTGCTTGTATGATTTTTTCACCATGCACCTGCTGAGTTTTTTCTCTGGAGTACTCTAAGATAAATTGTTTTGCTCTCATTTTTTAAATATATTTCCTTTTGTATCTTCGGCTATAACATGTACTTTGCCGTCGTATTTAAATTTTATATATGGATCCTGTGATATAGATATCTTAGTATCTGCTTGCATAATAATATATTCTTCTTCGTCAACCCAAGTAATAGTTTTAATAATCCATTCTGGTATATAACCGCCTGACTCTAAATCTTTCTGTAGTCCACTAAACATTGGATGTTTAATTCTAGTTGTTTTATAACCTTCTTTATCTTTAAACAATATCTTACCTAGGTCTTTTGTCAATGCCGGATCATGTACATCCATGTAACCTGAACAACCACCACTAGCTCTAATACCAGTTTTGTGTGTAAACAAGTCACCCATAGCTGTTTCTCCAACTATACGAACATAACTATCTGTTTCCATTCTAACACGTGTTGATATTTCAGTGTTTTGTGTTCTGTCTGTTAATTTAAATGTTGCTACATGTTGTACTGGATTAGCATCAATGACCAAGTAAAGTTTAACAAAACGATCAGTATTAACAGTAATAGTTACAGGTACCTGAGCACCACTGGCCGCTCTTTTAGGACCCGATATTGTTAACTCATCATTTTTATCTAGTTCAACTGCTGTTCTAACACCAAACATTCTTTCTTGTATGTAAGGCCATAGATCAGGATTAAAATGTTTGTCGTCATACGCAAACACCTGACTTGTAAACAACATTAACGCTATTAGTAATAGTTTCATATTATGACTTTGCCTTATCAAATAGCATGGCTAATATCATAGCACCAATACCTGTGACTAATGCTTCTGTCCACCACGCACCAAAGTGACTAGATACAAAGATTAAATCAGCGCCTGCTGTTGCAACTCCTGTAAGCCAAACTATAGTCCATTTGTTATCCAATTTTGGTATAAAACTTGCTAATAGGACAACTAGTCCTGCTATTGCTCCTGTCTTAGAAGCAACTCCAGCATGATATAAACTTAGTACACTCAAGTCACCTTGAACCATACAAACCATACAAGCTGTCCAAGCTTCACTAAACTTTTGAAACCATAGCTTAAATTTAATTTTCATATGTTACTCCTTAACAGGATAGTATGCTGGTATTTGTTGCATACCTAACTGTTTTGCTTTAAAAGCACGGTGGTTCCCATCTATTATAACACCATTATGGTCAATTACAATAGGTCTTGCTAGTATTTCTTCTTTACTGATTCTATCAATTGTGTCATCATCAAAGTCTTGTATACGATTATATGGATCCGATGTTTCATCATCATCATAGTCTTTTACTTTGACCATTGACATAGGTACTCGATCCATGTCCCAATCTGGATGATCAGTTACTGCGTGATCTAAATGATCTGACCAATCGTGATGTTGTTGCTTAACGTATTTTAAAACATCAGTATTCAGATAACTTTCAATTATGAACTCAGTTGCTCGCATTATATCGTTTTATCCTTGAGCATATCTTTTACTATTGGGTACGTCTTACTCTGATTTGGCATACCTTGTAAAAATCTTAATATATTATTAAACTCCACTCTTGCTTCTTCTTTCATTCCTGCACTGCTTAATTCTTTGATATTTTTTATTGCTCGAAATATGCTTAAAGCTATACCACCAGCTTTTTTAGCTTGCTCTTGAGATTGTGGTTCAGATTTTTGCATTGGATTATCTGTCATCGATGCCATAGCTGGATCGTACGTCAATGCGGCTAACAAAGCGGCTATTGCCGCATTAGTTCTTATACCTTCGTTTACTATGATTTCTTCAGCTTTCATAACTTTATTATACACTCTTTGTTAATATTTGTCTAAACCATTCACCAGTACCAGGCAAACATGCTCGATCCTCTGGAAGTACCAGTTGTGCTTTTTCAAATGATTCTTTAGCATCCTTAACTAATTGTTCATAGTTAGGATCGTTTTTAATTTTCCTAATAATACTTTCAACTGATTGCATATCTTTCACAGTACCACCTAAAAGTTTATCTGCTATTTCTTGAGGGTCTTTAGTAATTACCTCATTACTGGCACGGCTTATTAAGCCATACTTTTGACTCCATTTTAATCCGTAGAACTTAGCAATACTTGATAATAAAATATGTCTATGCAATCCCTTATAAGGCGACCCTTCCGGAGAACCTGTTAGACTAAATTTCTGCCATTCTGGATCACCAAACATAAAGTCTACTTGTACGTAACCATTAGCTTCATCGCCTAAGATAGGTGCTTTATAATGTACTGAGTCTCCACTCTTACGTAGGTCTTCTGCTTTAACTTTCTTACCTAGCAATTGATTAATTAGTGTTTGCTTATCTATTTTGGTTTCATCAACACCTAGATCCAAATCACCTGATGTTTCCTTGCGTCCAGTTGATCCTAACATGTTGTCTACAAGATTGAGTCCTGTTAATCGTTCTAACCACTGTACTGTAGGAACAACATTATCACGTGTAATACGTTGTGTTAAAGGTTCACCCTTTTCATTTTTAAAAACATTACCGCCTTCTAGTAATATCATTTTTTCGTCCTTTTACTAACGTATTTTGCATGCGGAACTTTAAGATTCTTTTTACCGTACACTTTACCAATTTTATGTCTATAACTTAGATTGTTTGGATCTAATCCATAAAAATGATCCATTGATTCATCCATTTCTTTAATCACATACTGCTCGTCCCACATTTTGTTCAATGTTCTTTCAGGATACTTAGTTTCCGCATTAGGATCGAATTGACTAGCACTTGGATCCAGCACAGTTGTTCCCATCTTAACTACATAGTGTTTCCAATATTTTTTAGGTATTTCTTTCCATCGCTCATCTGCTTTACTGTCATCACCTTGATAACCTGCTACCTGTATCAGTTTAGCATCTAGTCCTTTTTGTTTAGCACGAGTGTATAATTGTTCAGCATAGTCGTAGCACTTGTTGAACTCATCTTCTTTTAATGCAACTGTGCTATATGCTTGATCTAACTGATCTTTAACTATTTGTAGACTGTCCTCATCAGCTTGATATTTAATTCCAATACCACCAGCTTTCCTCCAGGCATCTATGTTTGTTCCTTTGTCATCTATTAGTATGTTAGGTGTCTGCCCATTGGTTGCAAATTGTGCCTTATTGCTAGTAATCTGTATTGTTTGAGGTTGAGGGTTAAGATGTTCTTTGATCCAAATCTTTTTCCATTTTTCACTGTTAGCATAGTCGTTACGCAATGGAGAACTACAAATACTGTAACTGCCGGCATAACTGATTGCAAGATTTACTAATTGGTCTGCTGTAGGGAATTTAGGTAGTCTAGCAAAGAAGTCCGTTCCTATTAGGCTATCTAATATCGGATCAACTTTGGCCGCTGGTATGTCTCTATATGATTCTACATCTGCTAGTTTAGCGTACTCAGCAAAAAAGTTCGCAAGAACACCATCCATATCTAGATAGATTATAGTGTCCTTAGTTGCTTTAATTTTTACTAGTTCACTTGCTCTCATAACTAGTATTTATCGTGGTTTGAACTATCCGGCTTGTCTAGTGAGATAGTTAATTCTGGTTTTTGTTGGTCTGAAAAACTCATCAACAGTATCATTCACAGTCTCAACATCAAACTGTTTACACGAAAATACGTCTAGATATAGGTCACCAGTCGAATCAATAAAGTGAGCTACGATAGTTGATGTAACAATAATCTGTACAGCAGTTAGTCCAGCTTTATCTGGAAATTCTGCCGCGGTGTATTCTATGTGTGTATCGCCGATAGGTTTCATATCAATACGTACCAATAACGCATCAATAAAGTCTTTAACTACTGTAGCATCTTTGATATTATCTCGATTGCAATCGTGGCAATCTAAAGTGAGGTGATACCCCCAATACAATGAACTCATTGAACTCTCCTAATTGAAATATTATATTACTTACCTTCCATTAGTTTAACAGCTTTGTTATACGCTGTCAAGTTAATGGCGCCTTCACGCAAAAGTTTTTCTCTATTAACTAAATGTTTTGCTTCAACTTCATCTTTTGATCCACCAAAGTATGCTACACAATGTCCTGATTCAATCATTACATCTGTTGCCATTTTGCCGTCATTGGTTATAAAGTCACCTAATATACGTCCAAACTTACCTTTGGCATCATACTTCTTACATTTTAGAACTGATTTTTTACCTAGCAATGATTTAAGTTTATCCTTTGCGGCTAACCCAAATACTTTTTCTACTTTGTCTCTTGTGCGACTTTCTGGTGTGTCAATGCCCATTATGCGAACACGTTCTTTAACTAATACTACGCCAAAGCCTAGGTCAATGTCTACATCGACAGTGTCGCCATCTACTACTCTTTTAATTGTTACTGCATATTCGTACATGTTTAATCATCCCCAGTTTAACTGTTAATGATATATTTATATCACAGGAATCCAAGTATTAAGGAGGTAAGGAGTAGATTGTATGTAGTGCATAGGAACGAAATCCATTGAAACACCTATCCTTGGTTCGTCTTGTTGCCATTCATTGACCATATGTGTATCACCTTCATCTTCGTATATGCTGAATGTATTATTTTCAGCGTGGTGATCAAATATTTTTCCATCTGCCCACTTGTATCTGGTAACAGAGGGTTCAGTATTAATGTAGTATGAAGCAACATAAGTTTCGTCTAAGTCACTGAGTGCTTTCCAATGATTATGCCAAGGTATGCTTTCACCTTTTTGTTGATAGTTTAACCAAGCGTGTACATAATATTTGTTGTCGTAGGTATTAATCTTATTAAATTCACTACAGACTTTTCGATACAGTTCGTTGATACTGGTGTAAGGGAACGTAAACACATTATAGAAATCGTGTAGTCGTGAACTGGTAGGTGCCTGTTCTAACTGTTTGCTCAGTGCGTTCTCATACTTTTTAGCGTGGGGGACTTCTTGTTTGCCGTATGCTTTTGTGACTTTGTTGTTTATTCTACGACAATCTTTTGTTAGTTGTTTGAGGTCTAGATCAAATTCTATGATCTTCATTTACTTAATATCCTAGTTATTTCGTATGTTATATCACGTTCACCAGAATCGCTGTGAATGTCTAAGCTTGGATTATCGTGATGATTTTTATGCCACGTTTCTCCAAAGCTGAACCACATATAGTTTTTAGTATTGCTTGGCCCTAGGCTATCGTGTTGTAGTAATAACACCAAAGCCACAGCCCATAAAGTTAAGCTGGCTGGTATAGCCCAAGCAAATAAAAATAATTCCCAACTGATTAGATACATTATAAAAGCATTACCAAATACAAATAGCCAATAGTATTCGTGTACCCAATGATACTGTCTCATTAATCCAATTAAGTTTTTACTAAACACGATGTCATTGCCGTGTATAAATTTGTGATAGCAAAAGAAAACACTACGCCATCCTCTAGTTCTACCGTGTGGATCGTTTGCTTGATCTGAATGCCTATGATGTATATTGTGTACAGCAACAAAACTCAATGGTGAACCTAGTCCAGGCATAAAAGCACACCAAGCCACGAACCATTCAACAGGTTTACGCATTTCAAAGTACCTATGACTAAAGTACCTGTGCATTCCTATGTTGTTGCCTATACAGAGATATAAGAAATAAAATACAAAACTAACTAACCACCAATACCAATCTGCTCCTACACCTAGTACGAGGAATACAGGTAACAATAACTGTATCATTGTCATCCATACATAGTTAGGTTTTAATAGATACTTAATCACGGTTAGGTTGCCCTTGCCAATCAAATTCAGGTTTAAATAATTTACTAGTTTGATATGTCCAATCTATTTCGCCTGGATTAATTGCTGTGTCAGGAGCCGCTGGGTGTAAATGATGATTCAAATGTAATCCTTCGTATAGGTAGTCCCAACGATGTAACGGTGAGTTGTTAGCTTCTAAGTGCCAATGCTGTCTCCATACTGCCCAACCTATTCCCCAACAGGCCGCACTAGCAGGAATCAACCATACAAATAAAAATAACTTGTAATCAATCCACCACAATATACCTGCGTTGATTAAAAGAAATGGTATGTAAAATTTATGTAGTAGAGCATATTTTCTGCCTAGTCTAGCGATATGTTTACTAAACACAG